TCATCATATACTGGTTCTCTTTCTGTTAAAGGTACTGTTGGATCACCGCTGTTTTGTAACTTTGCTAATATTTCTGGTTCTAACAAATAATAAAAAATGTCATTACCAGCGGCATCTACTGGATACCCTTTTAAACTATTATACAACGATTGTATACTAGCCGCATATTGTTGACTTTTTGCCAATGTTAAATCTGGATCAACAGCCATACCAACACCAGTGTTTACTCTATCACTTGGTGCAAATATACTACCACCTGCAATTGTTGTTCCTTTAAAATTATTTTCAAATTTTATAAGATTTTCTATGTCTGATTTAAATGCTTTTAAGTCATTAGTAATACTTTGTTTTAGTGCTTCAGGCATGCCAAGTAAATTATTAAAATTATCACCTAATTGTTTTAATAATCCACCTGTAAATAAATCTGGTTTAAAGTTTCCATCTGTACCAATACATCCACCAATATCACTGTCTGCTATTTTTCCTAGTGTATCTAGTATATCTTTACCTGCACCTAAGAAACTACCCATCGAATCTTTTATAACATTTGGAATAGCACGTGGTACTACTGGTGTTCCACAAAAATTAATCATATTTGCAATAGCGGCAAATTCTGCTATTGCGGCATTTAGTCTTCCTAATACATTATCAATATTAGTATGTGCAATAAAATCATCAAGAGCTTTTTCTGCGTCTGCAAGAGCTTCTTCTAACTCTTCTAAACCTGCAGGAATCTCCGGTATAAGTCTACCTAAGTTTATCTTTAGACATATTTGTAAATTTGGAAGTTTTATGCCATTTCCAGCTAATAGCATACATATAATTTCTTTTAAACTATATGACTGAGTTTGAGCTATTACGGTACCTGTTTCTGGATCTATCTCAAACTTACCTGTAGGTATATCTACCTTAGTAGAATTAAGATAATCACTAGCATCTTTTATTTCGTCTACAAAATCACTCATGTTATTGTCCTATGTAAACATCTGGACTGCCCGAAGTAGCATCTGGTCCACAGTGTGGTGGAATTGGGCAATAATTGTCTGCATCTGCTGGATTTCCATTTAGTACTACTAATTTTCCACCTACAAATACATTTCTGCATTGTGCTTTTAAGGCACCATCGCCATGGTTGTTTGGATCACCATCTACGCTGATTGGTTGTGAATTGACAAACACGTTTTTATGTGCTGATGCTATTGTTGATGCACCGCATTTACGTGAGTCTCCGTTTCTATGAACTTGTGGCACTTGCTATTGCTATTCCTGTACTTTGTTTAATATACATATCACTAGCATCTTTTGCTGATTTAACTATGCATATAACATTATTTATCTTCAGCTTTATCTTGGCTTCTGGATTAATTGTAAACATGTACGGTGCAAGTGCAACGCCTTTTTGAGCCGCGACTAGGATATAAGGCTTGACAACTGTAATGCTATCTCCAGTATCTTCATCTAATCGTGCAATCATTTCTTCTCCTGATGAAAGTTTTATACTTACTATATCACCAGTTTTATATTGTTCTTCTATTAACATATATTATGCTCCTGTATCTTTTATATACTGAACTAATTCGTGGTACCCACCTATCTTATTATCATCAATGATGATTTGTGGGAACGTTCTAGCTCCAGGAAATGTTTCTAAAACATCTTCTCTTGTAAAATCTTTATCTAATTGTTTATATTCGTATTTGTATCCACGAGCTTCGCATAACTTCTTTGCGGCATCACAAAAACCACAAGATGTTTTTCCATAAATTATAATCATAAACTTAATCCTGAAAATGTCTCATCTGACACATCTTTTTTAACACCACCTATTACATAAGAACTAATTTCTGTTTCTTGTGGTGCTACTTGTACCTCTGCACCGCTAATCCATTTTTGTGTCCATGGTAATGGGTTTGCTTGTGAAGTACTAAATGGACATTTTATGCCTAATGCTATCATACGCTTACAACAAATCCATTCAATATAATCACTTAACAACTGTGCATTAAGACCAATCATTGAGCCATCCTTAAACAAATAATCTGCCCATGCTTTTTCTTGTTCTACAGCATCAACAAACATTTTTGTTACATCATCTTTACATTCTTCTGCAATCATTGCAAAATCTTTATCTTCTTTAGTTAATACTTTTGATAATAAGTATTGAGTACTTGCTAAATGTACATTTTCATCACGTGCAATAAACTTAATAATCTTTGCATTACCTTCCATTTTTTTAAGTTCTGCGAATGCCCATGAACATGCAAAACTAACATAAAATCGAATTCCCTCTAGTACATTAACACTATTCATACATAACCAAACTTTTTTCTTTAACTCATATTTGCTAATTTTAATTTTTTTACCATTAACTTTATGTGTTCCTTCACCTAGTAATTGATAATACATACTATATTCATTTAAATCATCATAGTATTTTGTAATATCATCTGCACAATCTAATATTTCTTTATTATTAGTAAGTTCGTCAAATATTTCTGTAGGATTTGAATAAATGTTACGAATAATATGTGTGTAACTGCGTGAATGAATTGTTTCACTAAATGTCCAAGTCATAATCCAATTTTCTATTTCTGGTAAACTACAAATAGGACCAAACACTTCTACAGGTGCTCTACCTTGAACACTATCAAGCAAAATCTGTCTTTTCAGATTAGATGTAAAAATATGCTGTTCGTGCTCAGTAAGATTTTTAAAATCTGTAAAATCTTTATGACAATCAACTTCCTCTGGTCGCCAGAAGAAACCTAACTGTTTATCAGTTAGTTTATCAAATTGTTTATATTTTACAGTATCGAATCGTTGAAATCCTAATTTTTCATCTACAAATGCATTTACTTCTGTATGATATTTTTCATTTTTTACATTTAAAACTGTCATTTTCTATTTCTCTTAAATTACGCAACTTTCACAGTAGTCGTCATATTCTTCATCAGAGTCAAAACTTTCTCTACCTAATAACCCTTCTTTATTTTTCTTATCAAAATCTATTTCACCTTGCCCATCATATGTATTAAAATAGTATAATTGTTTTCCTCCATATTTATAAAACATAACAAGATGTTGAAGCATAATACTTAATGGAATCTTTTCTTCATCATAAAATTCTGGGTTATAACTTGTATTAACACTAATTCCTTGATCTATATACTTTTGTAATACAGCCATAATCTTTAAATAGCCTTCTGGACTACGTTGCTCCCATAATAAATCATACTTATTCTTTAAACGTGGATATCCGGGTACTACTTGCTTTAAAACACCATGTTTGCTTTGTTTTACACTAACAAATGCACGTGGTGGTTCTACTCCATTAGTACTGTTACTTATTTGTGCTGATGTTTCAGCAGGCATAAGTGCCATTAATGTACTGTTGCGGATACCTGTTTTTTTAAGTTGGTTACGTAAACTTTTCCACGGCATACGTTCTTTATGTGGTGAAAGTTCATCTAATTCTTTTTTATAAGTCATATTTGGAGTAATACCATCGCCGTATTTTGTTTCATATACGCCATCTATATTACCTTTCTCAACTGCTAAATCCGCACTTGCTTTAATTAAGTAATAACTCCATGCTTCTGCCCATTCATCTACTAAGGCTAAACCTTTTGCATCAATGCCTTGATAATTTAAATCATTTTTTGCTAACCAAAATGCAAAATTAATAATTCCAATCCCTAATGGTCGCCTTCTCATTGTACTAAGTTCTGCCGAAACTACAGGATAATTTTGATAATCAAGTAATTCATCTAATGCACGAACTGACAATCTGCATACACGTTCAAAATCACGTGGTGTTTTAACATTACCCCAATTAATAGCACTCAATGTACATAAACTAATTTCACCATTATTATCATTGAAAAAAGATAAAGGTTTAGTAGGTAAATTAATTTCACAACACAAATTGCTTTGTTTAATAGGTGCTACTTCTGGTTTAAATGCACCATGATCATTAGCATGATCAACGTTCATCAAATATATACGTCCTGTATTTTTACGTTCTTCCATAAACATACTGAATAGCTCTGCCGCAGGAATAACCCGTTGTCTAGTTACAGTTTCTTCTGCTTCTTCATATAATTCTTTAAATTTATCTTGATCATCAAAAAAGGCTTCATATAAACCTGGTACATCACTAGGTGAGAACAATGTTATATCTCCTCCTGTAAGTAGTCTTTCATACATAAGTTTGTTAAACTGTACACCATAATCCATATGTCGTACACGATTATCTTCTGTACCTTTATTGTTCTTTAATACAAGTAATTCTTCTACTTCGTAATGCCAAATTGGATAATATAATGTTGCCGCTCCACCACGAACACCACCTTGTGAACAAGATTTTACTGAACTTTGAAATAGTTTATAAAATGGAATAACACCTGTATGACTAGCATCACCATTTCTGATTGGTGAGCCAATAGCACGAATACTACCAGCACCAATACCAATACCTGCTTTTTGAGAAACATACTTAACAATAGCACTACTTGTAGCATTAATTGAATCTAAACTATCTTCAGTTTCAATTAATACACAACTACTAAATTGTCTTTGAGGTGTACGCAACCCAGCCATAATAGGTGTAGGTAAACTAATATCAAAATTACTAATAGCATCGTAGTAATCTTTAACATACCTCATACGTGTTTCTTCTGGATATTTGCTGAATAATGTTGCCGCTATCATCATATATGCAACTTGTGGTGTTTCGTAAATTTCTCCTGTTACACGATTTTGTACTAAGTATTTTCCACGAAACTGTTCCATGCCAACATATGTAATGTTTTCATCTCTATCGTGTTTAATATAATTGTTTAATTGATCAATTTCGTTTGCTGTATAATCATTAAAAAAGCTCTTATCATAGTATCCTAACTTAACATTCTTTTTAGCAATTTTACTAAGATGAGGGGGGTTGAAAGATTGATAAACTATCTTTCGTAAATGATAGTTAATTAATCTACCTGCTACCCACTGATAGTTTGGGGTTTCTTCATTTATAAGATCTGCGGCCGCTTTAATTAGTGTTTCTTGAATATTTGAAGTTTCTATGCCATTATAAAACTGTAAGTGACTTTTTAATTCTACTTGACTTGCACTTACTCCTGTAACACCTTCACATGCATAAAAGACCACATTATGCATTTTTTCTAGATCCAGTTCTTCGCGAGATCCGTCACGTTTTACTATTGTAATATCTTTGCTCATTTATCATCCAATTTCTTTCGTTTATAGTTTAAAACTATTTTACCAAGGTACTATTAGTACATTGAATTCTTTTATTAAATCTTTATATTGATATATCATAATTATAGTTTAGATTTTGCGTATCGTCAACCAAAACTATTAATTTTCTTTCATTGTTTTCCACAAGTAATTAAATTACTTAAATGACTTTTGAATATATGTAAATGTGTGTGCGTTAGTAGTGTCAGTTGTTGCAAAATTTAGTATAAATTTATCTGTACTATTATGACTTAAACTAAAACTAACTGGTATAGATCCGGTACTAATATCATATGTATCTCTAATAGAACTTGTAGTAGGTACTCCACTATTATTATCTAGTAATATACGTAATGTGCCATGCCTAGATGCTGGAGTTGAACCTGCGTGTGATAGTGTGTAATCAATCGTAACACTTTCTTTATTTTCACATAAAAATTCTACTCCTGTTGCTTGAGGAGTAGCTGATGCTGAGGCGGTAAACGTGAGAGTTTGTGCTGGATTTTGAAATGCTTCTGCTGTATATCCTATTTCTTTATTATACCAAAGAGAAAATGTATCTGCACTTACTGGAACTCTTGTAGTAACACCATCAATTGCTTTTAGTGGATGTGTAAAAGTTGCTTTTTGGTCAGAAAATGTAATGTTAGCACCTAAAATTTCTGTGACAGTGGACGTAACTGAATCAGTTACTGTAATACCATATGCTAAATCGGTAGTTGTAATTTCGTCTAAATCTACTGGTATACCTGCCGCTGACATAAATTCTACAATTGCTATAGTAGTAGTACTATTAGTTAAATCACATGAACCTGTAACAGGTTCTTGTCCAATAAACGTTTTTTGAAGATCGGTCGCTAACCCTAATTCACCTGGTAGTAACTGTGGTAAAGCGGTAGACAAACCTTTTCTTGCTGTCATTCGTGCTGTAATTGTTGCCATATTTGTTCTTCCTTATAATAAAGTATTTATGATAAATTATAAAATTTCTCTAATCGTTGTGCCCATTTGTTTTCGTATTCTGGAAATTCATCTGGTCCACTTTCAAACAGTTGCCATTGGCAGTCACCACTACACATAAAAATAGCGATACGGTCAATTGTAGTGCCATACATTTCATTATGTGCATTTGCATAAGCGGCACCTTGTAGGAAATAATCTTCAATCCATTCACGTCTTTTGGGTTTATTTGTTTGTTTAAAGTCCATAATAGTAGGCTCTCCTTTATACACACCAACTAAATCTGATGTACCTGCATATAGCTCTTTTGCTACTAAATTTACTTCTGTACCCCATATTTCATCTATATCATTTTCAATATTCTCAACCACAACTTGTGCCATTGCTTTTGCTTGTCTATGAACTATATTATTACCTGGATTATAAGTTTCATACTCACCTAATGCCCAGTGTTCTAATATATTATGCATTACTGTTCCCCTATTAGCGGCTATTGATGTAATACGTTGGGCTTCTGCCTCACCTACACGCTTACGCCAGGCGGCAAGTCCAGCACGTTTTTCTGCTGGTAGAGTATTACTTAATATTGTTGTGACACTTGGAACTGGATCGCCCCATGGGTTTTGATATAGACGTTTTCCGTCTACACTAGTTCTTTTAAATTCTTGATAGGGGTAAGGGCTTTTAATGGTTGGCATAGAACAATTATACTACTATTATGATAAAATGTCAACGACTCTAGGCAGAATATAATTATCAAATACCCATTTATTAGCTGTTGGACTCCAGTGATCGTCTTCTGGTGAAATTGTAAGACCTGCTTCAAATAATATCTTGTTTTGCAGAACGACTGGTTCTTGTGGTGACTCGCGATTCTTATTCATCTGTTTATGTATTCTTTCAGTAATATTAAATACTTGCCATAATCTCTGGTATGCACTATCTTCACTATCACCTGATAAATTTGGCTTCATTAATAACGAAAATTTTACTATATGCTTAAAATTATAAAGTGAATGCATATTTTCATACCATTTCTCTTTATAATCTATATTTTGTTCTGACGCACCTTTATATTTTAATACGTCATTGAAACTATTTTGTACACTAACTGGTATGTCTTTATCATTAAAATGACTAGTACTGATATGCAGTGAACCCCATGCTACATTTTCACAATTTAATGTAAAATAATTATCATCAATAGTAGTTACAACAAAAGAATGTGGATCATCACCAGTCAAGTCCAGCACTCTATGAGGGAATGTTTTATTAATTAAGATAACATCTATATTTCTTATTTTTGCATCAAGCAAACATATCTGATAAAAATCATATCCTCGTCCGCCTATTGCATAATTATAATATTGATGTTGTGGGAAATGTTTTGCTAAAAGATATGTCCAGTTATTCTTTCCTTGGCCAGCCTGATCATATGATGCGTAACTATCCCCTATGAATGCTACTTTAAGCATAATTTATAGTCCTATCGTATTTTATTTTTTGCTTCTATTGTAGTTAAACTTTTTTCTCTATCTAAGAATTTATATTCCAATTTTACTGGTTCAAATTCTTCTTCAAGTAAATCAAATATAGTTTGGGGATCAAATTCAGCACATGAATAAACGTCCATTTGCAGTAATCCTGGATTAACTTCATCCCATATATGAACAGCAATGTGAGAAGTTTCAATAATTACTACACCAGTTAATCCTTTATTTCCTGGTATATTAACGTATGCTGTAATGGGACCTTGGCATATGTCCATTTTTATTTCTTGTACTAATTTTACTAGCCACGAATGTAACCATTTGGGGTCTGTGGGAGTTTTTCCTGTCTCTGCTCTTATGATGAGATGTTTATGTTTTATTATCTCAGCCATTTTACCAATAGATGTACCATTTAAACGTTCTATTAGTAGAAGCATTTGTTAATCTTTCGATTTTAAAACCTAAATCTGAAAAGTGTTTCATCACTTGTTCCATTTGGTTTTGAATAGCACGGTTTGTACTTGTACCTTGCCATACTGTATAATATTCTAAACTAGTAGGATCTGCTAAAGAGTATACTCCTGCTGTGAATCCTAAAGAAGCATTTGCTGTACCGGCCCCTATTTCATATGACCATGTAGGACCTGCACTATCTTCTATTGTTAAAACTAAGTAGCCACCAGCTTTTGATGCTGTTAGTCCGGTAACAGCGGCATCATTAATATCTGCAATAATTGCATTAAGTGATGTGCCAGTTGTTCCTAATGTTATTGTATTACCATCAAAGATAAATGTTTCGCCTACTGTTATTGTGGGGTTGCTTACTGTACCAGTTTTAGTAGCACTTGGTGTAGATACAGTCATTGTAGTGCCATCTGCAATTAATGCTTCAAATTTACCTAATCCGCTTTCTGTGATAACACTCTCCATGATAGTTTGTGTTTCTTTATACACAATCATATCCTGTGATGCTTTTGATCTTGCTTGTGATGCGTTTAATCCTACACTCATTTGTCTAACTCTTTATCAACTTGCTTCTTAGCCATTGTTTTAACTTTTTTCTTCGATTTTTCTGGATCTACTTTATTTAAATTACTAGCATCTAAACTTGATGTATTAAAATATACTATGCCGTCTTTGATATTATTAACAATTTTAAGATTAGTAATCTCATCAAACAACGATTCGTCGTCAACATCTACACCCATTGCACTTAGTTCTTTAACTAATGCGTCAAGTGGAATGCTTTCGACTCCTTCACTACTTAATATCGATAATAGATCAATAACCTTTGAATCTACTACTGAAATTTCGAAAAGATCAGCGTATCTCATTGCTTTACTTCTTTAATACCGCGAATGCTTGTTTTAAAACGTCTTTGTTAATTTTACCTTCAGCCTGTGCTTCTTTTACCATACTTAATGCTTTGAGATATTTGTCTTCTTTCATCTCTCTGCCTTCTTCGTCTGTTTCTGCACTTGCGGCATCTGCGCCTTCGAAATCATCTGCAGGTGCGTCTAATTCAGCGTCCATGTCCATTTCTGGTTCCATTGGAGCATCCATAGGTTCTTCCATACCCATATCTGATTCTGGTGCTTGGCCTTGAGCTACTAAAACTGCATCGCTTACTTGTGCATTTGCTGATTTAACTGCTTCAAGTGCTGAACCAATTGCCGCTTCTGCTGATGCATTAAATGTATCTGCTTCTGCTGTACCAACTTCTTCTTTCATTGCGTTAGTAATACTCATTAGTTCTTCTACTTGCATACTAGCTAAATTTTCAGCCATTTTTTGTAGTTCATCTGCCATATTTTTTGCCGCTAAAAGGACTTCCGCTTGGTCTAATTCGCTTTCATTAACTGAATTCTCTGCCATAACTGTTTTTATACCTTCCAGAACTAGCAATAACTTCTGATATTGCTTATCATTTGCTTCTACACCACTTTCACGTAGTGCTTTAATTTTTTGTTCAGTAACTGTTTTTACTTTAGTTAACTTGGCATTGCCAGCACCAAAATTAAAACTTGTACCGAACACTTCTTTAAGTGTTGAATCTAATTTGTTCAGATTACTTACTTTTAATTGTTTTAATTCCATATCATTACCCCACTAGAGTTTTATTATATATTGTATTTATGCTTAAAGGGCCGATTTTATTTGGTTTTTGATGTCCTTCATCTTAGAAACCGCCGCACCTTGCTTTGCCATAGCTATATCTATCTTATTTTGTTCATTAAGTGTTCTACATTTTACTTTATAAGTAGCCGCTTCTTGCAATGCACTCACATATCTATTATCTAAATCTAGTAGTCTTTCAACCTTACTATCATTTTCAAACAATAAGCCTTTTACAACACCCATTGCTGTTTCAAATAATGATAGCTGTTCATGTATGACTTTGTTACCTTGCTTAATAGTATAAAATGTCTTTTTTATACCTGGAACAACTTGTGCTTTTTCTAACACAATTTCATAATCTTCTACTCTTACTGAATTACCTTTTTTATTCATTGCCGCTAATTCAATGTCGTCACGTGATTCTTTAATTATGTTTTTTGTAACTTTTGTTGTAGCCTCGTCAAGTTTCTGCAAAATCTCTAACATACCCTGTGCGTTTTTACTAACACCTGCTAATTTTTTATTAACAGTAGGTTTGCTCTTTTCTTCACTTGGTTTTACTGATTCGTTAAGTTTGTTAATGATATCCATCATTCCTTTTACTTCTTTTGTTGGCATTATATGCTCCCCTTCATTCGTTCAAAATAAACTTTATTATTCTCCACTATTTTTTTAACAATATTTTTGTTAACTAAGTTTTGAATTAGGTATACTTCACGTTCTGATAAATCATCTTTACATGTACGTTCTAATAAATTTTCGTACATTTTACATTCGTGAAGTGAAATAAATGTTGGGATGCCGCCGGGTGTTTCAATACTTCTCATTGTTAACTACCCATCGCTAATTGTTTTAAGCGTTCAATTTCTTGTGCATTTATACTGGCTTGTTCTGCATTGGCGTTCGCTTGATATGAGTTCTCTGCTCTTTCTATATCATCTGGATCTTCACTTCCAGCTCTTACTGCGCCTTGTCCTGTTGCTTGTATATTACTACCAGCTACTGTTTTATTTACTACTTTAGCATCTCTGTTCTGATCTTGTACTGTAATATTGTAGCGTCTATTTGCTACATTTGAATTCTGTTTGTTTATTGTTGCTCTACTAGGTTGTGCTGTAGATGATGAACCATATCCTAGCTCATTTATTTCATCTCTAAATTTATCATCTAACCATTCATCAAAATCTTCTGAATTCATAAAGTCTTGCCAAGTTTTAAATCTTTTTTGTATTTCTTTACTTGATGCCCACATACCTCTAGCCGCATCTGCTCTTGCGTCCTGTTTTGGTTGTTCATTTATTGATTCTTGTGGACCATCATAAAAACCTTTTAAGTCATCTTTCATATTGTCAGGAAGTGAGTCCCAATAAGTATCAACTAATTCTTGTAATTCTCTTCCTCTTGGACCCCAAGCGTCCTGTTTTGGTTGTTCATAATTATCTTCTTCTGGTCCAAATGCATCAATTGGTCTATTTGGGAATTTTGTATCATCATCTTCTTTAACACTTTCACCATAAGGTGGTTGTGGAGCATCTGGGTTTGGATCATGTGCTGTATCTCTACGAACCTTATCTCCTCTAATATCTGGAATACCATGTCGCTCACTAGGATAATACCAATTAGAAATTACACCATCATACACAGATTCAAGTTTTTTCAACCATTCTTTTTGTTGATATGTTTCTTTTGATAGTTCATATAATTCTCTTATTGCTTCTAAAGTTTCTTGTGTTTTAGGATGAGCATATTTGCCTCTACCATCGTTCTCTGTTACATTGCCTTCTGAAAATGATCCTGTGTCGCCTTCAAGTCTTGCTAATACTTTTATTTGATCAGGTGTCATTGTTTTTGATCTTTCTAAATCATCACCTGATAACTTATGTTGGTATGGACCTTTTCCTTTACTAATATCTTCTCTTTCTAATTCGTTGTATAAGTCAGATCCTAAATTTTCACCATCTTTATAAATATCAAATTTTTCATTGCCAATATAAACATGGTCATCACTAATTTGTACATCAAGATTCTCATCTCCAGTCATATAATGATAATAATCTTCAATTTGATCAAGTAGTCCATGCATTGTAGGCGAAGACATTTCACCATTTGGTCCTGCATCTGTTGTATATACAGCTCCTGGATTTTCTTTAAGTCCTGCTAATTTTCTTATTCTTAATGTTGCTGGAGTCATTGTTGGATCATCTTCTACTAATGTGTAACCTTTTGCTATTAATTCTTGCCATTTTTTTGGATCAGAAGTTGAGTGACTATGCCAAACTCCATCTTCATATTTTCCGTATCTTTTATTACCACGTTTCTTTTCTTCTTTACCCATCCAGTCGCCGGTTTTTGATCCAGTTTTGTATTTCTTATTCTTTGCCCAGCCTTCTTTTGAAAAAGGATCTACATCGTCTTTACCTTCAAAAGAAGGTCCACGAGTTAATGCTATCATATCTTCGTCAGCTATATACATATCCGTATCTGGATCATAATATTTGCCTTCTTTTGGATCGTAATAAACTGTTTTACCACTTCGTGTTGCAATAGGACCTTCTAGCCCATCACGTTCTTGATACTTTTCTGTATCAATTCGTGGTAACGTATGTTTTTTTGTTTTGTCTTTTGCTATATCTATTATTTCTTTAATTTCAACACCTTTCATTGGCATTTTTTTAGGTAATTGGTTCAATGGTACACTTCTACCCATTTTTCCTATTATGAAACCTTTTTTTCTAAATTCTTGAGCTCTGTTTTGAAGGTCTTGCATATAGTCTGTATAATAAACCTTAGCGTCACCACCTGGTTCACCATAAGTTAACATAAGTTTTTGATAATGGCCTACTGCTTCTGAGAAAGAACTTAAATCAATAATTTCTGAAAATGCGTCATTGTCATCTGCTTTAATTGAGTTAATAAGTTTTAATGTTTCTGAAAATGATAAATTTTTTAATTGTTCAGAAATTTGATCTCTTGTTACTTCCATACCAAACTTAACGTTTGCAAAGTCTATAACACTTTCAATTGTACTGTTATTTGTTACTTCCATAATTACTCTACCCTCTAGCTTTATTTAGCCTTGCTACAATACGACTTGCTGGACTTAATCGTTTTGTTCTTTGTGCTTTCTTCATCATACGAGCACCTTTTTGTGCTCTTGTTCTTCTCAATACAAATCTCTTTTTTAAGTTTATAGGAGCCGCACATTGCGATGGATTCTGTACTGGTCTGCCTTTACGTGGGCCTACTGTACAACGAAACGCTCTTATAACTTTCTTACCTCTTTTTCTAAAAATTACTTTTGCCTCTGAAACAACTGTATTGTATGATTCGTTTAAGAACATAATGTTATTATCCACCACCAACCAACGTCGTAACTGTATTCTGATTTATTAGTAATAATACTACAGTTGAAAGCAACCCTGCAATCACTGTAGCCGCGGCGCCAATAACTAGTTTATTACTAGACAATGCACCTGCATGTTGTTTTTCTGCTAATTTTTTTACTTCATCTGTCAAAGTATCAACCTTATTCTCTAATCTGTTTAATTTTTCTTCTAACACGCGATATCTCTCCGCACATAAATCTACATGTGCCTCTAGATTTTCACGCTCAAGTCTTGACTGGTTTATTGCCATATTTTGTTCTCACAATCTTTGACAGCGTCTTAAAAGAGCTGATTTATAATAAGTACATCTTTGCACTTATAGTATTTATCGTATTTATATGTTTTCGCTGAATTTAAAGTATGTGTTTTTATTCACTGTCTTTGTATCTATGATTTCAGGATTGATAAGTGCTGTTTCATCTAAAGTTATATGAATTGGCATCGTATTAAAATCATTTTCTAACATATAAACACTATTATTCTCTTTTTTCCAAGCATCTGCTGTTTCACTAGCAAATTTAAGAACCCATATATCATGCAAACCGGTAAAATTACTACCAAATTGATAGTTAGATAAATCTTTTGCACTTAATATATCAACACTGCTTAACACAGGTTGAGATCTTAAACTTATACTTTGAATAAAAGTATTTAAATTTTGGGCTTGAAAAAATCCTTTAGCGTCTACTTTAGGACTAACTACACCCGAATCTGTAATATCTATAAGTGTATACACTGTATAAAAATCCGTAGATCCTGTTAAAACTTCTACTGGTCTGCTTGTTCCCATTTATTATTCCATGCATATTAAAGACCTACTTGAAGCCTCTTTTTTGGTCCATGCCAGTTAATTTACCAGCTGTATAACCTGCCGCAAAAGCTGCCGCTCCACGTGCAATACGTTTTCCAATGCTTTTCTTTTCTTGTGCTCCTACTTGTAAATTATTTTCTTCTGAATAGTTTTTAAACAATGGAGTTAAATCACTACGTCTAGCATTTATTCTATAATGCTTATTCAATTGTGTAGCCGCTAACTGTTGTTGCATAGTGCTTAAATTATTCCAATCACCAACTAATCGTCTTGCCGCTTTTAATTTCGGATCCTGTATTGCTAAATTCTTTTCTAGTTTATAAAAAAATGCTCTTGCTTGACCTGAATTTACTTTTCCAGTTTCCAACATTTTTAAAAATTGTCTCATCTTAGGCTGATTTATTTTTACTTTAGCAAGTAATAACTTATCTGCTTCAGAATCTACTAACCCTTTAGGTTTTAAAAGTGCATGAAGTGTTTGATATACATCTGTTCCACTTGGACTAGGTCTACTAAATCCACCATACATACCTGTTCTACGTGCATACTGTTTTGCTACAGGAGCATACTTATAATCATTTGACATAGCATAAAGACTCATCAGACCTACAAATAAATGATCTGTAAGAGATCTTGCACCAGCACCTGCTAATTGATGTTTTGTTTTAAACATACGAGCTTCACCGAGAGTTTGAATAAACTCTAATCCCTTTTTTACACTTTCTTCTGAATATTGTTCTACTATATCATTCATATTTTCTTCTCACTTATAATTTTTTTACATGTATTTGTAGCAAAATTTTTAAACAATCCTGGCCAAAATGCATGAATAAAAACTGCACTTGCCGCTAGTTCCATACGATATGCAATACTTACCGCATGTTTAAAATGTTGCCAACGAGTCATTTCAGCTTCTTCTAGATGCTGTTTACTCGCCTTAGTATACATTATCTTTGATTAGCCATATTAGCCGCTGTAAAGCCTGCTCTATTAACTAACTTAACATCTTTGTCTACTACATACCCTTCACCGCCTCTTTGGCCTGCTGTGTATGCTTCTATATCTGCTTTTTGTGAATCCAATGCTCTAATAACTTGATTCTTTACTTTTTTAATTCCTTTAATAAAATTAAATGTTGCATTAAATCCATCTATGTTCTTATTTACGTATTCGCCTAAACGTTGTTTTTTAGGAGCAGATAGTTTACTACCATCTACCCATTTCATAAAATCTGAACCTAGATTATCTAAACCACCTGTCTTAACTGATGAATTAATGTATGCATACAATATTTTACTAAAGTCTGCCATTTTTAATTCAGCAGGTACATTAAACAATTTATCAATTGCTCCTGCATTTTTACTTAGATAATCTTCTAATTCGTCTACGGCTGGAATATCTACACCTGGAGATTTTGTTACCATTACTGGAGGCATAATATAAGTTTGCCCACCTTGAAACTGGCTCATATCTACATTACTCTTTTCACCATCTAGCCCAATAGATTGATGTACTACTACACCTACGTCACTACTAGCTATCTTTTTACCAATATCACTGTCAGCCTTTACTGCATATGTTGTGGTGTTTGGTGTAAATGTTATTTTATTATCTTTTACCTGAGGTTTTGCTAACCAAAGTAAATCACCATGTACATATCCTCTAAAGTCTGCAGGTACAGTACCTTCTACTTTAGACCATATGTTTTTCATATTATTTGCAAATTCTTTACGATCTGGACTTGGTTTTTCAGTACCTCTACTTAACAGCATATTTGCTAACGCATCAGCATTTGTAACTCTGCCATCGTATCCTTTTGCACCAAATCCACTTTTATCTGTAAGTACAAATTCACCTTTTTCGTTACGTCCAAAAATAACGGCTGGTGAGCCGTCCCATTTAATAGTAACTGAATTAGGTTGTTGTTCTATTTGATGTAATGTAGCAATGGCTTTTTTAGCACCTGCACTGCCTGCCTGGCCGTCTTGTCCCAGAATAAGATCTTCCAGATGCTGAATTCTAGCATTTTCATTTAGGTTTTTTGCTGTTGGAGTAAATAAACTTTTACCTTTTAATCTCCAGTTTCTTAAGATTCTTGGTTTACGTTTTTTAGTTCCTGCTAAAATATCTTCTATTTTCATCTAGGTCTCCGAATCTTTTTAACACCTCTGTTAAAACGTTCTGGGTCCCTATTTTTAATACTTAACATGATACGTTTAGTAAGATCTTGAGCTGTATCGTCGTCATAATTAGATTCTATCATTTCTAATATGTTAATAATACTACTAATAGCATTGTTACCTTTGCTTTCTAGTATAGCAGTCTTGTCTTTTTTCGGTGCTAAAGAGTTAATTTCCTCTAATAAGCTACGAGTACGTTTTTTCATGTCTATATTCTCCGGTAATAGTTACCTATATAGTATTTATCAACTATTACTTCTTTTTAGCATACTGCGTAATTTATCATGTCCCTCTATTGTATTATCTACAATACTATTTTCTGCAATATTTTTTTCTTGATGTGTTATTTTGTTCTTTGCTTTAATTTTTTCAAACATAGCACTAGGTCCTTGCATTGAAGTTCCTTTATCCTCGTCATCTAAATCACTTATACGCAATCCCGATATATCAAATTTTAAGTCTACTTTTTGTCCTACACCACTACTACTACGTGTTTTCATAAATTGTACTTGATAACGCCCACGTTCACGCATTGCTTGACTTGTAAATATGCCAATTACATTATCTGCTGTTTGTACTTTACTTAAACCACCTGCAATATGAGAATGATCAAACTCTACTTCTTCTACTGCTGATCTATTTAATTGAGATGCTGTAGCAAACAATATATCATGTTCCAATGCAAAATTACGCATTTCTTCTGATACAAACTTATCTTTAATATATAAATCACTTGGATTTACCCTACTTTGAGCTGGCATCATAAGATCTAAATAGTCAACACATACTGCATCTATTTTAATTTCATTTTTAACTTCGTATTCACGCAAATAACTAGTAACACTATTAATTGTAATACCATTAGGAAGTTGTACAATTTGCAATTTACCAGCCTTTTTGCCTTTCATTCGTACTTTTAAATCTACGTCATCTTTATTTTTAAATACTTCACGTGTATTGTATCCAGTAATCATACTATCTAATCGCATACTAGATAATTCTTCACTAAGTTCTAAAGTAATATAAACAACATTTAATCCAGCAACCGACCAGTTAAGTGCTAAGTTCTGCAAGAATAAACTTTTACCACCACCAGATGGTGCGGCAAATATGTTTAGTTCTCCTCTATTAAATCCACCATATAATTTATTATCAATGTCTCTCCAACCTGTACTTTGTGCTCCTCGTTGATTACGAACACGTTCAATACGCTCTGCTGGTGATTCCCAATAATCAGTACCCATATGTTTAGCAAGACCAATTTGAACTGCTTCTTTAATTTTTCGTTCAACTGGCCCGTAGTCACCCTTTTCAAGCAAATCAGCACTTGCTAAAATTGCCGCTTCTAATGCTTTGTGTTTACAAAATGTTTCAAACTCATCTATAAACCATGTTTGATGCCTATTATCAACATCTTTAAGTTTTTGTAACTCTAAACCAGTTGTTGCTTTAATTTGTTCTAATGTAGGTAATGCACTATAACCAGACGCATGTTCTTGTATAAATTCTACACCTTTTCGTAATTCTCTATCAAAATACGATGAATCTATAATTCCATTAACTCGAGAAAATAAATCTTTATCTTGAGCTAAAAATTCAACAAACAATCGTTGTAAGTCTAGGTTATATTCTTTAATTTGTTCTTTCATTTGCAATACTTTCTCATTAATAATTCGATCTTTGTTGGATTTCGTTCAGCACTATTTATAATACTCTTTATTGTATACAATCTTCCGTATTTTGTCAAGGCATCTGATGCATCTTTTGCATCTTTCCATTCTGGAAAAGAAACATTCCATCCATGCTTTATTGCCGCCTTGCACATTAACTTACCTGCTTCATCTGCGTCAGGTAATACAATAATACGTTTATTTAAACTATGCAATATGTCTGCTTGATCATCATTTATATTGTTACTGCCTATTGCACAACCATCTGTTACTATTGCATCAAGTTGTCCTTCAGACACAATAACAACTTCTTTGTTATGTGTTTGTCTATCTAAGCCATACACAAAATCACTTTTAGGTTGCTGATTATAGTATTTAGGCATTTTTTCAGGAATGTTATCTCCTGCCCATCGTGCTGTATAACCAACTACTTTACTTTTATATGTAAAGGGTAATATAAATCTTTTATTAACTCTACCTTGTTGTTTACTTGGACTCCACATAAACCTATCATCAGTAATATCAAACCCACGATCAGTTAAATATGTTGCCGCCGCTGTCCAATCTGCATCTGGGTTAGTAAATTCCATAAACGGTTTAGCATCTTTTGGTAATTCTTTTTCATCCCAATCAATAACTAAATTTTTACGCCTTTTAGTTTTTATTAATAACGTTGCTACATCTTGTTCACGTAATAATTCAAGTTGTATACGTTGTATATCAGCTTCATCTGCACCCAATGCTGTTAGTAATTGCTTTAATCTTAATGATATTCTACTTTGTGGACTCCAACCTGTTTTAAAATTACAATTAAAACAATTATACTGAAATTTTTCTTCATCAAAATGAAAACCACCTCTACCTTTTGTGTCCGGTCTACTTTGACCATTTCTTACACACATTGGACAGTTACCACTAATCCAACCACTAGGATTAGATCGCCAGTTAGTAGGAACCAGGGCTCTGACGTAATTATTCATTAAAGTCATGTGTATATATTACACTCTAACTATGATTTTGTCAAGTGTTCCTGCGGCTTGTGTATGTTTTGTTCTGATGTGATGAACGTTTGTTCTAAATGTCCAAGGATCAATGCCTGTGTGAGCTGTATATGGATAAAATGGTTGTGTATATGAACCTAATGTAATAATAAACCAGTCAGATTCTACTGGATTCTCACTTAAAGCACCTTCTACCCAAAAGTTACCCGTATACCCTGTTCCATATACTGCTAATGTAACAAGCCCATTTGGTTTATTATAATAGCCTGTTGCTTTTAAGGCACTGCTATAATAGTATGTGTCTGATCCAACTACTTGTGTAGTAAACGTATCATTTATTTGTGTGGTAAGTGGCAATGCATCGCCTTCTTCAGAACATTCAACTGTAAAGTTAGGACGCATATTTAAATCACAAAACAACGGTAATACTAATCCTGTATCACTTGTATAACTGAATACAAGATCATATAGTCCTTGTGAAAATAATGCACTTTCGCCTACTGTTAATACAACTCTAATACTACCAGTATCATAATCAGTTATGATTGCTTTTTTACTTACTACTGTTGACCTATCTAATCTACTAATAAAAGATGCATTAACTGTAACACCTTGTAACATTATTGGTTTTCTATCTTGATTTTTTACAAAAAAGAAAAACTGAGAATCAAACCCACGAAATAATTTTAAAAATCTGTAATTAAGTGGACTATTTACTGATGTGCCTCTAGCACTGGCGTATTTTCCTAGTCCAGGTGCTGACCCGTGGTCTTCTAATGTGTATAAATCACCTACTTGGTTGATATTATATGTTGATCCGTAATTTGACATGCGTTACACTCCTGTAAAGTATTTATCAAAATTTCCCAAAAATTATTTGGCTAAATAGAAGTAATGCAGACGAAACATCAGAAACTACTAGACGAATATCCATTTTTAACCGTTATTGAATATGCAGGCAAAGAGTATCTTGGCGTAGTCCAGAATATAGATAGTCACGTAGCCAGTGTATATATCTACGAGCGTCTTAGACATAAAGAAGAACGAATTAGATTTTTACAATTAGGTGAAGAATGGTGGTGGGAAACAAATAGAAAATTACCTATTAATATTGCATTAATTAATAGATGGGACTTTGCTTATTGTGTTATGAGTTTTAATGTAAAACAAATGGAAATAGTAGCAGGACCAGAAGTTAGATTAAGTAACAGCATCACTAAACGTATCAAACGTAGAAGTATTAACCTTGTAAAGAAAAACCCTTAGCCAACATATTTAACTGCAACACTATAGCCATTGCATAAGCATGGGCGTGTGCTTTCTTAAAGAAATATTCGTCCTTAACAGGCTTTACCCAAACATCATTATTAATTGTATCCCAATCCTTACCTATTAAATGTCTTTTAGCAGGTCTAATGATTGCTAAAACCGCGGCTAATTGTGCTACACTTTTTGGTTTCATTTTACTAACAATATTAAAATGTTTATGTATATGAAAACATTGTTCAACTACTTCTTTATGCTCTAACAATTCCCACATAGGTTCTTTATTTAATAATTCAACTAACTGTTTTTTAGATTTAATATGTTTATATAAACTAACATTAAGAACATCTATCTTAAAGTAACCCATGCTTTCTGCTTCTTTATGATCTATTGTACTAAGTCCTGTGAATGGATTACTTGGAATGTCATGAAAGTAAACACCAGTATTATGTTTTACTTGTTTGTTTTCTCTAGCAATCATTGCTGGTGTACCTTTAATTATTTTTAATAACTTATCTCTATCTGCTATATCAATATCAATATCTGTGTTTACTATCATCTTGGATCCTCATCATTCATTTTGTGAAGCAAATATAATGGTATAATGTAACAACATAATACAAGAAGTATGGATTCTATCATATTCCTGCCTGCTCCAATATTCTTTCTACCCACTTACTATCCTGTGGATTTACAGTCATTGTACGTTGCCAATAACCTGTTTCCAAATAATCAGTTATCATTTTTAACTGTTCATCATTTAGGCTATCAATTAACCTTTGTGCTTCTTTACTATTAAATAAAACCCATGGTGATATTTTTCCACTACATATATGAAACACTGCTAAATTGGCTGGTACATCATTAAAATACTGACTGTAGTGTGTATTATTTTCTTCTGCCCATTCTTGTAAAAATATAATTGTACGTTCTACACCTCTATCAACTGATTCTGTTTTTAAACGATCTTTCATCCAACTTGCAAACATACTATCCTTACTCCAATTATCAAGTTTTATTTGATTCCTTATAAGCCATGTTGCATAACCCGGTACATCGTCAATACCAATATCACGACAATAATAGCCAAATTTACAAAAACTAATGTAATATTGACTCTTCGCAAATTCTTCATACGTTTTGTCATTTTTTGTATTTGTTCCTATCTTATAAAATAACTGATATGCTCTAAAACCAAGTTGTACATGTCTTTGATCTTTTTGCATAAACCTGCGTTTCTGCTCACACATATGAACTGATAATGTGCTTTCTTTTTTAAAAATTTTTGAGCAATAATCACACTTATACATCTTATTTCTTCAACAATTCTTTAATTTGTTTTTTATTCATTCCATGTTCCTCAAATAATTCAACAAAGTCATCTTTTGTTTTAGTACTAATGAATATTTCAACTTCATCATCATTTAAATGACTGTAATTCTCTATAACCCACTTCTGTACTTTACTTTGTTTCATTGCTTTGCCTGGTGCTATCCAAGGATGAAACGTAGTTTTACCTAAACCAACTAACTGCATTAATTGATATTGCAATTGTGGATGTTGACGTAATTTGTTAAAATGTACATTAACTACCTCATTTGTCCATTCTAAATAATGTTCTGCAAACATTTTACTACCTGCACTACTAGTATAACGCATAAGCAACCAAATTCCAAGTTTTTTCTTTTCTTCTTCGGTAAGACTATCATACCAACCTCTATCTTTGGTATCAATAGATCTCATCTCTTCTTTAATGTTTAGTTTGCTCATAATATAATTACTTCTCCTTCGGTCTCGATCCAAACCTTTGCTCCACATGGTAGTGGCTTGTCTGGTCTATATACAACTTTAGAAGGACCTTTAAGAATGACTTCATGCCCATACGTGTTTTCTTTGTACGTCTTGCAAGTAAGTACAGGTTCTCTTTCACCCGTTTTAGCATTCCTTTTAATAATATGTTGATTGACATGTATCTTAGTTTTCATTACCAAAGTTCACTAATATCTAATACCTCTGGCAATTTATTAGCCTCTTTTACAAATAATACACAAGGAGGATTTTCTCCACCATGTAATGGAACGTTTAATAAATGCCCAAATTTTAATTTAGGTGCATACCATTTTACATCTGTGTATATGTTAGTAATATTAACATCTAAATACTTAGGCGTAAACCCTGTCATTGGATTAAATGCAAATACACTAAACCCTCTATCATTTAAACTCATTAAACTTACTACTTCTGGATCACCTACGTCTGGATCACAAATAACTACACTCCAATCCAACGGCATAGTAATTGAATGTTTTCCTATTTGTAATACTGCCGCAGGTGCATAAAAACTTTCTAAAAATACCAATGGAATAAAGTAATAATCAATGTGTCCTGGATTGCTGTAATCTAAAATACTATATCGCAAGTCTTCTACTGTATCAGGTATATCATCAAGCTCATACGTCTTATTTTCAACGGTTAATATCTTCATGTCTTTTCCTTATTGCCAATCTACTTTGTCAATAGTAAATGGATAATTCGCTTCTTTGTAAAATTTCTTACGTTGTGTAAGATGTCTTTTACTAAATTTTGCTGAACTAGTAATATCCCATATTTGAACATTATCTTTATCTTCAGCTCTTCTTATTCCACGACCAATGCTTTGAATAACTCTAACAAAACTTTTGCCAGGCTCAATGAGCACTAAATTAAAAATACGTGGAATGTTAATACCTACTGCCGCAACTCCATATGTTGCTACAACAATTTGATTAGTTCCTTCGTTAATATCATCATAATGATCTCTACGATCAGTTGTTTTCATTGACCCACTAACAAAGTTAGCATGTGGTAGATTAGTACAAATTAATCCACCTGCTTTAATTCTATCTACTAAGACAAGTGTATTACCTGATTGAGATATTTTATCAATTAATCCACTTATATGCTTCATACGTTCTTTATTAGTAGTAAGATACGTTAACTCACTTTGATAATTATTGTATTCAGCAAATTCTTTTAACTGAATTACATTAACATGACATTGACTAAGTACATCTATTTCTTGTAATTTACTTGCACTAAGTTTATTAGTTACTTCACCTAGACATGCCTGTAAACTAACTTTTTCATGATCTGCTTTTGGAATTGTTCCTGTAAGTCCCCAACGAATTGGTACATTTGCAAATTCCTTTGTTAATAAGTCTTTGAGTACATCTGCTTTAGCCTGATGTACTTCATCTACTATAACACAAACTACGTCATCTGTAAAGTCCTGTAAACTAAGATCACTAAGTCCATCTCGGAATCTTTTTCTAATACTGTTTAAACTCTGCCACGTGCAGATAGTATGGGTCCGTCCTATATCTTTCTTGTCGCCAAAGTAAACGCCGACATCTAGTCCTAAATTCGCGTAATCGTCAGAAGTTTGCCGAACCAAGTCTTTATTTGGTACAATAACAATTGACCTTCCATACTTTTCTGCACGTTCAGAGAGTGCGGCCGTAATAAGTGTTTTACCTGCTCCTGTAGCAATTTCTTGCAAACAATGAGGTGTATTTAAAAATTTGTTAATACATTCAATTTGATAATCACGTAATGTAATCTTTTCACCAGCTAATTGGTGTTTTTTCGGCCATACTTTATGTTGAAATGTTGTTTCATCTACATGAGCAAACCGAAAATCATATACATTTCTAAGGTCATTAACATCTATTTCATAACCTTGATTCATTATAATGGGTAATACTCGATCAAGTAGATTAGTGTAAGTTATCCCGCCAACTGTAAAATAGCTCGTACACCCATCCCATCTACCTAATTTATATGCTGGTACATGAAATGCATACGGAAGAAAGAACTTTAATTCTTTCTCACATTTTCTACGGGTGGTGATATCTAAACCTTCTACTTTACAATTTACTTCATCTCTTAAAGTAATTTTACATTTCATAAAAGTTTATATCCTTTAGTAGTTATATAATACACTATAGTATAAGAAAAGTCAATAGCTATCACAAATATTTAGCCATAAAAAAAGCCCTTTCGGGCTTTTTTCTAAAATTTATTTTTTGTTATGCTCTTCGCATACAAGTAACTTCAGCAGTTCGTTTCCACTTACTACCACCAAAACTCTTTTTTAAGTCTGCAAGTTTAGTTACCATACGTAAACTAATTTCTCTCATCTTATCTTTATTATCAAACATAAAACCTAAAATATCAGCTTCTTCTTCAGAAGTAAATTGATATTCATTAAGCATACCATCTGCAACAATCTGCTTACATCTTAAAATCTTTTCACGTGTAGTATCTAATGTTAGATCTAAATAATGACATCTTGACATGATTGCCGCTAAGTGATCTTTAATTTTACCACGTACATTGTCAAATTTAAGATTGGTAATAAAAATAACTGAACCATTAAATTCAAATTGATCTGGAATTCCTTCCCTACGTAATAATGAACTATCTGTATTCCAACATAATTTTCTTTTCTTACATGAATCAAGTGCCGCTTTAAGTAAGTTAAGCGATGTTTCATCATATAATACTGTATCACAGTCATCTAATACTAGTACACTATTTGAATCTGAATTATTAAAAAGTACCTTGTACAAACCAATTGCACTAGAAGCACCTTTAACAGTTTCAAATCTTGTTTTCTTACTAGCAAGAACGTCAAACAAACTATTTTTTTCTAATACTTGTTCAACACCAAATGATTTACCAACTCCTGGAGGGCCTGTTACAACCATTCCACGAACAACACCATCAATTGAGGCTTGGGTCATTTCATCTAAAATCATAAAACGCTCTCTCATTCTTTCTATGATCTGAGCGTCTGTTTCGTTTGGATTATCCTTCACATTATTGGGAAGAACTTCTACAATTGTCTCGCCTTTACGATTTTTACGAGCTCTTTTTAATTCCATACGTGCCATTTATTGACTCCTTCTTTTATTAACTATACTTATAGTATACAGTAAGACGTCTTACTTGTCAACCTATTATACCGTCTTTTTTCACTTTTTTTGCTGGTGTAAGTCATTGATATTATTAAGTTTTTCATTCATCTGGCGAATTATATGAAATAACATACCATTTGATACCTAATTCTTCACAAATTTTAAGTATTTCTGGCAATTCTTCGCTCTGAAAATCATGTGTGATGTAGTTATTATATGCTTTGTAACAAATTATTCTCATTATTCCATTATTCATAGAATTGGGCCCAATATAAAATGGGCCCAATAATGTGCTTTTAACAAGCGATTAGTAAGTTACTCTTTTTTTAGCAATTGCATACTCGTTAGCATTTCTACCAACACAGCCATCTTCAACTGCTACTGCTTTTACATTAAAACCTTCTTCTCTTAATTCAGAAAGTCTTGCACCCGGAGATGCAATGTCTAATTTATCTCTTAAATCATCCATTGTAAAAGTTTTGCCGTTTCCCCAAAATTTAGCGAGGATTCTTTGATTTTGAGTACCTTCTTTAAAAAATCTAGTACCCACTTTGTTTTTCTTTGGCATTTTAACTCCTTTATTATTAATTAATAACAATTAATGTTATTCTTAAGTTATAATATATACTATGAATTAAATATTGTCAACCTTTAAAAAACCCTTATATTTCAAGGATTTTTACCCTATTAACCATGGTTTCTTTGGCATTTGTGTACTTGGATAGCTCATGTTTATTAACAGTACCACGGATTTTAATGGTTTTATTAGAAATAATATCACTAATATCTGGTTGATCTCTCCACCAAAACTTAATAATGTCTTTTTTAGCATAAACTGTAGTAATCATATATATGTCACTAGTTTGAATATACTTAACATCTAGTACTTTTACACTCAGATCGTATCTTTTGCTTTTTTCACCAAAATATTGACTACTATGCTTTAATGAAGCCATACTATCTTCTACTTCTTCACGTTTTTTATCAATACTTACACTATGAGGCAAACTAGCAATAATGCTTATAGCAAATTTATTAACATCTACGTCATTTAATACTTTTGCAACATTTTGCTCAAAATTGTTAAGATTATTAGTCATTTTCTTAAGCATTAACTTACCATTAATACTATCAATAAGAGTATTAGCCTCATCATATTGTTCTTGTGTGAATTTATGCTTTGTATCTAAATATTGTGCCATTATGACAGTTTTGTTGTCAAATGTCTCTATAGGGTCGATATCTGGATTACTGTTATCCGTATATCCTTGCCCAGATCTGATAAAACCTTGTTTATTATATACCGCGATAGCGGCACACATTACATCAGTAACTGTAGCATTAGGAAAAGGCATTTTTTTAGTCATTTTAGACTCCACTGGTATTATTAAATCACTATCAAACATTTATTTATAAGTATATTATATGGTAAGATGTCTTACTTGTCAACCGATTTATAGTGAAATATCTTCTAATCCTGCGGCTCTGAGCTTCACAATGTTGTTTATTTGGAACTGTTTTGCTTCTAATGCTTTAATAACCCCTATATATTTGTTTCTTACTAGACTAAAATCATTAATAAGATACTGTAAATCTACAACTTCTTGCTCACCATCTACAAATTTATCTGCATCACGTGAACTAAGTGCTTTGTTATAATTTTCTAAAAACTTACGAAATATTTTGGCTCGTAATTTACGCATTTCTATATTAAGAAACTCAAGTATTGCTTCAACTTCTTGTAGCTGATTAAACCTATGTTCAACGATACCAGGCATATCTCTGCTTTGCTTTTCCAATATGCCTTTCATACTACATTCATATCGAGCTTCATCTATTTGTTTCTCATAATGAGCTATAGCGTCAACTATATCTCCCAAATTTGCCGTTACTTTACGATACCAAACACTCATTAGTAATTCATTTCCTCATTATCTTCGTCATCAAAAAACTCTTCGCCTTCTTCCATTTCAAAGTGTTGATCTATTGCATCACTTAAATATTCACAATGATCTGCTATTTCTTTATAAGCCAATTTAATATCAAATCCATAGTCAATCATATGATTTAAAGTTTTACGAGCCCATTCGGGCTTGTCTTTTTCTGCCATAAAATCTTGGGCTTCATCATATAAATTAAATATAAACTCAAAATCACCATCAGTCAGATTCATACATTTCCTCCGTTTCTTTATTGTATTCGGAACCATCTGAATCTTGTACATCTTGCGGTTGTTTATCCCATTCCTTCATCATAAGATCTAAACAACTATCTTCATTCTTATCCCATGCTTTGCGAAATTTTGTAATAACATCACCTGTTACAGGACTTGTATATTCTAAACGATTACCTGTTTTCTTTAAAACACCTTTTGCTTCAAAGAAAATTGTTAGTCCACTGTATGGACTCATACCTGTTTCGTACGGTATTTCAACTTGCACACTTTCAAATGGTTTTGAATAACGTGTTTTCATTACTTTACACGCCGCCCTTATACCATGTACTTGTGAAGTTTTGTTTCCATCTGCATCTACTTTTAATTTAAGTTTCTTCATTGCAATAACAATGCTACTTGCATAGATAAATCCTTGTCCGCCTGATATTTTATCATCTGGATCAAACATATCTTGTGATGCATATGTATGATTTGTAGCCATTAATCCTATATTATGCTGTCCAAACATATTAACAGTATTACGAACTAATGCTGTAAGTGCCTTAGGTTTACGACCCATATCACCTTTTAAATCACCTTTATTAAACTGATCTACATCAGTAGGTGTTAATAACATTCCTAATGAATCAACTACAAATAATACTTTAGGACGTTCTTCGTTGTCCTTATCTTCATATTCTGCTCTGTAATCTTTCATAAAGTCACTAATTGTTTTAGCAACATCATCAATCATACTCATGTTTAGTTTTAGTATTTTTTCAGGTGAAGTGTCTACATTCAGTGCTTTTAGCCATCTTTCATCAAGTGCATTTTCACTATCAATTAAAATAACGAAAATACCTTGATCTTGTGCGGCTTTAACCACGTTGCCAGCGGCAACAAATGATTTACCTGATCCTGATTCACCTGCTAATACTGTTACCTTACCTAGTGGAATGCCTTTATTAAAGTCATCACTGATAAGTTTATTAAGTGTGTAATTTCCTGTACTGATCCAAGTATCTGGGTCGTTGAATCCAACGCTTAACCCAGGAACACTTTTAGTAATACTTTTTCGGAATTTACTTACATCAAATGGTCTTGCCATAGTTTTCTCCTTCTAATAGTGGGGGATTAATTCCCCCACTAATTTATATTACTTATTGTTTTCTATTTCTAATAGCTGTCAATATGTCCTGAGCACTCGGTGTGTCAGCAACAGATGCAGGTTGAGCAGTAGCAGTAGCCATTTCTGGTTCTTTTGCTGGTGCTGTTGTTGCTTCTGCAACAGGTGCCGCCTCAACGGTAGCCTCTGGTGCTGTTGTTGCTTCTGGTGTTGCCGCTTTTGCTACTTTAGATGCAGGTTTTGCTCCTGTTGTAGCTGGTGCGTCTACACCAAATGGTCTATAGTAAGAACCAAAACGAGCTGGGTCATACAATTGTCCATCAACACTTGCTTCGAACATTTCAAAAATAGCATTTAGATGTTCTGCATCTGGTTTCTTAGGAAGGAAGTCATTTAGATTATGCAGACCATGTTTTGCAATTGCATCACGTTCTGCTTGATCTAGACTACGTTCTCTACGAGCCCAATTAGATGTTGAATAGTCAGCATATTGACCTTTGGTAGATTTTTTAATTGTAAAATCTGTACCTGCTTCATAGTCAGTTGGAATTTCCTGAAATTCAGGATCCATAAGTGCTGAACTTATAATTTTATAAATTTGAGGTGAAATAACAAAACGTCTAATAGGATTTTCAGGAACTGTGTCCTCCTGTAATTCGCTTTGTGTTACAAAACCCTGGAAGATATAAGAACGTTTCTTCCAATATTTTCGACCCATGTCTTCCATAGTAGGGTCTTTAAACCAAGGACGAATCTCTGCGTGAACAGGACATTGTTCGCCCCACATTTCAACGCATGGAACTTGTACTGTTACAGGTTTAGTTTCGTCTTGACCTTTTACACCTGGAAAACTCAAACGAATCATTTGACGTTCTTTCCAAAAGAACGTATTACCTTCGTCTGCGTCTGGAAGGAAACGTAGTGTTGCACTAGTTCCTTCTGGAATATTCCAATGTGTGAAAATGGCGTTATCGCCAGTTGTGTTGGAGCTTGAGCTCCTTGATTCCTGTGCTTGTAGTTTTGCACGGATTTCTGCTAAAGATGCCATAATGTTTCTCCTTTATTAGCCTTTAATAGTTTTTCGTGTAATCTTCTGATTACTTTTGCCTTTAGTTGCCTATACAGTATACAGTTTATAGTACTTACTGTCAAGTACTTTTTTGAAGAAAATTATGAAACTTTTCTTCGTAAACCAGTTAATATCGTTTCAGCAATGTTTTCAGTTTCAACTTCTTTTTCTTTTGCTGGTACTTTATTCTTCTGATCCAAGTATTTTACAATCTTAGCCATCATAATAACATGCTGATTTGGCAAGTTATACAATTCACTAGATATTTGACTTAGTAAATTAAATACTTCGTCATTTTTACTATTCATTGCGAGATAAGATAACATTGACACTAACTTAGCCATTGCACCCTGTTCACCTGAGTATTTAATTGGATCTTCATTGTCAGGATGTTCAGGATCATTTGGATCAATGTTAAGCTGAAAATCTTCCTTGTCTTTAATCATATCGTATACACGATTGATATTAGTTTTAGTTAGATCTGTCATGCTATCTTTCTCTTTTACAATACGGGCTACTGTTTCTAAGACCGCATCCATATTCGCAGTCTTAAATGTATTGTACATGAACTTGTCAGTTATGTCAACCGCTTCTTTATCATTTTCTTCTACAATCGCAGTAGATTGAGCCTGATAGGCGTTATAACCTCTAGAAGTTTGTAAACGTTTAACTGTACTCTTAAATTCTTTTAATTTCTCTTTAATAGTTTCAACGATATTTTCATTTCCTTCGTTAACTAATTTGTGTGAACGCACATGTCTCAAAAATTGAGTACATTGCGACACTTCTTCAGATAATTTTATAATTGATTCACCAATTGCATCATATGGTGTCCCACCATGGCTTACATGATTGGCCATAGCTCTTGCACCTTGTAAATATTTAAATGGGAATCTAAATCTTTCACCAGCACTATTTTCTACAAATAATGCTTTAATATTTCTACTTCTTGCACCGCGTTTTTCTTCATTTACAGCCGCTGAGTGCCTAATAATAAGTTTAGTTGCCTCAGGTAATTGTATATAACTTGTCTTAATACTTCCTGTTGCACGTGAATACCCTTCCATAATTATTTTATGGTTTTTATCATTTTTGTCATGAACATCTGCTACAATAGCATCACCAAATCTAGATAAAACTACTATATCACTTGATTCAACTAGAGTTATTTCACTTGGGTCAAACTCTTCATCTTCTTGTTCTTCTGTTGCACCTTGTACAAGATGACCTGGAACATAACCTGCTCTATCAAGCATATCTTGTGGAGTATAAGTAACACTACCTTCTCTGTTAATAGTATCAACTGCTTCTTGAGCAAAACCCATATAATCTTCTTCTTGTGAGAAGAACCAACTCATAAAGTCTTTGAAACTTACTTTTAATTCGCCAGCTTCAGTAACTGTTTCTTCACCATAAAGACCACGCCTCTCATCTCTACGACGCTGTAATTCTTCATATTCTGACTCGTCTTTGTCTTCTTCGTCATCACCATAAAGACCGTGCTTCACATCTCTACGATGCTGTTCTTTTTCATCTTCGTCTTGTTCTGTTTTATTACTTTCAAACATTTTTGAGTAATCTGATGAGTATTCTGCAATATTTTCACCTGGGAATAACACGTTAAATAATGCAGGGTCTTTTGATATTGAAACCTGGAAATAATATATCAAACTATCTCTGTCTTGAGTATCCATATAGTCTGGTTGCATCATATCTACAACATCCATATCGCCAGCATCCATCATATCATCTAGATGATTAACAAATTCTTCACCTTCATCTGGATAATCTTCTGGATCATAATCAGTATGTTTTATTATTGCCGCTCTAACATTTTTAATGTGTGGTAAAAGTTGAGCGTGTGTAACATCATCTCTACCAGCTTCAATAATCTTCTGGCGTTCGCCATCTTTGACTGGCCTTATTTCAAAGGCATTTTCTCTCCATTTACCTGAGTCTCTATATTTTTGAACAATTTTCTCTGCATCATCATATGTGACCCATCCTTGATGTACTTTAGCACCAGCAATCCAAACACCGTATTGCTTCTCTTCTTCTACTAACTTAACACCTGCTAATTCTTTTAATCTTCCAACTGCTTCTTTCATATCATATGCTTCCAAGTGTGCTACACCTGATGCCTGCATACCTTGTTCACTCCATTTAACATCTCTACCGACAATTTTACTAATACCGGCTTCAAATCCTTTATCTGTATAAATTTCCCAAGGACCATTATGTTCAACGTGTACTTCATACCATCCATCATCGTGCTGTTCAACTGTAATATCTCCAACTGTTACATGATCTGCTTCCCACATTTCATCTTCAAGCCAAATACTATCACCTGCTAATTCAACATCTTTATTTACTTTTATTGTTTTATGGCCTTCGCCTGCTTTTGTATTAAATTCTGTTAATTCTTCTTCTGTTGATTCTGAATTAAAAATATTCTTATCACCTATTTCGTTATTAGTTTTGCCATCACGTGGAACTTCAGTAGGTTCACCATCTGGAATTTTACTTACGTCAAACTCACCTGCTGGTGAATCATCACCTCGTTGACGTTTAAGATCTGGATCTCTTGGATCCATACGTCTAAACGGATGAGGACCTTGCTCTAGAGCAAAGTCAGGATACATTTCAACTGCTTTAGCATAAATGTCTGGATGATCATTTTTTAGTTTAGTCTTGTGTTCTGTATTTGCTTCATCAGTTAATCCTGCCATACGAGATTCCATATCGCCTGCCCACATTTCAAGTGACCATTGTTCTTTATCTTTATCAAGTTGCGGGTGCATACTTGCAAGACCATATTTTGGAACTGGAGCTGAGCCTTCAATATCTGCACCTTGTGGTGGCATTTCTGCTTCGTTCCATTCATCATATGTAAGTACTTTGCCTGTATCACCGTCTGAATAGTTTCCTTCTCCTGGATTATAATAAATTACACGACCCGAATGAGTCGCAATAGGACCATACTGCTTTTTATTTGCTGGATATTTTTTTGGATCTGGCTCTGGCAAACTGCGATCCCAATTTACATTTCGTCTGCTTCGATATTCAGTAAGTTCTTTTTCTTCGGTTTTAATACCTGATAGTTCTTTTAATCTAGTTATTAATTCACCTTCTTCGTTTACTACATCGTGAGCAAAGTCTTTTGGTTCAATATTTTTATCAAATTTTCTAATGTTATATTCTGCCATTGCATTATGTCCTGCTTTCTTAATACTATCTAATAAATCTTTATGTTCATTAAAGTTAAAACTAGCTCCTGCCTGTACAACTAGTTCAGTTAGATCATCCTCTTCTCTTATTGTAACTAAAAAATCCTTATCGTAAGCATAAAATCTAGCTGAACGCTCAGGATCTAGTGTTTTGTTTCCTGCTGGATCAAACAATTTTAATTTAATGTTTGCTCCTTTGAGAATGTTAAAAATTTCTTGCGATAGTTGCATTATAGTATTCCTTTAATGTATTTATCAAGATGCATTGAAAATTACTTTCTTTTGAAGCCTTTATACCGCTTATGAAACTGCTCTACACGACCTTCAGTATCCATAATTCTAGTTTTACCTGTAAAAAACGGATGACATTTTGAACATACATCTAATTTCATTGTTTCTTTATTAAGAGTTGACCGAGTTTCGAACGTAGCACCGCATTGGCATACAACAGCAATGGTCTTGTATTGAGGATGGATATTCTTCTGCACTCATCTTGTCTCCGATATACACTATTTATTATAATAAACTAAAAGGCATTGGTTCCATGCCATCGGAATCTTCAAAATCATCATTTAAATAATCAAATGCTTCTTCTTCATATTTAGATACTTCCATACTCATACGTACAATTAAATTAACTGCCATTACAAGGTCATCTGTTTCACCAGATTTTGCAGAATAACTATTACCTTTTGCTATAAATGTTTTTAATTCTCTTAATAATGGTTTACTTGCTACTTCTAATTTTTCTGTTTCTACCCAATGTTTTAACTTTGCACAAGCAGATATTTTGGCTTTGTGTGTAGTAGTAAACCCTCTTCTATAGCGTTTAGCATTACCATGTTGCCTTGTTTCAGTTAAAAATGTTCCTGGAAAATTTTCTTCGCCTTGTTCTTCTACAACAACTAATGCGGCTTCACCTAAGGTATTGTTCTCTACACTGTAGTAAATTTCACAATCACCGTTAGATTCAGTATCAATATGTTGTGCTATTTCTCGCAAAATTTTTATCTGTCCTTGTACAGTTGTTCTATTGTGCATCCATTCTGCTATTTGTTTCATACCTGGCATACTATATACTTGTATAGCACTATTATCTCCACCTGTACCTAAACTAGGATCAAGTCCTATCATATACAATTTACCTTTAGCAACTGGCGAATACCAGCGTACCTGTCCAGATATAGCGTATGGATCACGTGCTTTCATATTAGCAAGTTTAATACTATCAATTAATGTTTCATCATACGCAATAAATTCACATTTATGTTCACGTCTAAATCTTTCTTCACCTATTTTACCATATTCAAGATCTGCCCATTCTTGATCTCTTTCTGGATGTCTTTCCCATGTAGCTAGATAATGTGCAAATCCATTTACGCCAGTATCTGTTTCAATACCATATTCATCAATGTTTTTATTCGCATCTCGCCAAATTTGTGCAAACTGATCATCATCCATATTAGGTGTGCTTGTAATAATACATTTACCACCTGTTGCTAATGTGGGAGACAGTGAAGTCCAAAATTCTTTTGCTACATTTGGACGGACAAATGCAAACTCGTCTAAATATGCTAATGAGATACTTAAACCTCTTCCTGTATTTTCTGTTGTACTTTGTGCAATAATACGTGAACCATTATCAAACTCTAAACTACCTTTGTTGTATGCTGTTACACCAGCACGTATATAATCTGGTAATGTTTCGTATGAGAATCGTACACGTTGCATAATTTCTGATGCACCTGCATATTTGTGTGCCGCTACTAATATAGTTTGATCTGGATTAAACATTGCATACCATAGCAAATATCCTGCCGCACAAGTTGACTTACCCATTTGTCGTGCCAGCATATTAATACTGTATCTATTGTTGTGATATACGTCAACTAATTCGTCTTGAAAGTCATATAAATCAAATCTTAACCTGCCTTTTACAGGATGTTGAATATAACAATGCTTACTCATAAAGTATTTGGGATCATCTGCACATCTAGCAAGTTCTAAAAGTTGCTCTTCTGTGTACTTTTCTCTTCTATACGGAGTTTTTGTTAATTTAGTATCTACTGACATTAATATCTCCCAAACGCCCATTCACGTTCTTTACACCACCAACATTTTTTACAATGTGTAACCATTTTATCAGGTTGATCTGTATTTTCTTCAGCATGTTGTTCACAACTTCTTGTATATGGAAATAATTCTTCTATCATATTAAAATGCTCATATAAATGTGCTACCATACGTTTATCAACTGCCATAAGTGGCGTCCAACGTGTAATTCCTGGTACATATTCCTTTAATATAAGTCTACCATGTCCTGGATCACGTGGTTTATGTCTATTATTTATAGTATCAAACTTAACATCTAACGGAGGATTTTGTGTAGTACCATGTAATGTAAAGGTTATACCATGCAAATCTTGTTGCATTTTTTCTGTATCATCAAGTTCTGATCTAATTTGATCGGTACTATAAAATGTATAATGACTTTTAATTAGTTTTGTTCCTGTGAGCTGGAGTACTCTATTAAGTACTCTAGTACTCCAGTTAGCGTTATACCACCCCTTAATAGGGTTAGCAGACGTTATAACATGCAGTTCTGCCTCTGGTATATATTGCTCACAGTATTGGATTAGCATCAATAATAATATGGCACTATCTGCACCACCTGAGATGTTAATACAAATCTTGTTATGAGGCTTTGGTACTGTAAATTCTATATTCTGACCGAAATTATCCGTATATGTTTCAATAGGCCTTTTCATATTACTATTTATAAAGAAAAACGGCGTAGTTAATTAAAACCACACCGTTTAATTTTCACCTGGGAGGAAACGTGAACTTTTATTTTTCTTTTGACTTTTTGTATGCTTCTCTAATTTCTTCAACTGTATGTTCTTTTAAGCCTACTTTGAAATTTTCTGCATCTAAATACTTCTTCAAACTTAGGTTAACGCTTTGTGCAAAATTTTCGTATGGTTCACCATGTGATGTAGCTTCATCTTCAGCCGCACCTTCTGGTGTATTTGCCCATTCATTTAATTTTGTTTGAATTAATTCTTCGCTTAAACCTGCATTTCTAAGTAATGTAATTAATTGAGTTGTGTCCATTGTTGGAGCCTCCTCTATTTTTTCTTCTGTAACTGCATTGCATCCACAACTGCATTCTGGACCACAATTACAATCTGAACCATGCCCACATGAACAGTCTTCAGTTATAGTTTCTTCTTTCATTGCTTTTTTAATTGCTTTGTCTTTAGCTGCCATGTAATCATCTGAATCAATATCACCGTCTTTATCGTGATCTTTTTTCTTACCTTCTTCTACTGGCTCTTCTGCTACCATGTCTACAGGAGTTTTATTTGTTATTTTTTTCTTTTTACTTAACTGTTCTGTTTTAATTTCTTCTTCTGCTGGTGCTTCTTCTGCTGGTGCTTCTACACTCTCTTCAGCATGTCCGCCTTCTGGCATATCGTGGTTTCTACGGAAATTTTCAACAAATTCTGTTATATCTTGTCCGCTCATCCAACGTGCCATTTCATCAACTAAAATATTATCTTCAAGACCTAATTCGTCTTGTAAATCATATAATGGTTGAGAAAATTCACCAACTGCTTCTTTTGTTACTGGTACTTCTTTTAATTCTCTTTCTGCTGGAACTTGGCTTTGAGCATCATTGTCTATGCCGTGTCTAGCAAGGGTTAATATTCTGTCTAAATCACTCATTGCCTTTTTCCTTTTCTTTTTCTTTCTTAATTTTCATTAATTCTTTAATGAAACTGTTATTATATTCGTCACCGTAATGATCTTCTGCTTTAACTTTTTCAGCATCTTTATACTCACCATCAGCTAAAACGCTTTTTACATCTTCACTTTGTGGTGGAATATTTTCATTTGGTTCGTGAGCGCCGTGTACTTTAAGTACGCCATCTGTTAATCCAAGCATATTACGGATATCATTTTGTATTTGCCAACCGCTGGCAATTCTATCCGTTTCAAATTCATGTGTATAAACTTCATATCCTTTGTGATTTGGGAAATCACGTGGAGCACTTTGTAAAATTGTTTTCTTGGCAGCACCGAGTCCTTTTGAGTCGTATTTACCGAGGTGCTTCTCAATGCGATCACATTGTTCATCAGTTAAATCGTGTATTGTTTTAATACTAAATTTCCACGACTTATTCGATTCTTTTAAATATTCTGAAAATAGTTTTTTCATTGCGGTTCTCTCCTATTAATACTATTTATCTTTTTCGTCTAAATTTTTCATAATTTCTGCTAACATAGCAGTTCTATCGCCTACAATATGTCCTTCTGTGTCTACTTCATCACCAATTTCATGTTTTTTGCCGGCTACATACGCATCAATCTTCTGACTATCCTTTTCAAGTCTAGCTTGACGCATTTGTAATTCAATCATTTTCATCTTTTTATCCATTTTAGCCTGCTTTGCTTGTAAAGCTGCCGCTATCATTTTTGCCGCACTATCAAATATAGGTGCCGCATGTCGATCTTCTACATTTTTACCCAAATCAACTAAATCTTCAAATGTATCCATGGCTTTATTAGCATATGCATCCATTTCTCTATCAAGCTCTGCTAATCCTTCAACTGTTGGTAAAGCCGCTTGAGCTCTATCTACCATACTCATTTCTTTTTCTATAGTAGCAATTTCCTGTTTTGCTTCTTCAGTTGTGGGTTCTTTTGATTTTTCTTCTTCCTGTTCAGGAAGTAATTCTTCTAAATCAGGTAAATTTAATTCTTCTTCTAATTTTTTTGTCATTTTCTTTTCTTTTTAGAGTTTTGAGGTTTATTGAATATTTGTTTTTCAGTTATAACCCTAAAACTCATGCCTTGTTGTTTACACCATGCATTTGCCGCTGCCCATTTAGCATGATTAACTACTGCTGACGCTTTTTGTTGTTGTGTTCTTGCTTCATTTAATGTTTGGCTCGCTGGTTTAATCTCAACCATTTCAGCGTGGTTTTGTCCTTTTTTATCCTTATACACTAATAATAAATCAGGAACATAAGTAGTTTTCCTTCCAGTAAGTGGATTTTTATAAGGTATTCTATGTGTTTCACTACCCCAACCTAATATAGCTGGATGATTATCACACATACGAAATACGGCTAATTCCCACCCACTTCTGTAATGTGGTATTCTTTTACCTAAGTATTTATCAGGGTTAGTAAGGGTGTATTTTCCGCTTTGAAATTTAGGCATTTTTAATCCTTAAATAATTCAGGATTGTTTTCTTTTGATACCATATATTGTTGTCCGTCAAGTGTAACAATTTTATTTTCGCCCAATACAAATTTAGCATCTGTCACTTTATTTGCGTCTATAGCAATTGCGGCCATTTCTGCATCACGAGCCGCGGCATCTGTACTAGTTATACCTTGAGCTCTTATTATTTGTGCATCTTCTAAAACTTGATAAGTTGGATATTTTATTAGCTCTGCTTTGTTTGATTCCATTTTTGTTGCACCATTTTCTAAAATATTCAGCATCTTTTCAGAAGTAGTTTCATAAGTACCAGATGTATCAGAAAACTCTTCTACATGATTTAATTCTTCTAAAGCATTCAGCATCTTTTCAGAAGTAGCTTCACGTTGAGTGATGTCACTAAGTATTCTATATCCTTCATAATTAAATGACACTCTGAATACTGTAGGACTACTATCTGAATAGTCTAACGTATCAGCATCTGCGTTTGCAATAAATGGATGGAAAATTTCAATTTCGTTTGATAAAATGACTTTTTTGCCTTCTTTAGCATCAATTCTTTTAATAATCATTGATTTTATATAATGACCATCAGCTGGAACTTCAATACCTTTTGCGCCAAGTAACCAACTAGCATAATCATCGTCATTCATTGGACCGGCAACATAATGCCTTGCGTAATCTTTTAGAAATTTTTCAAATTCAGCATCTTTATTATCATATGCTGTAAGTGTTATAGGAGTATAATCTATTCCTGTTTGGACTACATGTTTGTGATTATATCTGTTGATTGTTTGTGTTCTATACACAAACGATGGCATTTGTACATTGGCTATACGTGTAAGATCAACTGATCCGACTATTGTGTTTAAACTGACTGTAAAGGAAAATTTATTCCTTGGAATAGCAGTCATCACACCTTTAGTAAGACCCTGTCGATAATTTACATATGCTTGATCACCTAAACCTAAAGACATTACTGACCTCCTAGCCTACTTAGCTAGTAGCACCAGTTTCGCCTGCGTCGCTACTTGCACTTCCGTCTGATAATACATCTTTAGTATCAACTTCGTGTGCCGCGTGATCGTAACGTAATGTTAATGTAACTTGAACCATATTACTATCTGCGTAGTTTAAATCACCATATTGTATGCCACTAATAAAGCAACCCATTAGTGACCACTTATCAAATGTAGTTGGAGCATCTGCCGCTCCATTAGCACCATCTAATGTTTCAATAGTAGTTTCAAATTTATATGCACTTCCAGCAATAGAACTTGCTTGATCTGCATGATCAACTTGTTTATTTAATTGTGCTCCTAATTGTTTGATAACATTTGAATTCATATCATCACGGAATACAATTGTTACTGGTTCCCAGGTATGTTTACCTGCTAGATACATTTTTGAGTTGTAAGAATCAACTACAACTTCTTCATGTGTTAAATTTGGGCGTGAAGCACTAATAACGTTCTGTGTCATTTCAGATTTTAGCGTTCCATCACCAATATTGTTGAAGCTCACCCTAAAACGATATTGCAGTTTAGGCATCAAAGTCGTGCCAGCTGAACTGTCTGTTGGGACTCCAAAATTTGTAATTACAGCCATTTGTTTTTCTCCTATAATACTATATTGTAGTATTCTGTTATATTGTATTTATCAAATCAATGATGAAAATTAACAATCTCCCAAATTTACCACATTAAAGGCTACTATATCTCTATAGTAGCCCTTTTATGTATAATTAAATTAAAATATTAAGCTAATTCGCCAGTATTTACAATTCTAATTGGAATGTAAATGAATTCTGCTGATTTAGTTGGCTCAATTGCCACATCAACATAAAATTCATTAGCATCTATTCTTGCCGCTGTATTGTTTGTTTCATCACATACAACTGCAAAGTCGTAAACACCACGTTGTTGCATAATATTTGATAAAAATCCATCAAATGTTGCTTTAGCGTTTGCACGAGTTCCTGCGTCATTAGTTTCAAATAAGTAAGGTCTTGCAATAACTGCAAAACGTTCTCTTAAATAAGCCGTAAGTCTTGCAACGTTAACTCTGTCTAATGCTGATGCTGAGGCGTGCATTGACTTTTGTCCAAATACTACAACGCCATCTGAAGGGAATTTAGCAATTGGATTAAGTTTTTGTGCATACATTGCATCTCTAGATCCTTGAGTTAATGATAGTTTAACAAACTCATTTTCAGTATTCAAATAACCAACGTTAGTTGCATTTTGTACAACACCACGTGTTAAGCCTGCTGGTGCAAACCATTGGTATGATGCATTATCACTGTAAGCATATGTATACAATGCTATGTGTGATGCTGGTGCAACAACATTATCACCCGTTGCTGGGTTAGTTGTTAATGCATGTGGATAATAAACAGCACTATAAGTATTTGCTGTTACTAGTCCAACTTCACCATTTTCTGTTGCAGTTGTACCTTGTTTCCAAGCTACTGCTTCAGTTGCATTTAAACGGAATGGAGCGTCAACAATAATAAATGCTGTTTCGTCTCTGTCTGCGTTTAATGTTACCATTTCATCATATAACTCTGTATAACTTGGAGCCGCAATTAAACGGAATGCTACAGTATCTTCACGTAGTTCTGCAACTGCCGCTGATGCCTGCATAGCTGTTGTAACAACTCTACGCTGACCTAATCTACCAAATGAACCTGAGCCATTTGCTTGATTACTAGCTTTGTTACGCCATTTCCAAGTTGTTGATAATGTTGAATCATATTCTCTAACAGTTCCGCCTGAACGACACATATTAATACCTGTCATTCCTACTGGATGTGTAAGTGGATTTGGAGCACCTGCTAATAGAGTTGCTTCAAACGTGTCTGCAGTTGTATCATTAGCTGTAATATCGCCAAATGTAACACCTGCCGCTGTAGTTTGATCTGCGTTGTCTTTAACAACCCATGCTGTACCGTTATGTCTGTAAATTACAGGATAACCACTTGCATCTGTATCAACCCAATAGTCGCCGTCTGCTAATGCCGCACCGCCAGTATCTGTAGTTGGTGCTGTTGTTGTGTATTGTACATCTGCGGCTCTTTTCCATTTTTGTACTCCTGAATCAGCTTCTACTTCGTAGACTGCTAATTCGTTTACATCTGGATCATACCAAAGTGTACCAGTTACTGGTGCACCAGATGGTTGTGTTGTCGAAACTGACATTACAAAACCGCCTGTTGCTACTGTGGCATCTGTTGCAATATTGTCCCAATCAGATTGTACACTATCATAACGTTTTAATACAATTTTACCACTTGTACCGTTTTGTGCATCATGGTCTAACCAAATGTCTCCATCTGAGAAAGAACGTGCTGTTGCTAATGTTCCGTCAGCAAATACGTCTGCTGTAGTTCCTGCTGGTGTACCGTTTTGTGCATATACAGGAGCTTTCTTTACGAATGCACCTGCTACGTCTGTAAATAATTGTGGGTCAATTACAAATCCGCCTGGAGTTGTAGTTTTAATCCAAACATCACCACCTGTTGGTGAAGTTGGTGCTGTATAATGTGCTGACCAGTTAACATCGTCTGAGAACCCATTGTCTAATAGATCCCAAGCACCTGATACACCTTTATAATAATAAAATGCTGTTTCAGTTGCACTGTTAACTATTTCAACTAGGTAATTGCCGTTAACTACTGTGGCCGTTGCCGCGCCTGCTGTAGTTACAACTTCAACTGTTGGAGTTTTTTCTAACCAAGCACCGTTAGTATATTCGTTTATACCAAATGTAGCACCTGTTGGATTTATCCAATATGTGTTATTTGCAGGGTCACCTGTTGGTGCCGCTGACTGAGGTCTAAGTTGTGATAAGTTCACGTCAGCACGTACTATGTACGCCGCTGCACTTTGACCTAAAAATGAATATGCTGCCAATAATCCGTATTCATTTGTTTCGTCACCTTGTTGAACTGTACCACCTACTTTATGAAAATCGCAATTTCCAAAGTATTGTGTTAGTTCACGTTGTGAAGTAACTAGAATAGGTTTGTTTGAATTCGCAGACTTCGTATATTTTGCAATGCCGTCTGATTCAGTTAGGGTTGGATCAACCTTGTCCTCACCAGTAGCAATGAATAACATAGGAACTGTACCCGCTCCGCCAGGACCGTATACTGATTCGTCTGTTACTGAAACCTGTACGCCAGGTGAAGTAAGATTTGCCATGTTAAGCTCCTTTTCTGATATAGACTAATGCCTAAATTTACTATATATGTATTTATTTAGATTTGTTTAAATCAGCGGTTTATAGAGTTAACTTAGTTGTTAATATGGCCTATATTTATCAAAAGTTGCTCAAAACTTTCAATAATGCACCTTTCGAATCCTTTGCCCCAAAGCCCATGAACAATCATATGAATTCTATTTTCTGTTCCATTATGAAGCACTGAATGTTTTCTTCCTATATCAATGCCACGTACCTCTCCTGGTTGCCATGGAATTAGTCCAGCATCTTCTAATGCAAACTGTACTCCTGGTGGATTACTTAACGAAACATTAAAAGCCGCTATGCTTCTTGTGTCAAAATCTTGATGTGGTTTAATATACCCGCCTGGTTCTATTAACATAAACCTAACTCTGTGAAATTCATCAAATGGAAATTTATTTTTTAACCAATCTACTGTAACTGGACAATCTTTTGCTATACTTGTCCAATCATATGGAGCACTATTTTCTTTGGTATCAATTCCTTCTTCTATATAATAATTTGCAGGTTGTGTTCTATCTACATCTTGTCCATGAATTACAATACTGCTCCAGCCTGGATTCCAACCTCCTCTATGTTTAACATATCGTCCTAAAAATTGTTCTGCTTCTGCTGTCATTTCTTTATATGGTACTGGAATATTTAAAAGTAAACTTGGAGTATTGCTATGATGAACAATCCAGTCACAATATTGTGGTATTAAACTATTATCTTCTTTCCATTTTTTAAACTTCTCATCAGGAAGTTTTAAATCTTGATAGTGTGTTTTTTCACAACATTTATTAATAAACTGTTTTACTATCTTTAAATTACGTATATAAAGTTTATTGTCTACTTGTTCTGTTTTAGCATTTTTATTCCACTTTAATAGCTTCATTGGATTTGTTTCTGGAATATCAGAAAATTTAACTATTTCACAATCGTCTATCCAATTTAGCATAGGAGTACATTGACCTGCGCCACGTGCCGCATATACTAATATATTATTATTTTTTGATACTTCTTTTAATTGAATTAAAATATCATTACACAATTGCCATCTTTGCTGTAGGCTATAATAAAATGATGTAGGCATATAATGAAATATATTACTTAAATGTAAATAAGTAACTTTATCTTGTGTTAAATCGTTTGTTATGTCTTCAAAATGCTCTGGGTTAAGAATATCTATATTTCTATAATGAACATTTATATGAGGAAGTATTTCATTTACCCATCTTTGAAATCCTTCTAATTCTTTTATAACTCTATCAGCATCTTCTATTTTATTATAACCTCTCCATTCAACAGAATTATCCTTTAGCATTTCTTTAGCAAAATTAAAATAATCACTACCGTCCCATTCTTTTATTATCTTTTTTGTAAATTTAAGGGCAGTTCTTGAACAATCATACGCAACAATAGTATCATTTTTTTGTAAATTTAATTTAAATGCAAATATAAGTGTACTAAGTCCAGCGGCAGGTGTTATTATTTGCTGAAACTTTTTATCCCATTTAGGAAAAGTATGTTCACTTCTGTAATCAATTAGCTCTTCTAAATTAGGTAATGTTTCAGTATTAGCAATGAAAAATACATCTGTTTCTAATTGTTCTAAAAGTTCGCCACGATGTCTAGGACCATCATCATCAACTTCTGCATATGCATAATATTTTGTTACTCTTACTTTTTTAGGCCAAGACATGATTGTTTGACCATCTTCTATTAATGCTCTTACTAAATTCCAGCCTTCTCTTTTTCCTGAATATGTTCTTAATTGTTTGCCTGGTGCTACCCAATGAGGAGTATATTCATCATGATGATTTTCTTTACTACGAATAGGTTCTATTGTTTCAAATGATTCAGGGTCCCATTCACCCCATTCGGGAAATCCAGCATCAGCCCACCAATTAAGATCAATTAAAAATGTTTGTGGATGAATTCTATAATAAGTTTCATTATGATCTAGTATGTGCCCAACAAACTTAGCATCACTATTATCATTATAAAACTTTATAAATTCAGTGTGAAATTTATCATCACGAGGCATACATCCTTGTTTGAAAACAAGTATTTTTGAAAACCCATTATTGTATGCTTGTTTTAATAAATCAGATATAGTATCACTAGCAAAAGATTGCCAAATAAAATTAGACATTTCAACTGACCAATAGTCAGTTAAATTTCTTGTATAACCTTTAGCAAAGTCATCTTTAATGTCATTATTATATAACCAACCTAATGTTAATTCTTTTGATTTATTTTTGGATTGCCACCATTCTTCATTAAACATATAATGTCCTTTACAACAGTATATATATTTATCTGACTATTTTGTCTAGGGTATGTTTTCTGAGTTCTTCAAGTGTAGATGTGTTTAAAAGTTCAATATCAAATTTCCAGCCTGCCCAACTCCATTCACTTTTGTGTACTTCTGGATGTCTAGCCTTCATTCCATCTACAATATGCATTGGCTTTTTTGAAACTTTTGCTTCATTAAGAATAGATGCGTTGTTCCACCATTCTGGTTTATCATATCGCCATACAACTGCTGTTTTTCCGCCGAGATTTTTAATAGCTTGAAGTTCATTAAAAAATCTGCAATCACTTATAACAACACTTTTTTCTGTACTTACAATTTGACGTTCACAAGCGGCAACCCATATATCAGGATGAAAGTGCGTTCTTAATGCATCTGTACCTACTTGTTGTAATGCAAGACGTGGAGTAAAATTTGGAATTTTTAAACGAGTGGCCCACCATTCATCAACTGTTTCTCTCCATACTCTGCCTTCTGCGGTGTTGCCTTCTAATAGTATTCTATCCCATCCAAATATATTAGCACATGCATCTTTTAATACACCTGCAAAACTAACTCTTTCAAATCCTTCTTCAATTAAGAATCCTGCCGCTGTATCTTTTCCGTGCCCTATAAGTCCACATATACCAATTATTTGTTTCATGTACGTATTATACTAAATTATTACTAAAGTGTCAAGTTCTTCTTTTGCTTAGATTCTGCATATGTTGTAATAGTTGTTCCCAAGTAACTTCCTTTTTTGGTTTTTTAAAGCCTTCAGGATTAATTTTTTTAAACTTAAGATTATAAGTTTTAGGTTTAGGTTGGTCAGGTTGTGTACATTGTTTACATCTACAATGATCACAAACTTTTATTTCTCTATACTCACCGCCATCTACTTCATAGTCTTGTTCTGTAACATAACGAGGATTGCCGCAGTGAGAACCTGTGCCACAATTTTGACAATAGGTGTTAGAAAATGAGTGAATTGTGTTTGGGTACATATTATCCGATTACAAAACCAAGTCCAACACTTCCGTCATTGTATAATGTTAATTCTGTTTCTAAGTTAGTGATGTCGGTCATAGCGTCTTGACGTAATTGATCTGCATTCATTGTAGTTCCGCCTTGTGGCCCTGCAATTTGTGTAAACTTACCACGTGCTTCTGCCAACATTAATTTAGCATGTGCGAACGCATAATCCTTTATCCAAGGACCAGCGTAAGTATCTGCTAATAAACTCTCAGTTGGTCTGTAATTATAACAATGCAAAACTGCATTATCATCTGCTTTAATTTTTCTTTGTAGGATTAATCTCTTATCTTGTGGGCGCCAAGTAAATAAAAGTTCAGCACCAAATAGTCTACCCATTGCTTCTCTATTTTGCTGTAAGAAATCAAAAGATGTTAATCCACCAGATCTAGTGCTACCTAAAAGGTATGTATTAAGATATGCGGCTTGAAACGGTTCTATGTCATTTCCTGTTCCACTACTTACACCAGTTGTACGTCTATAAATATCTCTTACTTCCATTACTTCTTCTGGTAATGTATATTCATTTTGACCTTCTAATATTTCTAAAATAATGAAACTTTCTTCTACTGCATTTTCTGCACGTTGTCTATATTTTTGAAGTGCTTTATCAGCGGCAAGTTCATAATGTTCTGGATCGAGTTCGACATCGATCATTCCGCCGCCTAGGCGTAGTTCTATTTCTTTTTGAAGTTTATTCAATTGAGCCATTATTTAATTCTCCTACTATGTATTTATCACAGTATCACTTATTGAAGGCGGCTATTAGGATGATCTCTCCATTAACACGTCCATTTAGTTTAGTTTCTGTTGTTTTTAACGATTGAAACAACTTTTCTGTTTTAGCTCTTGTGGCTTTTTTAATTTGAGGTAAGAACTCAGCTGGTTTACGTACTGTTCGTTGTAAACTCTTTCCTTCATCAAATCCTTTTATTGTGGTTCCTTTTACATTAAGTCCACTACCTTCACGTTTTAATCCCATAGGGTCAACATTACGAGCATAATACAGCCCGATCTTGCGGTTTTTAGTGTTAAAAACCACCAGTATTCGCGAGTAAATAATGTCTGCTGGTAAGATGCTAGCCAAACCATATTCGGTGTCTGTTTGCTTAAATTTGAGCTTCTTAACAATGGCTTCTGGGCTTCTAATTCGTACTTTACGTGGCTTACGATTTGCTTTACTTTCTGCCGCAAGTATATCACATGCATCTACTATTTTTCTATATACTTCAAGACATGCTTTATGTTGTACAGGAGTCATATGACTATATCCTTCTTCCAACTGTAAACGCCAATCATCTTTATCTTCTTTTGATACTTTTGTAAGAAGTTCTACAAATTCATTTACATTATCTATATATAAATTACGAATAATACGCGAATGTGCTTGTTTTACTCCTGCTTGTCGAAGCATACTAACTGGTTTAAAGTCTTTAACTGTTTTAGGATTATACCCATTATCAATCCAATCTTCAAGCCAACATTCAATATCATCAGTCATTTGATATGCGGCACGATGTAGTAATTCTTGAATAGTAGGCTTGCGATTGTTTTCTTTATTTTTTGCTAATTGTTTTGCAAGTGCTTCTGCTTTTTCTACATGAACTTTGCCATCTTCAATTGCGGCTTTAATATTCTTGTTAATAAATTCTGTATGAGGCTTCGGAGTTCCCATTGTACCAGCAAGACTCTCCCAATATCTATTATGTGCTTCATGTACATCTGGACATCCCATAGTAAGCATTCTGCAATAATATCCTAATGTAGAGCTAATAGAAGATCCTGTAGATGCCTTAGCACATCTTACATCATATTTACTATATCCATTTTCCAACATCCAATCATATGCATATCCATGCAAAATTGCCGCTTTATAATTTCTATAATAATAATCAGTTGCACCTGATAACTTACGATGCATTTCTTCGCCAGACCATTCACTAGCACCTTCCCAACTAGGATCTTTTAAATCGCCAGCACGAATTCTCCTGGAAGGTCTTGTGGGTTTTTTTCGTTTAATACCTTTAAGTAAGGCCATTTTTTTCTCCGTGGTATTTTTGTAGTTATCAATAAGAAGAAAAATTCGCTAGTTTAGCGAATTAATCTCAATCAAAAACAAGTTTACAACGAAAATGGATTTTAGTCAACCTTTGCGAAACCACGACTAGCAACAACGTGCTTAATTCCGTCTGGGCCTTCTACAACATCAGCAACACTAAGGCTATGCATTTTAGTTAACCTTTCAATGTTTTCTTCTGGACCCATGTTTCCAACATGAAACACATCTTCAAGTCCATCAGCAGTGATATTAGCAACGTGTGTGTAATAACCTTTATCAAAAGCATCTTTGGCTAATGCACCAATGTTATCAGCAAAATTCATATCCAATTTTGCTTTATGATGAGGAACACTGTTATGTCCTTTGTCATTAATCATATCAACATCTGCTTTTGAAAGTTGTATTTGGTAAATTTTATATGTTTTATTTAATTCGTTACTTCTCATTATAATGCTCCTTGTTTTGATTTCCAAGTTTCCATAACAGTTGTATACCAACTTGGGTTAGTGTCTTTAAGAATTGTTAATGGTGCTTTGCCTTCTTTCATAGCCGCTGTATAACTTTCTACAGTATGACTAGTAAGAAGTTCTTTAAGGAACTTAGCTTTAGTAAAAGGCCCACCATGTTTAAAACGTGCAATAAAAATGTCACGTTCACCGTTTTCTAGGTTATATGTTAAATACCCACCAAAATAACTAAATTTCTCTTTTTTAAACATATTTCTAACTCCCTTTTTTATTAACTATACTTATAGTATACAGTAAGACGTCTTACTTGTCAAGTTTTTCTGCCATAAAAAAATCCTTATAAATCAATGACTTACAAGGATTTTTAATTTTTTTTGAAAATAATACCCGAAAATCGTTAAATTATCGGGTATTTTTGGTTATTCCATTTTTTTGATCTTGTCTTCAAATTCACGTAAACGTTTGTATACACTAGCCAACTCAATAATAGTAGGCCATGCTTTAAACAAATATTGAAGTGATCCTTCAACACGTCCGAATGCACGTAAAATCTGTTGCATTACACCTAAAGTCATAACTCCTGCAATAATTGCAGGTGCTAAGAAGATGTATCCTGCTAACACGTTAGCCTGCAAGTATGCAAGTCGTCCTATGTTAAAATACAAATATCTTAAATAACTCTTATAATGAATTTTTCTTACACCATCAAACAGCTCTTCTAAAGACTTTGGTCTTGTAGTTCCATCGTCCTCTGCAATAACAAGTATTTTTCGATAAGCCGCTTCTTTCTTCTGTAGATCATATTCAATGCCTACAAGTCTTAGTAACCATGCTAGTACAATCATTAAAACTGTACCACCTACAGCCCAAATGAGTGCACCAGATACTAATCCATATTCCCAATCGCCGAACCATAATATTGGAATACCAACACTTAGACCCATTAATAGTGGGAAGAATTCTACAAGTACCATGACACTCTCAATTAAAGCAGTGCCGAGTCCTTCCATAATTCTACTGAATTTTATTGTATCTTCTTGTACACGTTGAGCCGCACCTTCAATAGTACGTGCTTTATCGTATACAGCATGATACCATTCAACCATACTGGCACGCCAACGGAATAAAAAGTGTGCAGTTAAGAAGCTGGTAGCTAATCCTAACACAATCCATAACACCGCTAACTTACCGAAACTGGCTAAACTTCCCCAATAGTCGGCCGCTGTAATAGCATTTGGGGATCCTAATGCTGTTTGAATCATATCATAGAAACCGCCAAACCAATGGTTAATTTGAACATCGATTTGAACTGATAACCATAAAGATGATAAAATTACGGCTGAACCAAGATAGGCCCAAAGAGCCCATTTCTTAGATTTGAAAAAATTAAACATAATATTTTCCTTATATAATGCAGAGTTACTAATAATGTTATCTCAGTTCGTACTCTATATCAGCGTTAACTGCATACATAACTATTTAGCCTATATAAGAATATATAATGATAAAGAAGGATAAATACAATATAACAAGGAAAACCACATGCCAAGACTAAGTTTATATAAAGGTTATAAAAGTAACGACTATACATTTATGGATAGAGCTATCCGTGAACAATTTGATATAGGCGGAACAGGTGTTCATGTACATAAGTACCTAGGACCTTTACCACAATCAAAAAATACAGATGCAAGTGAACCAAACTATGGCAGTGGTTTAGAAATAGATAACATAACTGGTGAAGAAATTAATCCAGAAGGATTAATTGATGAAACTAATGTACAAGACCTATTGTTTATGGAAAATAGAGATCGTAAATACGATCCAGATATTTTTGATTTACGTGGTGTATATAATGTAAGTGATAACGACTTTGATTTAACACAATTTGGTTTGTTTTTAACAAACGATACATTGTTTATTAGTTTTCATATTAACGATATGGTAGAGAGATTAGGTCGTAGACTTATGCCCGGTGATGTAATAGAATTACCACATTTACGTGATGAGTTATTACTTACTAATGACAAAGAAGCTATTAATAAGTTTTATGTAGTACAAGATGCCGCTAGGGGAAGTGAAGGTTTTTCCCAAACATGGTATCCACATATTTGGCGTGTTAAAGTAGCACCATTAACAGATACACAAGAATACGCAGATATACTTGGTACTGCTAGTGATCCAGATAGTCTTAAAAACGATCTTAGTTCTTATAAAACAGAACTTAATATTAGTAATGCTATTGTAAGAAGTGCAGAAGAAGCTAATCCAAATAATTTACCGTTAGCAGATCATTTATTTGGTCAAGAAGATACTAGCAAAACATATGAACACGGTGAAGTATTACAACAAGGTGATCAGTTTCCTACAGAACCAAACGAAGGTGAGTATTTTGTAAGAACAGATTTTACTCCTAATAGATTATTTGTAAGACGTGGAAGTAAATGGCATAGACTATATGATAATATTACTGATCAAACTTGGAGTGATACAACATATAATGCTAGTCAATTTATTAACAATGATGCTACAACAATTATTGACAATAAAGAAGTTCCAGAAAAACAACCTCTATCTAAAGTTATTAAACCAAAAAGTGATTTTGAATAATGGCACAACAATATTTTTACGATAAACAAATTCGCAGATACATTCAACAGTTTATAAGACTGTTTAGTGGATTTAGTGTACAAATGGGAAAGAACGATAATGATCTCCCCATATACCAACAAGTACCTGTACGTTATGGTGACATTAATCGTATGGCGGCACACATAACAAGAGAGAACAGTGAGAACATTGTTAATACTGTTCCATTTATAAGTTGTTATGTAACATCATTAGATATGTTTGCTGAAAGACGAACATATCAAGATCATGTTGATAAAGTACAAGTCAATGAAAAGAAATATGATGAAACTACTGGAAAATATACTAACGAACTAGGCAACCAATATACTGTTGAAAGATACGCACCTGTTCCTTATATGTTAGTAATGAACTGTGATATTTGGACATCAAATACAGATCAAAAGTTACAATTAATGGAACAAATCTTAGTATTGTTTAATCCAACATTAGATATTAGAACTAACAACAGTCCAGTTGATTGGACTGCTTTAAGTCATGTAGAATTAACAAATACATCATGGAGTACTAGAAGTGTAGGATCAAGCATTGATGATATTATTGATGTAGCCACATTAACTTTTAATATTCCAGTGTATATTACTCCTCCTGCAAAATTAAAACAGCAAAAACTTATTCATACTATTATTAGTGAATTATATAGTTTAGATGATGTTGACTTAGAAAACTTTAAAGAAAATAAAACATTTGATACATCAACATTAAAATATACTGTTGTAACATACAAAGATAAAAAAGCAAAATATCTAAATGGTAATTTACAAATACTAAATGACAAGGGAACAAATCTAGACGACGATGGAGTAGTATTAGAATGGGATAAAGTATTGTTACCATTTGGTGTATTAAGAAATGGAATAAGTCAATTAAGACTTAGAAAAGGTAGTGATATAGATGATGATTCAAACGATATAATTGGAAGACTAGAAGAACACCCATCTGATCCTAACCTTCTTAAAGTTACAATAGACAATTCAACATTACCAACAAATACACTAACGGCCATTGATGCTGTTGTAGATCCTGCTAAAAATTATCCAGGTGATGGAAGTGTTCCAGCCGCAGTTACAGGGCAACGTTATATTATATTAAACAATGCTCCTATAAATGCTTTATGGACTAGCGTAGTTGCTAACAAAAATGATATTATAGAATACAACGGTTCAACTTGGACTGTTAGTTTTGATAGCTCTACAATAAGTGATACACAATACGTAACAAATGTTTCATCCGATGACCAACTTGAATGGAATAGCAAAGAATGGATTAACAGTTATGAAGGCATATATAATTCAGGTTACTGGCGAATATATCTCTAATTTTTTAATATGATAATAGCGAGCGGTTGCATTTTTTTAAGCATAGACACTGGCAGAGTAATGCTACAGCAAAGAAGTGGTGCAGTTAATCATCCTAGAACGTGGGGATTTTTTGGTGGTAAGGGTGAAGAAAATGAACGACCTATTGAAACTTTATATAGAGAAATGGAAGAAGAAATAGGATTAGTACCTTCTATTGATAAAGTTATTCCTATAAACAAATTTACTAGCCCTAATAAAAAATTTATATATAATAGCTTCGTTGTTACTGTAGATGATGAATTTATTCCTGTACTTAATAACGAAAGCGATGGCTACTGTTGGGTTAAAATAGGAAATTGGCCTAGACCATTACACCCTGGTGCAAAAATACAATTTAATTCAAAACAGTTTGTTAAAAAACTTAAAACTGTACACGCACAACAAATAAAGAAAAAATAATTTAATTATTTTCTTTCATAAAGACTTTATATTCTTCAACTTTATCTTTGTTTAAACATGCAAGTCTAACTAATGAAACTGGTTTATTTTTAATTACATCTTCAAATTCTTGCAATACTTCTATTTTATGTTCTTTTCCAAACGTTGGATCAGATATCATTGACAAGCACGAAGATGCACTTGGATATAAACTATCCTCATTAATATGATATAAGTATTGGTATTTGTTTGTGCTACTGTTGAACATCACTATCATAGCGATAATAAAATAATTCATTTACTCAGTTATTCGCTTTTTCATACTAGCAACAAACTGTTCACGTAACCATTCATAATCATTAATTTTATTTAATTCTTCTGGGTTATCTTTATGTTCTATACCGTATGCTTTACCTTCTAATGCACCTTTAATACAATAACGTCCAAAACGTCCACCATTATCAATTGTACACCATGCTTCTAATCTTGCATCTGTTTCTTCTTGTTTTTGGTTAGGGTTTACAGAACTTGCTAACTTAACACATTCACGAAATGCACTACGCCATGTTCTATATGGATCTTTATTAAATCGAGTAATATTTGATATATCACTTACTGGTTGATAAAATGCTGAACCTGTTGTATAATCTGGCAATTCATGTCCTAATGAAAGTAATTGTTCTTTTGGAAATAACTTAACACCACCATAACCATATTCTAAATCGTTAATTGGGTTTCTTGCACTCCATACAAAAGTTGTATTTTTTCTACTACTCATTGGTGGAATATAATCAAAACTAAAATGTCCTGTTATATCTGCATCAGCGTCAACAATATAAACCATTTCTGTTTTTGCTAATTCACCTGCACGTTTATGTGCATTGCCAATACCTTCAACATTTTTTACGTGTTGAGCATCTTTAAATCTATTTCTTAATTTTTGGAAATTTTCATCTGCTTCAGCTTCATGAAAACTAATCATGAATACATCAAATTCTGCTACATGATAACTTGATACAAGTTTGTTTTGTACTGTTCCATGTGACATACTGTTTGTAGGAACTAATTGAATGTCTCCCCAACTAACTGGTCTGTTAGTTCGTTTAACTACTCTAGGAAATGTATGAATAAAATTCTTACCCATATCACTAGGTCTATATTGCCATGAAAACGTTGGATTTACTTCAATTTCATCAAATACTATCCAAGCCATATCATGTTCATCTTTATATTTAGATGCTAACTCTAGTAACGCTTCTTCGTCCGTTAATTTTATAGGTGTTTTAATAATTGGATATGAATCAAACATAAACTTTTTCAATCTATCCCAAGGTGTTACAACACTTTGTCCTTGGAAATCTTTTCTTGTATTAATTAAATTAATCATTGCAATCGTCCTTAATTGTATATGCACGTGTTCCTATGTGTGCAATTCTGTCACTTAACTCGTGACTAATATTTACTTCGTATCCATTGTCGTTAGCAAGGCTACAAAAGTATATATCTTCTCCTACTAAATTAGTATAATCTTTGCTATACTCAATCTTGTAATGAGGTCGAGAAATATTTTCGTATACTTCTCTTTTAACTAACATCATTCCACTTCCTACTGCCCAAACTTTTTCAATTCCTTTTCCTGAAAAAACTCTACTATCTAAATCATTTTTACTTTTAAAGGCAACCGGCCTATGTGGTGGAACTCTTGTTGAATAATTTCCTGCTATAATGTCTTTATCAGCTGCCAATAATATATTTAATGTATCTACTGGAAACTGCATATCTGCATCTATCCACATTATATGTGTGCATTTTGTATCTAGTGCTTGATCAACTAACTGTTGTCTTTGCATTGCTACTTCACTGCCCATATTAAAATGCAATGAAGTTATGAGTCCAGTTTCACCACACTTTTTTTGAAGCATGGCTAAACTGTACGCAAAAACCGCTGTAACTTGATTCTGCACAGGAACACAAATTGCTACATCTGCGGAATTATTCTTTTTATAATAATGGTTTGTTGTACTGACCATTAATTACTTTTCAGAAGCGAGTTCTGATTGTAGTTCTGCTTCAATTTGCTGAACTTCGTAATTAAGTTGTTTAGCTATTGATGTAGCCGATTTAACACATGCGGCAAACGCCTCATCTTCTAAGGCTACCATGTAATTCATGTGTTCTGGTTGTACTTTACCAATTGTTAAAATATCAATCGCCGCTAATTTTGCTAAACGATTTACCCAATATTCTTCTTCTGAAGAATCAATATCAGCCAATAATGCGTCTACATCATGTTCTGCACTAAAGTCTTTATAAATATCTTCTAGAATTTGAAGATCAGGGTGTTTTTGTTCTCGAGCCTGCATAAGCTCTTGGGTTAATACTTGTGCTTTCCTCGCTGGTGTTGGGTGAGCGCCAAGTACAAACGTTTCAATTTCAAAACGTGTTCTAATACTCATTGTATATTTTCTCCTGTGTCTTTATTTTATTGTATAATAACAACGCTGTCATTGACAGCGTTGCTATTTATGTTATTCGTATGACTAACTATTAACCGTCTGCTCCAGTCGGATTAGGATTCTGCCATCCACCGAAAGTTGCTGATAATTTAATATTTGTTGTTACTGATGGTGAAATGTAGTTACCAAGTGTACTCATAGAAATTGTTCCACTAAGTCCAAAGTAGTTACGTACTTGTCCCATTGTAATAGTTGCGCCTGTTGCTGGTAATGCCATAATTTGACTCCTTGCGTGTAATTATCGATAAATGCACTGCATATTGCATTGCAATTATATTTATCTAAATGCCCTCAGAGCATATAGTAGTATATTATTCTTTATTTTGGTTTTCTTTTAAGTCTGTTAGTTGTTTTTGTAAACCTTCTATAATTCCTTGTTGCTCTTTAATTGCTTCAATTAATAAACCTGTTATATTTCCATATGCTACAGATTTCATTCCTTCGCTATCAGTATGAACTACTTCTGGAAAAAATTCTTCTACTTCTTGTGCTATAACACCTGTACTATGTCTTCCATCTTTCTCAAAGTTTACACCTCTTAAACAATTAACTAGATCTATAGGATTATTAATTGTTTCTATATTTCTTTTTAATCTCTTATCTGAGTATGCTGTAATATCACCAGTCGCTGTAAAACTACCAGTGTATGAACCACTCATTTCAAATTCTGTAGTATTTAATGTTAGTCCATTACCTGCTGTATATGTTGTGTTGCCTGTGTCAACATAGTTACTAGCATGAATAGTTCCAGCAGATGCGGCTGTCCAATCTATATGTTCGTTAGCAACAAAATCTGAAAATCCATCATGTGTTAATGCTGAAATTGCTGATGTACGTGCTGTTGTTTCTGCACCAATTAAATTAGTTATTGTTGTACTGAAATTAGCATCATCGCCTAACGCCGCGGCTAATTCATTTAATGTATCCAATGCACCTGGTGCTGAATCTATCAATGCATCAATTTTTAATTGTGCTCTAGCATCTGCTCTAGCATTAGTAAAATATAAATTACTTGCTTCTGCTATATCATCTGTGTCTAAAGATCCTGTTCCTGATGTTACTGCTGAATTTACATATGCTTCATATGCAGTTGTAATTGAGGCTGTTTGTGCTGTATCTGCCGCCGCAAATTCTGTACGAATTAACGCACGATCTGTTGTAGCTGCCGCTGTTATAGTTGAAAGTGCTGATACTGCTCTAGCGTCTGTAAAGAATATGTTAGTTGAGCCTTCTGTTAAGTTATCTGTGTTTATTGATGATTCCATAGCATCTTGTACAACTACATTTTTTAATGTAATCGTGCCGCCACTATGCGTTAACACATCTACGCCATTAATTTGTAACTTATCTAGATCACTACTAGTTGAAATACCCGCACCAGCGTCTGTATCTGATATTACTTTATCTGTTCCTATATAGAAAGCCATAACTTTTCTCCATTGTTATTAATGTATTTATCATAAATTATATTAATATCCAGGAGATTCAACCCAGCCTAGACTGTTATCACCTTGATAAACTGATTCAACCCAAACATAAGTTTTACCATCTGTTGGATATGTTATAGGTGGTTGCCAATCATGATTATCATCTAATGTCCATGAATCATGTGGCTGAGGCCTAACAAATACTTCATTTGTTTTATCCCAAGTAAAGCCTATATCGGCTTTTTGTTTTCTAAAGTTATTATTATAACTATATTGTACCCAACGAAACTCATCACCTCTTACACCAGTGTTAATAAAATCTTTTTCAGCAACGATTAGTTCTGTGACAATATTGTTATTATCTATTTTTGCAAAATGTGACATTATGTTTCATACCTTATAATTACAATTCCAGAGCCGCCGGCACCGCCATTACCATTACCGTGAGCGCCACCACCTCCTCCACCGCCAGTATTAGCACCGCCATTACCTGCTGTAGCAGTACTGCTGGCACCATTACCACCTGCGTTTCTTGCTGTACCACCACCGGTACCACCACTAGAAGATTCAGCAGATCCGCCTCCTCCTCCGCCTTCGCCGCCGTTGCCGGCCGCGGAACACATACCGCCGCCTCCGCCGCCACCTGCATAAAAGTATCCGTTTCCATCTAAATTCCATAGTTCGCCACCACCGCCACCGCCAGATGGGCCACCTTGAGCTCCATCTCCACCGACAGCCGCTTTACCGCCACCGCCTCCTGCCGCGTGGCATCCTGTTTGGTTTCCGTTACCACCATTATTACCTTGACCTGCTGTACCTTGACCTGGCGTACCAGATGATGCTCCTGTACTATGTCCTTCACCACCACCTGAACCACCAGCGGCGCCTGTACCATATCCTGATCCGCCACCGCCTCCACCAATTGCTGTAGCAATGCTTCCAAAAGAAGTGTTGCCACCATTACCTGCTACACCATTTGTATGTGTAGAACCCGAGCCGCCACCGCCAATAGATATTACGTGAGCTCCTGTACTAATAGTATAATTTGTTGCTGTTAACATACCACCAGCACCACCGCCACCACCAATGTGGCTTCCTCCGCCACCTCCGCCTGCGACAACTAGGTAATCAATAGGACCTCCTGTTGTAACAGTAAATGTTCCTGATGATGTAAATGTGTGCATAGTATAACTTCCATATGTTGATGTAGTGCCACCCGATGCTGAACCACCCCATCCGCCATATAAATCTCCTTCGCCCTCTCCTATATTACTCCAAATATTATTATTAGTTGTAGCATCGGTACAAACATAAGATTCACCAGAAGAAGAATTAATCCAAAGATGTCCTACTGCTGATGGGTTAGCTGTTATAGTTGGGTCTGAAGATGATACTGTAGCATCTGTTAAACTAGCAAGTGTTGATGAACCTGATGATATACCTGTTAAGGCAGAACCATCTCCAGTAAATGCTGTTGCACTTACGGTTCCTGATACAGTTACACCAGAAGCAGTTGTTTCAATTTTCTTAGAGTTGTCGTAATATAAATCTACAGAGCCATTTACATCTGCTCTGATAAGAACTTCACTACTAGCTTCGTTTACTACATAAAAGTTACCATTAGTTCTCAATGCTAAATTACCAGTACCTTTATCTTTTATTATGCTATCAGAACCATCATGATAAATATTAAAATCATCACCAGTACCCATTTGTATTATACCATTATCAGCAAGAATAATTTCATTAGCACCCATATTAAGATTGCCTGACATAGTTCCGCCAGTTGTCATTAATGCACCAGATGATGTTACATTTGCTGTATCAGTTACGTCTGCTAAAGTCTCAATAGTATCTAATTTATTCTTTAATGTATTTGTAAAGTTATTTTGAGTTAATCCGCCGTCACCTACTGAATATGTAGTATCTGTGTAATTACTAGCATGTATAGTACCTGCTGATGCTTGTGCCCAATCAACAATACCAGAAATATTAGTTAAAGCAGAACCATCTCCAACAAATGAAGTTGCTGTAACTGTACCTGCTGTAAGATTACCTTTAACAAGACTTAAATCTGTGGCATCAACACTATTAACTGAGGTTGATCCTAAACTAATTGAATTTATTAAAAGAAACTCATCTGTACTGCTATCTTTAACAAGACCTGCATATGATGTAGCTCCTATTTTACCTAAAAATCCAACATCAACCGCAGATGATCCGTCTTTGTTCAGTATAAGAAGTGGGTCAGTAAACCCAACCTCTGTACTTATTATGTTAGTTGATTGTATTCCTCTAAAAGCCATTTGCTATTCCTTTAATTATAATAGTATTTATCGAATAGCCATAAAAAAGCAGGGTATTTCTACCCTGCTTGATTATTTTGTAATTAAATAATTACTTAGCTTTAAGTTCTGCTACTTGTGCTGAAAGTTCTTTAACAGCTTCAATTAATAGACCTGTAATGTTACCATAAGCAACACTCTTAAGTCCGTTAACGTCTGTATGAACCGCTTCTGGAAGTACTGCTTCAAGTTCATGAGCCACAACACCTGTTGAGGTTGAACCATCTTCAATACGATCAAAAGTTACACCACGGATTGCTTCAACTCTACCTAATGCACCGTCAATTACTTGAATATTAGTTTTCAAGCTCTCATCGGAATAAGCAGTAATGTCACCAGTTGCTGTGAAGCTACCAGTATATGAACCACTCATTAAGAACTCAGTACCACTTAACGTCATACCGTTGCCGGCTGTGTAAGTTGTATTTGCATCATTTGCATCTGCATAGTTTTGAGCCGCTGTTTGAGCCGCTGCAATTGCCGCTGTTACTGATGCCGCATAGTTTGCGTCGTCACCTAATGCTGCCGCTAGTTCGTTCAACGTATCCAGTGTACCTGGAGCTGAATCTACTAGGTTAGCTACTGAAGTATCAGTGTAAGCATTTGCTGTTGTAACTGCGTCTGCTTCAGCTGTATCTGCGTAAGTTTGTGCAGAAGCTAACGTTGCCGCGTCGCCTGCTGCCCATGCAGTATTTTGTGCTGTAGCAAGAGCTGTATTAGCCGCTGCCGCTGTTGCTTCTGCCGCCGCTTGTGCCGCATTTGCTTTAGAAGTTGCATCTGCCGCCGCTGTAGCAATTGCGTCTGCTTCTGCAGTATCTGCATAAGACTGTAACGAAGTTGTTTGAGCTGTATCAGCCGCTAACCACGCCGCATTAACTGCTAGGTCTGCGTTTGTTGCGAATGCCTGAGCATTTGCTTGAGCTGTATCTGCTTTGGTAGTTGCATCTGCCGCTGCTGTTGTAACAGTTGCCGCATCTCCCGACGTAATAGCTGCCGCATTAACAGCATCCGCCGCATCTACGTATGTAGTTGCCGCTTTTGTGCCAATACTTGCAGTGATTGTTGCCGAAAAGTTTGCATCATCGCCTAGTGCTGCCGCAAGTTCGTTGAGTGTATCTAACGTACCTGGAGCTGAATCTACTAAACTTGCAATCTCAGCATCGACATAACCTTTACTTGCACCATCGCTACTTGCTGTTGCCGCTGCAACATTTAGGATTTTATTACCATCCATATCAATTGTGCCGCCCATTGTCAAGTTAGCTAATAGCTCAGAAGCATCGTCAGTTTTAAAACCACCGTCAATTATAAATTTTCTTTGTGCCATTTTATTGACTCCTTCTTAATTTAGATTACACATCAATGTAAGTTGCGATAACTTTCACTGTTGCTGATCCTGTTGTTGGTGTATACTGTAGTAGAACATCACTGCCCGACATAGTAACACTTGCATCACCAATTAAGTCTGCTCCGGTATAAACCATTGCGTACTCAGTGATGTATGCAGTCGTACCATCGTGTACAACTAATGCTTCTCTTGATTCGTAGTTACCTGCACCGTCGTCAACTTGCATGATATATTTTGCTGAACGGTATGTACCGCCTGCAAAAGTATCAATTGTAGTTGCACCTGTTACTGCAACGTCAGATCCTTGTACATACGCCTTAACGTCTGTGCCCGCGATTTGAGTTGATGTTACAGAACCTGCCTGTAATACTGGTACTGAAGCTACTGCTGGGTTAATTACAACCGCCTGCGTTCCTGTTGGAATGTTTGACGTAAATGTAATTGATGAACCAGTAATAGTATAGTGAGTTGTTGGATCTTGAATAACACCACCTACAAACACATAAGCATGGCTTTGTGAGCCTGTGAAGCCTAGTGCGTAAGTTGCTACTCCTGAACCGTTTATTACTACACGATTCTGACTGCCCCAAACAACTACTGCTGGATCTACAAGTTCCATCGCTGTTGCGCCGGAATTAACTTGTAAAACGTAATCAGCTTTTGCTGTAAATGTATTATCAGTTACGTCAGTTAGCTCTAATAGAGCTGCCGCCGCATCACCAACTATCCATTCGCTGCCATCATGCTTTAAGAACTTACCTGAAGCTGCACCTGTTGTGTCAACATCTGCAAGATCTCCAACGCCTGCTAAAGCAATACGTGCATCTGCTACTGTGATTCCACGTGCAGTTGTCCAATATAAATTTGAAGCTTCTGCAACGTCGTCAGTATCTAATGCTGAGATTGTGTTGTTAATTGTTGTAACTTGACCATCTACGTATGTTTTGTTAGCCGCATCACCGCCTGCTGCCGGAGCTGCAAGACCTGTAATTGAGTTTGAACCCATTGCAATGTTGCCAGTCATTGTACCACCAGCTAAAGCTAGTTTCGTTGCTAGATTTGTTGTCATTGTACCTGCGAAGTTAGCGTCATCATTTAATGATGCGGCTAGTTCGTTCAATGTATCTAGAGCCGCTGGTGCCGCGTCAATAACCGCTGCAACTTGAGCATCTACATATGTTTCTGTAGCATATGAGTTTGTACCTAAGTACGATGCAACACGTGCATCTGTGTAGTATAAGTTACCTGAACCTTCTGTTAGGTCATCAGTATCTTTTGTAGCAAGACGTGCATCAAAGTTAGCGTCTTTGTATGTTACTACACCGAACGCACCAGTAGTTGAGTTATAAGTTAAATCACCTGTTGCCGAAAGGGCACCACGTGCTAACGCCTCAATTGCTGAGTTTGTACGCTCTGTATAAGACATAACACCAGTTGTTGCATTATATGCCAACGAACCGGATGCACTTATTGAGCTACGTGCTCTTGCTGTTGTAAAGTACAAGTTTGTACCTTCACTTAAATCATCAGTATCTAATGCCGCAATACCCGCATTAAAGTCTGCTGTATCAAAGTGATCAGCTGTTGTAAATGATGAGCTTCCACCATCCCAAACGATTGTGTTACCGCCTGCGATTCCTGAAATATCAACATCTGAAAGATCACCAACCGATGCTCCAGCAATAACTGCGTTTGCACGAGCATTTGTAAAGTATAAGTTGCTTGAACCTTCTGATAAATCGTCTGAATCAGCTGCTGCTAACTTTGTATCAAACGCCGCATTTGCACGAGCGTCTGTGTAGTATAGGTTTGTTGAACCTTCTGATAAATCATCAGTGTCAGCCGCTGCAATTGCTGTATTGAAACGTGCTTGTGTCCAATATAGGTTGCTTGAACCTTCTGATAAATCGTCAGTGTCGTGGTTAGCAATTGATGAAACTGTACCAGTTACTGTACCAGTTATGCTACCAAGAAATGAACCTGATGTGTATAGGTTTTCTGCACCTATTGACCATCTGTCATTTGTTTCGTCCCAGATAAACGACTTGTCGCCATCTGATCCACGCTCAACTGTAATACCTGCGTCTATTGTACCCGTTGTTGCGTCTTTGTTTAATACAAGGATGTTATCAGAAATTTCAACTGTAGTTGAGTTAACTGATGTAGTTGTACCTTGAACTGTTAAGTCACCACCAACAATCATGTTACCAGAAGTTGTCACGGTAGCTGATGTGATGTCATCTGTTGTTAATGTACCGTCAACTGCTACGTTGTTAAACGTAACGTTGTCTGTAGTAGCAACAGCCTGACCAATTGAGATAGCTCCACCTGCAACAGCAACACCTGTGCCGCCTGTTACATAGCCGTCTACTGAAGTACGCACACGTGCGTCTGTAAAGTAAACATTGGTAGAACCTTCACTTAAATTATCAGTATCATAAGAACCAATTAGATTAGCTGAGGTGATTTTTTTCAAAGCACCGTTTGCTGAATCATGAACCATTAATTCGTCTGCTCCAATAAGTGATGTAACAGCTGAGTGGCCTGAAACTGCTGTAACGTCTAGCTTGGCTGTGATAACTGCCTGATCCGCAAGAGCAGGAGTTTTAATTTGTCTAAAAGCCATATAGATTTCTCCAATCAAATATATTTGATTTCCCTATAATCTATATAAGGAAAAGGTTAAGTGTGGTATATGAACTCCACATTTAACACTACGCAAGTATGAGTAAAATTCTTTTCTTATAAACATACTTACGTTACACAGGTCGTAAAACCTTGTGCAAGTGTATTTACCTATATTTGAGTGGAATTAACTTATTTGAGAACTAGGATTTTAAAAAAATATTTCCCTAGATTGGGAAATATCTAAAGTCAACTGTAGCACTATTTGCTGGTGCAGTTGACATTGTTAGTGTCGAGCCTAGTATACTATATTCTGATGGTTGCAATATTAATCCATCGACTATAACTAACATACTATGAACAGTATGTCCTGATTGTATAGTATATTGTGTAGTACTATTGTTTCCGGTATACTGGTCACTAGTATATATCAAATCTAAGTGTTGGTTTTCTACAGAGTTATTTACTAAACTTACATTTGTTGCATTCGGATATCTATACTTAACATATATGTTATCATCAATAGCAGGAGTTTCATTAAATGTTAATGTAGTTCCGGCTAATGAATAAATGCTTGGACGTTGCAAAACGTCATTTACATAAACGTCAATTGATTCTTCATCTGCTGGTGAATCTGTTAATGTAAAGTCTACAGTTGATCCATCACCTGTAAAGTCTTGAGAAGTAGGAATAGAGTTAGATGTAATACTATTATTTGTAAATGAGAAGTTACCATTACCATCTGTTTGTAATACTTGTCCAACTGTACCATCAGCTATGCCAAGGTCTAATAAATCACTAATATCACTAGCAATTGTTATACCTTGTGAACCTGGAGTAGTAACCGGAGTAATTGTAATGTTATTACCAGCACGTATATCAATTTCATCAACACCTGACGCAACAATATCAGTTGCTGTTGTATCTGTTGCAGTATCATAGACATGCCACGTTTTAAATGTTGACTCAAGTTTTACTGTTACTGTACCGTCTGCATTGTCTGTAAGTGCAAACCCACCGTCTACGTCAAATTTTAATCCTGTTACATTTGATACTGATACATTTGATACTGGGTCATTAATTTCACTAACTGTAAGTTGTTGAGCTACTAAGGCCGCGTTTGTTGCTAAGTCTGCCGTCTGGAATGACGAAACAATTTCTGTTAATGAATCTAATGTTGCTGGATCTGTATTTGATAGTATGTCATCTATTTGCGATTGTAAGTTGCTTATAGCACTACTTGAACTTACTCCAAATAGTCCAGTATATGTAGCACCTGTAATATAAACACTTTTACCAGTAAAGTTTACACCATTAGGTAAGTTATCACCAATAAAGTTTAATACACCACTTTGATAATCAAAGAACCATTCGTCGTTGTTACCACTACCAGTAGTAAATACTTTGTTGCTTAAACTTTCAGCACCTGCTGAATCACCAGCAGTGTGAATATAAACATTTACTAAGTAAGTACTACCAAATTCTGTTGGAATCCAATCTGTAAGTCCTGTTTTCCAAGTTCTATTAGTTGATGCTGTAATATCTGCTGTTGCTTCTACTGCTGTTTGTAAAGTTACTACACCACTTGTTGTTCCAGGTTTTACTGCTGGAATATTACCTGCTTCAGCCCAAACTTTATCACCACGTAATAAAAGTGGACTTGGTATGCTTTCATTAGCCGCTAATTTATTAAAAACTGTATCTGTTTTAGAAGCGCCGAAACCGACCTTCTTAAATAAATAATCTAATTTTTGATTATCAGAGATTGCCATTAACTAGCCTCTCCTATTGATAGCCCTGTAATTTCTTTACCGGCTGATAGTGCAATTCTAACTAATACAACATTATCAGTTGCATTACTCATATTCTCACTACCTAATGTCATTGTATAACTTGAATTAATACTTGAACCTGTTGGAACAACGTCTGCACCTGTTAATGCACAACCGTTTGATCCATTACCACCGTTACCTGTATCACTACCTGGTACGCCAGCACCTGCATATTGAGATGTACATTCAAGCCAACCGTTTAAACCACTAGCACTATCAATAGCAGTGCCTGGTGCCGCTATCCACATACCTGCTATACCATTTGAATTAATATCTATATCAAAGTTAGCAACAACTTGTCTGCGGAATGCAAATGTAAAATATTGTGTTCCTGTATCTGCACTTCTATTTGGCCCTACTGGCAAATAGCCAGTTGATAAATCTGTTACAAAATGTTTTATATCTCCCCATCTAGTAGTTGCTTCTTGTGTTCCTTCAACTGCAACTGCTCCATTAAATAAACTGTTTGTATAAAAATTAGTACTACTAGTATACGAAGGTGTGTCTGTTGTTTCTGAAAGGAAGTCTGAAATTCTTTTACCGTCATCTGTGTAAGTACCATTTCCTAAACTATTTGCAACTGATATATCTTCTTCATCTATACCACTTGGACTTGCTGTATGTACTTGAATTAGTGTTGTATTATCTACATCAAATGAACCTGATCCATTTGAGTTTTTTGCTCTCATTTTAATTGACTGAATTGATCTTCTTGAACTTGTTGTAATTGGTAGAGTTAATGCTGTTATTGCATATGGTGTTCCTACGCCTGTGTCAGCAATTGGGGTTCCACTACTAAGCATAGTTGACGCACCATCTATATTGCTGTATGTAAAATCTAAATTATTAATAACATCGCCACTTGTACCTTCTTGGTTTATTGCACCTTCAACTTCAACTGGACTTGATGTGTTTTGATATGTTTGTCCTACAAAATTTTCTACTGTACTTCCTGTAAGAGTTAAACTAGGTGAACCTGTATTATAATATGGTATACCTGAAATAAATCTAAAAGTTCCTGGAACGTTTTCTGTAATAGTTCCAATTACACTAGTAGGTGTTGCTGTTAATGTATCTTTAACAAACTCAACAGTATTAGTTGCACCTGTTGTACTATGATTTAACTGCATACTGTTTACACCATTGCTTATACCTGAAGCTGATGTTGATACTTTTGCTTTAAATCCTTTGTATAATCCTGGGTGGTATATGCTATTTGCAAAACTTGTACTTGTTCCACCTGCATTTAATAAATTATAATCTTCTTCATCAGTTACTGTTAAACTAGCATTTGATCCAGTTTCATTACCACTAGTAAATGCTATGCTACCGTCTACTGCATTATTAACTTTTGCTTCTAATGTTCCTGCATCAGCATCATATGCATATGAAGTAATTACATCACTCTCAATATTACCTGCTGTTGCTGTTACCCTTTTAACACTGCTACCAGCAGTTAAACTAGTACCTGGAGTATTATCTGTGAAACTTGCCGCTAAGTATGGAGATGATCCTGTTGTATCACTAAATGATAATGTTTTAGCACTTAACCCATTGGGTGCAGTTGGCGAACTAGCATAAACTTTTAACTGTTTTGTAGTTGAATCGGGAATAGAGGAAGGTAATGCTGTACTATGCGTTAGCAAAGTTAATGTAACTGTATCCCTAGATGTTCCTGATGATGTACTTGGAGCCCATGTATGCAATAATCTTGCACCATTGACTCCTCCATCTGCAGAATCACTAGCAATGTTATCAACAGATGAGCCATCACCCCAATCCATTGAATATGTTACATCTGCACTACTTGTGTTAGTAGTATCGTTTTCTAAGTATAAATTATCACCTTCAACAACATACAAATTGTTGCCTGTTAATGCTGATCCGCCTGTTGCATTTCTATACAACTCCATAACTGCGTTTGGATCACTTGTAAAAATAGTAATGTAGTCTTGCCTTAATTTACTTGATGTTGAGCCTGTTCCTACACCTGCATTGTTAAATGCAGTAACAGTAACATCAAATGGGCTACCTGAGTTGGTAGCGTAAGTATGTGAGGGAGTAGAATCGGAAGTAGCTGTAGTTGAATTGCCATCACCCCAATCTACGGTATATCTATTAGGGTTTCCTGTTGCAGTAATAGTAAGAGTAGTATTAAGTCCTGCACCACCTGTTGTAGGATTAGCGGTAAAATCCACACCTTTAACAAATGTACTATTTTGTACATTTAACATTGCTTCATTTAAGTCGTCAATAGCATCACCTACTGTCGTACTTTGAAGCCATCCTTCAATTGCGCCATCTGTCCAACTACTATCTGAACTTACGCCCAATGTTAAATCAATGGCACTGCTACCACTGTTTGCTTCGAGGTATGATTTTGTTACAAGGTCTTGTGCATCTACTGGGTCTGATGCGTTTTTAACAATCTTTGCCGAAACATCGATGTTACTTGCCGCACCTGCGTCCAGTATTAAGTCAGATTCAGATTTGATCTTATCTGCACTATGATTTATATTAATAGCCAACTTCTATTCCTCACAATTTCGCCGCTCTTGCGTTTTTGTTTCTATTATTCTTTACTAACGTTGCTTTATGCTACGCTAGGTCCATAAACAGAAAGAATAGACCAGCCTGCACTTGTATAAATCATCTCTACACTTTGACCAGCTGTTGTGAACGCTACAGTACTGAAACCGTTCGCTGTACTAGGAGTTACAACAACTGTACCGGCTGGTGTCGCTGTAGTAACTATAACTTTTCTCTCACCCTCTATACCGTTTGATAGTGATAGTGCTAAATCTGTACTTGCGTCTACGTATACTGTGCCTCTAGTATCTAGTGAAACAGAATTTGTAGCTGACTTTGTTAATATTACTATTTTTTGTAAATACCCAACATTCCATGGATTAGTGTTACTACCTATATTATATTGTATGCCTGAGTCTATATTAGGTATAACATCGCTACTGATATTGGCATTTAATGTTAAGGAACCGCCTCCGTTACCTAGTGATATAACATCTCCGTTTACAACAAGGGTGCCTCCGATATACATATTACCGGCCGCATACGTTCCACCTTTATTATAAAGAGATGCACCTACTGGATCAACAGGAGATACGCCAACATCCAATGTGTTGGTGCTTTCTATAACTAATGTTCCAGAATCTGGATTAATGTGTGATGACATAATACTTTTTTCCTACTACTTCCTATTTATATAATTATATATGTATTTATCAAAGGTAAGATGTTTTGAACTGTCATAAGAAAAGACACATTAAATTAATAATGCGTCTTTTCCGTTAATAAGTTAAATAGGTAGGACTTGGTTACACCTACAAGCCGGAAACACAGATACCATTCTATAATTCCAGCAACCTAACCCCGCCAGTGACTGCGATGTGACTCCCTCTGTTTTCCAGATAAAGCCTGGGTACCACCCCTGGTTAGTCAAGTTAGAGCCTCTGGTAAGACCCTCTTCCTTGCACTATTAACAAAAAGTAATTAGTTTTTTGTTACTTATGTGTTTAATATATAACAGTTTTGCCTAAAGGTCAACCTTTTTTTTAATCTTTTTTTAATTTTATCCACAGCCAAAAAAATAGGCCCATTTCTGAGCCTATTTTTATGTAAAAAATTGTATTCTAGTAAAATATTACTGGAATGACAAGTTACTTGCGTTAACATCAATTTTAGAAACGTAGTCCGCCGCATTACCAAGAGATGAAGCCTGGTTATTTAGCTCAACATAGCCATAACGTGTCATAAATGATACTGTTGGCTCGAATGTTGCCGGATCTAATACTGTGCCTGAAGACATTAGTGGAATGTATGGGCAATAAAATGCTGCCGCATCAATTTCACCGTCGCCTTTATAGCCAACTAGTACTGGAGCATTATCTGCCGCGTACTGGTCAACAAAAACACGCATAGTGCCATTCAAAGTACCTACAAATTTAGTATTTGTTGGAGCTTCAAAAGGTCCTTCAGTTGTTCTTGCGAACGCTGAAGTTGTTGCACTTTGTAGTACTGTTAACATAGTTGGTGAAACAACGACATAGTTACCTGCACCACGACGTGTTCTTGCCGCGATTAGGTTAGCTGATCTGTTTATAAGAACTGCTAGTGCCGCATGTTGGTCTCCAACGAAAGTTGCTGTACCTGATACTGAACCTTGGTCATATGTATCAGTTGCCGCGCCTGCTAATGTACGTAGTGAACCGATCACTTCTTGATCAATCTCAGCAGTAATTTCTTGGGCAAGTGCCTGCATAATTTCTGCTTCAACGTCTAGACCGTGCATTGCGTTTGCGTCTTGAGCCGCTTCAAACGTCCAACGAGCACTCAATTTACGAGTTTTCGCTTCAACTGTTTGCTTCAATACTTGGATAGAAAGTTTCTTTCCAGCTTCTGCTTCTAAAGAAGAAGTTGAAGTTGCTGCGCCTGCTGATGCGTTTGCATCACCTGAGTATCCTTTTGCAATTGCAAATGGAGATAAAGCTTCATCACCTGCTGAAACGCCTGATGCTGTTTCGCCATATCTTACTCTAAGTGTATGTATTTGTCCTACTGGACCTGTCATAGGCTGTACGCCTACAAGTTCGTTTGCGATAACTGTTGGCATCACACGTCTGATAACTGGAAGAATCACTTTGTTAAGTGATGCAACGTTACCCGCCATAGTTGTGCCAGCTGTAGCTGATTCTGAAAGGTAGCTCTTAGTGTTTTCAAGAACTGATTCCATTACAACCTTTTTGTTACCTTCTAAGCCATCTGTTAGGGCGTCTTTTGTAACGTCCCAATTTTCAAATAGATTCTGTGTCATTTGGAATTCTCCTTAGTTGATTCCTGCTAACTTTTTAAGGTTAATAATTTCGGCTTCACTATCCGTGTTTGCTGGAGTGTTAGCCTTGTTACCGGTAATCTCAGTCTTCTGAGATTCTGTTAGTGTTTTTTGTGAATCTTTGTTTGTGCCTGACTCATTAAGTACCGTTGGTAGGTATTTGTTGAATTGGGCTTTTAACTTGCTTGTAGCTATGCTTTCAAGTAAGTTGTTCATTAATTCACGTTTATCTTTGGCCAAAGGAGACATAAGTTCAGTTATAACTGCCTCACGCTCACGGCTTTCATTAATTCTAGCAACTTCATTTGTTGCTTCAGTAATTTTTGCCTCTTTAGCTTCAATTTCTTTTTGCGATTCTTCAATTTGAGTCTTCGCATCTGAAAGTTCTTTTGAAAGTTTTGAAATATGTGTTCCCTCAGCGATATGCGAACCCATAAACTCAGCCGCAAAAGTTTCGAACAGTTTACGTCCGAACATATTTTCTTTTGCCTGCTTAATATCTTCTTTTAACGTACCTAATTCTGTTGTAAGTGTCTTATCAACAATAGTAGCTAGTTTTGTAGAAGCCTTGTCTATGAAGTCAGTTTTTGCTTTGGTAATCATTTCTTTACCTTCTGCAACAAGTTTTACCTTTTGTTCAATAAGGTCTTTCTTGTCTTTATGGAATTCATTAAGTTCTGAAGTAAGTTGTTCCATCACAAAGTCTTCTAACTTCTCAAAATTGCTTTCTTGAAGTTTTCTGTCGTTGCGTAGTTCGCCAATTTCCTTTTTAAGTGTTTCCATAACAAACTTATCAAGGAGCTCAGCATGTTCTGCGATTTTACGTTTATACTCAACTTGAGATTCAACTGCCGCTTTTTTATCTGCTGCAAATTCTGCTAATTCAGTTTTAATTGTATCTGATACCATTGCATCTAGTGCTTCCACCATTTGCGTTTTGTCAGTTTCATATCTGTTAGCGAATTCTTCACGTAATTCGGCAGTGATCTCTTCACGAGCTTCACTTAATCTTGCTTCCCATGCTTCTGAAAGTGTTGAACGCACTTCCTCAGATAGGACTTCTGAACTTAGGAGTTGTTCTATTGCATTTGCCATTTAGCTTCTCCTAATATCTAGTTTTTCAATGAACTTTAATACTTCCTTCTGGAGGTATTGATTTGCTATTGTGTCGTCTTTTACTGCGGATGCAACGTCAAGTAAGATGTTACCACGTTTACCATTCATAATTTGTTCATATAAAGGGTCTGGGTAAGCATCTGGTGCACTTGGATTAGCAACAAGATCAACTGTTTGAATTTCAAACTCGCTAACATTGCCGCTTTCTGTTACATTTCCACTACCTCTTGACGAAACGCCAAGTTTTACTCCATTCTCTATAAGGGTTTTACAAATATTTCCCATTGGAGTAGGTAACAGTTTTAATCGACCATAACCGTCTTGACCGTCCATCCACATTTTTTCAATCATGTGACTAACACGGTCTAAATTAACTTGCAAATCATCTGGATGATCTGCCTCGCCTAAAACCGAATATCCAGTTTCAATTTTTTCTTGTATTGCTTTAACAGCTTTTGAAATTTCATTAACTGGGTAAACTCTTGAGTTTTGATTACGAGTATTTCCTTGTACAAAGATACCTTGCATAAAAAGGCTTTTACCGTCCTGAGCTGTCTCAGTTATGATTTTAGCCTGATCATATGTTAGGTTCTCTTTAAGTGTAAGCATAATTATTCAGCTTTGCCTTTTTTCTCAGCGCCATGACCTTTTGGTTCTGCTTTAAGATCGCCTGCCTCTTGTGGGCCATCAACGTTCATATCTTTAGCATCGCCTGTTAGGCCTTTTTTGCTGCCGTCTGAAGATTTCTTAGACATGTCTACTGCTTTGCCGCCCATATCGTTTTTACCTGCAACTGGTGACGCTTTACCGTCATCGCCTGCTGGCATACTAACTGGAGCTGCTTTTAGTTCTGCACCTTCTTCGATTTCTTCTGTTTTTTCATCGGCTTCATCTTTTGCTTCTTCTACTTCCTCTTTATCAGATTTAGTATCTTCAGCTTTAGTGTCCTCAACAACAGCAGTTTCTTCCATTTCTGGTTCCATTTCTAGTTCTGGTTCCATTTCTGGTTCCATTTCCATTTCTGGCTCTTCTGCTGGAGCTTCGTCGCCCATTACTTTAGCAAATTCTGCTTTTAGATCAGCTAGTGCGTCTTCAACGTCTACTAACTTATCTTCAATCTCTGCGTGATCTTCTTCGTGACTGTCTACTTCACCGTCACCGTCCATATCAGCTTCGCCATCTTCATCTGATAATTCCATTTCAGCTTCTGGTTCTGTTAGTTCAGCTTCGGGTGCGTCTTCGCCCTCAGAATCTTCACCATACATCTCTTCTGCTTCAATTTCGTCATCATCTTCTTCGATGTCGTCAATGAAGTCGTCAGCTTTTTCGTCGCCTATTGCTTCATCTATATCTTCTTCCGCTACTTCATCTTCAACAACTTCGTCTGCTTCGACTAAGTCATTCCAGATTTCACGTGCTTTTTCTACGAATGCTTCGTGTAAGAGGTCAGAAGCTTTAGCCTCCTCACCATTAACTAGGCTTTCTATTACTTTAATATAACGTTCGCGAGTACTCATTTGACATTCTCCTTTATCGAGGTTATAACGTATGTATTTAGTCTTGGTTTACGGTAAGATGTCTTAAATACAAAAAAAACCGTGGTTTTGACGCCACGGCTATGATTTTTGTCGTTATGTAGGTGTATTACTTATTCTTTATCTTGGCTAGTGCCATACTGTAATTGCACGTCTTCTATCTTATCTGCATGTTCAGATCGTGTCATTTCACGTCTATTTCGCATTTTATTTAAATGTTTTAACGTCAACTTAGGTCTACGAGTATCATCTTCGTCCCATTTATTGAAGTTATCATCTTTTGCGTTTTGTGCTAATTCATTAAATCGCATCGTCTGGTACTCCTGTATCTCCACCAGCATCTGGTACTTCTGCACCGCCAGTGTCTCCTAAGTCGGATTCGGGTTCTGCATTTTCTGCGTCGACATCAGTAGGTTGGAAACTATCTACGTCTGAGCCTCGTAATCCCATTCCACCCAAGTCACCGGTTGCTGAGCCCGATGGTTTATTACCTGCTTGGTTTTCTTCTTTCCACATTCTTTCATTCTCAACCATTTCTTCTTCGTTAAGTCCTAAGTATCTTGCAAGTATAAATCTTCTTGATAGATAAGGAACACCTTCAATAGAACTGAATAGATTTGCTTTTTGTGCATCAATTTCAATTGTTCTATATTGTGAGAAACTTTGTGGTTCAGTAAATGATAAATCAAATAAACTAGCACTAATATCTAGTCCTCTGTGTTTACAAAATAATTTAAACTCATGGTCTAATGCTTGTTGTAGTGTTAGTTGTAATCTTTCACAATACTTCGCAAAACGGAATTCTTGAATCATTGCTGTACCTATACGTCCGTCATTAAACGCCGCTATACCGTCTTCACTTCCAGTAGGAAGGTACGATGTTGGTACACGAAGTCCACGCATTAACTTGTTATTAAAGTATTTTAAATCATCAATCTCACCAAGGTTTTCACCACCCGGTAAAACTTCAACTTTAGATCCACGTCCTTCTGCTGTTTGTGCAAAGAAATAATCTTCCATTATTGATAACGGATTATAAGCCGCATCAACAACTTTAGTACCACCACCACTCATATTTGGAATACGTGTTTGGTGTACCTCGTTTTTAACTCTTTCAACAAAGCCCATTGCTTTGTGTGCTGGCATATTACCTACGTCAATATAGAACACACGTCTTTCAGGTGCTCTTTGTACACGATAGATAATAATACTATCTTCTAATAATTCTTTTTGTTTATAAACTTTAAATACAGGTTCTAAAATACTATCACCAAATGGCCAGTTACTATTCATTCCATCTGATAAACTAACATGTACTACATGCGTAGAGTCTACTGCAAATTCTGAATTCATACCTGATGAGTTTGGTGTTACAATACCTGCATTTCCTTTTCCTACTGTATAACCTGTTGTAGGATTAACTGCTGTAGCATCTTGATGTTTTTTAGTATCTGTTGCTACTAACTCTTGTAAGTTAAGTGCAATATTTTTAATAACGTATTGATCAATTCTTCTGCCTTCGCTTTCATTGACAATTGTTTTTACTACATCACCGGATTGTACCGCAATAAGTTTATATGTTTCTGGATCTCTAATAAAAAATTGATCTCCATATTTAATGCAAGATCTAAACATAGAAAAAATTCTACGTTCAAAGTTATTAATGTTAACCCATTGTTTTAATGTAGTTTCTAATGCAGTTACTTCTGAATCAGTTGGATTTGTTTTATATTGAATTTCAAATGGTATATTAGATTCTGGATGTAATTGTGTACTAAATTCTGCAATTGTATCAAGTGCCGCATTAATTTCACTGTCTTGATCCATTTGATCATATTGTGTGTAACGTTCAATACGGTTTGGTTGGCCCGAGTATACCTCTGGTAGCCAACTCTGCCAACGGCTGGTATTCGCTGATCCGCTTGTTCCATCCATTGGATTATATCTTGTAAAGTGTTTTTTCCAACTCATAGTGTGTTTTGCCTCATTCTATTTGTATTTATCTATTGTTTAACCGTTTATGTAACCCATTGCAATTCTGGCTTCTTTGCTAAACTGAATATTCTCTTTTATTTGAATTTCTTTTTCAAGTGATGTTATCATTAATTTTGTTAATCTTATCTGTTCCTCTATTTGCCTTTTCTTTGCGTTTCCTACCGCACCAGAAAAATCCCTAGGAGTATTAGTTATTATATTAGGATTTGTAAGAGTTGTCAACCTTTCTTTCAACATTGGAAGGTCTTTTTCAGTTGCATTTGCTGGTAAATCAGCTACATTTTCTAAAACAGTCGTAGCTGACACTTTAGATGTGTCATTTTTACTAGAATTTACTGTATTATCTTTAGATTCTACTGTAGCATCGCTATCTTCTTTATAATCATTAAATAAACCATTTAACCAATCTGAACCATCAGCTAATAATCCAGTTACAAATTCCAACTTCTCACCCATATCTTGCATAGGATATGTAATAAACTCTTGGGCTGTTAGAAACATTTTTGACATATCATTCATTGCTACAGTTGATTTACCACTTGCTTCTTGCATTTTTGCTTGAATCTTTTTTTGTTCTTCCATATTTACGCCTTCTAACTTACCAAAGTTTTGCATTATTAAGTATAAACTATTTTGCAAACTCTGTACTCTACCAATACCTTGATTACCTGCGGCAACGGCCGCTAATCTTTCTCTATCATATGTTGCTAATATATCTATTAAAAAAGTTTCAGATAATTTACCACCTGTAGTTTCTGCATCTTGAACTGTTTCATTAATTTTTGTAAGTAATCCAGGAAGTGCTACTTCTAAAGCACCTACTGCTTCACCATCCATTGCACGTAATACTTGTATAATATCAAAATTACCCATATTGTGAGAAAACTGAGCTGTTGCATTATTCATTGCTGTTTGTACTTGTCCCAATAAATCAGATGGTCCAACATCTGAAAATAGAGAAATTTGTTTTGCAAGAGATTCAACTACGTCTGCTGTTTTTTCTAATCCTTGATCTTCTATTGCCGCAAGTCCTGCCGCTAAGTTTGTGTCTGACAATGCACCTAACATTTTTGCCATTGTCTCACCTCTAGTAAGTGCTGTTAAGTTTGCTATTGCTCCTGATTCAAGTACTAATGATTTAAAACTAGCCTCAAGTGCTTCACCTTCTCCTACTAGTTGTTTATCTAACTGTCCTGTTATACGTTGCGTTTCTATATAACCTGCATAAGCATTCATTAAATCTACGTTTGACATACCCAAGTCACCTAATATTTCTGAATTATCAGAAAGTCTTTTAAACATTCCTATATATGCTTGAGCACCTCGAGATACATCTCCGCCTATGCCTACCATTGTTCCACCAAAATTACTAATAATTGATGCAAAACTTTTATACGTTATACCTGCTTGAAAACTGTCTTTATATAATTGATCAAATACATCAGCAGTGTCATATACAATAGCACCGGAGTCTATCATCATTTTTTGTACTTCAGCAAACTGTTCAAACTTGGCTGCATTCCAACCTGCCCATGCTAACCCAATATCTACTGCTACGTTGGCTACTTGTCCTAAAGTTTTTGTCATCATCTTAGCAAATGGAATTTGTGCCGCTGTACTTTTGTCTAACTTGCCTGACGCTCCTTTAAGTTTCTTTACTATATCTTCAGTCGCACTAACCATACTAGTTAATGGCTTCTCTGAATCACCAAAGAAAGTAGCAGTGTCTTTTATTTGCTGTGCACCTTTTAATAATAAACTTGATCTACCTTTTGCATTTTCTTCATTTGCCTTAGAATTTTTTACTCCAATTTGTAAATTCTTTTCTACTGCTTCTATAATTTCATCATCTAACTTAGTGTTCTTTTTAACATCACCTAACATTTCTTTAGTAAGAGAAACTGCATTCTTTGATTGCATTGCCAATGCTTCCATTGTTGTTTCACTTGCCCAAGCTGGTACCTGAAGTATTAAATCATCTGAAATTGGTATTTGATTTGTTTTATCAGCCATTATTCAACTGTTGCCTCCTCTTTTCCTAATAATTCAACTTTCTTTGCTTGTAACTTTTCTTGGTATGATAATAATTCATTTAATTCATCTTGTTGATCCATTAATAAGTTCTCTAAGTTTTGTCTTTGTTCATCTGTAATTTTTTCTCCCTCAATAACTTCACCAGTTTCAGGATCTGTCCAATCAGGTGCCATTCCATCTTTAGCATCTAATATTGCTTGTAACTCATCTGTAGATTCTCTCATTTGTTTAATTTGCATCTCAACTATTTGGACATTAGATACAACATTACCTTCATTTATTTGTGATAACCTTTTGTCATGTATTGAAGCTCTGTGTTCTTCCCAAAAAGTTTCAAATCTATTATCACCTTGTTCGTCACCATGAAAAAGTTTGCTTACGCCTCTACCAAATCTCATCAAACTTCCAGATAACGTTCTAAATCCAGTTGCCATGCTACCAAATCCAGGTGTTAATAGCTCTTGCATTTCTTGGAATGCAATTGCCATATTATTCATTACTTCTATACTAGTATCTGCATTATCAGCAAGATTTGCATAATAACCTGATGTTAATGTATCTGTGTCTGACATTAAAAACTCTTCAGCACCTGCCGCTGTTTTAGCTGATGCAAGTAATGCGTTAAGTGCTTCAAGGTTAGGATCACCTGCTGTTACTTTAAATGGTACATCTCTTATTAATTTAAAAAACTTCTTATAAGCATCTACTGTTTCTGCTTCAGTTTTAAATTGCCCTGTACCTATTTTTTCAACAAGATCAATAAGTGCTTCTGACGCACCTGGAGCACCTTGTAAAGTTTCTATCATTGTTTTGCTTATATTATTTGCCGCTGTCTGATCAAAACTAATATCACCCACGAATCCTGTTATGACACTTTCCATGGCTCCAGCAAAATCTGCACCAAATAATTGTTCATTTAATACTCTAACAAGACCGGTTGCGTCTGAAATGTTTTTACTAGCTTGTTCGCCATATGTTTTTTCAATAAATGCTTTATTTTGCAACAACCCAACCCTTAAATCAACATTATTCCTTGCCTCATCTCTTAATCTTAATGCTTCTTCTCTTTGCATTCCAAAAACATCACCAGTAAATAATGCAAGGTTATTTGCTGATCTATATGAATCGATTACTCTTTTTCTACCAACTTCATTCATGGAAGTTAATTCTCCTAGCTGATATAATGTTTGTATTTCTTGAGCAATGAATCTAGTTTGGTCTTGTATTCCCATTCCAAAGTCTCTAAATGTTTTGTCTTGATCAATTTCTTTTGCAAACTCTGCTAATCTTAAAGCACCTTCGAATAAATTTTCTTCTGCTTGAACAAGAAACGGTTTAGACTCTGCCATTAAATCAGTAAAGTCTTTTAGTCCCATTCCTAAATCTCTAGTTGCAAATCTTAAGTTAGTCCAATGATCTACATCACTTACTACTGCACCAAAGTCTATTAACTGTCTAGCTTGTTTTTCTTGCTCGGTTAATAACTTTGCAAAAATTATACCCATACCTGTTGCTACTACAAGTGGAGTACCTGCATGTCTTGCCACCATTTTAAGACCCGAAGCCCATTTTCCCATTCCTGCTCCCATGTTTGACACACCTATACCAGCATTTGCCATAATCTTTGCTGCCTCGTGTGCTAATTCAGCGGTAGCATTAACAGGATCACTGCTTTTCATTATTACATTCATTGCACCGCCTGCTACTTTTGTGGCTTTTACAGTAGCTTCACCGGATGCTGTAACTAGATCTTCTGCTTCTTCTGCGTCAGCACTTAATGCTCTTATAGACGCCGCATCTTTTTTACCTAGCACAGCCGCAATCATGGCCATAGTAGAATTGTTTATGGTCATGCTAGAGCTTACTTTTTCTAATGTAATCTCAGTTGCCCAAGGATACTGTTGATAAATTAGGTCTATTTGTTGTTGGTCCATAATGCTTTATTAAGTGGTATTTTAATTCAGATAAATACTATTGTATATACGTTACTACTATTTATGGAAATCATAATATACGTATATAATTGGAGAAATACAAAACATGACAAACCCATTAATTCAAGCATATAGAAAGCCTGCTTTATACATTCCATTACCAAGTGGCGGTAAATTCTACAAAAAGAAGCCGAAACTTAGCATAGATAATGAACTGGCAGTATATGCTATGACAGCAAGGGATGAACTTATTACTAAAACCCCAGATGCTTTGTTTAACGGAGAAGCTACAATTAGTTTGATTAAAAGTTGTTGCCCTGATATTGTTGAACCAGAAACAATGCCAGTAAGCGACTTACTTGTAATCTTAGTAGGTATTAGACAAGCAAGTTATGGAAAAAATATAGACATCGATGTTAAATGTCCTAAGTGTGAGTTTGATAATCAATTGCAATTAGATGCAAATATAATGTTATCAAACGCAAAAACTGGCACAATTGAGCAAAGTGTAACATTACCAAGTGATTTTAAAATTATTTGTAATCCATACACATTAAACGATAGAACTATGTTACAAGTTCAACAAATTAAACAAAACAAAATGATACAAGGATTGGCTAGTGAGAAACTAGAAGATGCTGAAAGACAAGATCTTTTTGGAAAAACATTTGTTGAAATTGCAGAACTTACTGTTAGTTTAATTACTAATAGTATTGTAAGTGTACAAGGTAAAGACACTGATGTTATCACAGATAAAGATACTATTAAAGAATGGCTACAAAATATTACTAAAAATGATTACGAAGTAATCAGAACTAAAATAGAGGAACTAAGCGAAAGTGGCTTAGAAACTAAATTTGCTGCCAATTGTCAAGACTGTGGACATAGTTGGAAGACTGGTGTGGACTTAGACGTCGCAAATTTTTTCGGGGGTTGATAGCTTCTCGTCAACCCGAAGACATTGTAAAATTAGTTGAACAGTATAATAAGGATTTAGAAACTACAGAAGGTAGCTACTTAGATGTAGTTATTCGTAGTGAAGGTGCGGTTAGTTATAAAGACATTCTGCAAATGCCTGTGAGCAGTATTAAACTCTTAATAGAACGTATGAATAGTCGTGTTGAGGAAATTAATAAAGCAAGAAAAGGTAATAGACGTTAGTGGCCTGTTATTAAATTATAATAATCTTCTGGCCAACTGTCATAATATGTGGTGTTTTTGTGTAAATGTTTACGTTTTTCATGTAAATCGCTTTTTCTTTGAACAAACACACAGTCAGTAAAGTTCTTTACAAAATGTCCACTTGTTCTTGTACTAGTAAAATATAATAAGTGAGGATGTTTTTCTCTAAGCTCTGCACAAGTCTTTTCTATAAAAGACATATCATCTACATCACCCAACCAACAAATAGCCATTTGGTACTTAACATGGTCAAATGATTCTAAAGCCAGAACATTGTCACGTGCATCAACAAACTGTAATGCATTTTTAATTCTTGCACTTTTTGCATACGGACATATAGGATATCCATCATCCTTTAAAGGCTCAACTGATTCTTCTGCAAACTTTAAAAATTTAATCCGAAATTCGTCCAACGTCATGTATATGTTTTCCTGATATAATTGATGTCTTCGACATCATCAACTTCGCAAAGCTAATCGCTTTGCTCGTTGTTGTTGCTTACGCTTTATACACTTATTTATGTTAATTTATATTGAATTTAAATGACTACTTGACAAGATGCTTTATTCACACTTAGCCTTATACAGGCCAAGTGTAAATTGTTCTTGACATAGAACTCTACCCACAGATACTATAGTAAACCTAGTTTAGCACCTAGGAAGGGCGGTTACGCGGTACCCTTATTACATACTGCTTTATAACGCAGAAACACCCATTGCCATAGTATCAACTTTGGGTTGTCCTCAAGTTCCAAATTGTCAGGAGAGCTTGATCATTTTGATTTGTCAAATCAGTGCATTGACTTATAGGCACACCAGTTCTGGTCACAATGAAGTAACCTCAAGGTGAGTCGAGCGAATCTCGACCAATCAGGGCCTTGTAGCCTATGTTAGTTTTTATTAGCCTAAAATTGTATTTGAGTTGGAGCCGGACTTTAAGTCTGTATGAGTTTTGGTTTTACACTATTAGTTATCTTATGCTTTAATTATTAGCTGATAATAAAGTTAAAACGCTACTTTTGTTATAATAACAAAAATTTAATACGTTGTCAACCTTTCTTTAAGTGTTCCGTAAGAATTTTTGAACTACCCACCCTTACGTTAATAATGCCGTTATAGTATTCATCGGTTTCTAATACTCTACGGTCAAATTGTTCTTTTGCTTCCATGTAACTTAATACACCTTTACTAGGACAATAATGTAAAATTTCTCTAGTAAATTTATTTGAACCAAGTGTTAGGACATCTGCGTTTAAATGATCTGATGACCCCCAATAGTCTTGCCAATCACTTTCTTTATATCCACGTCTTTTATTCTTTTTACCTTTAAGTGGTGGCTTAGTTGTTTTAAATCTTGCTAGTTTTTTACCTATGTATTTTTTATTGTTAGTAAGATTTGTAATTACATATACAAATCCTTCGCAATCATTAGGTAATTCATTGACTATTTTATTTTTATATGTCCATGGACAATTATTCTTCTTTGACCCATTCATTTATTGTTTTCCTAATCAAGTCTAAAGTATCTATACCTAGTTCGTCCTTTTTTATTGTTTCCGGTGCATGTAATAATACATAAGTCCATTTTTCGTGTAATTCTAATTCTTCTTGTTTGTTATATGTATTACGCATCAATTACTTCTACTTCAGTGTCAAATGTAGTGAAGCCATTTTCTTTAGTAACTTGTAGCACTCTGCTAACTCTACCTACTAATTCATCTCTGTGTGAAATAAGTAAAATATTCTTATTTCTATCACGTTCAAATTTCTTTAACACACCTAATGCACTATCAACACCAACTGTGTCCATACCACTATCAACAAGTTCGTCTATACAAACAAAGTTAATAGGATGATTCATACTTTCAAATACATCACGGAATGCCCAACTAAGTCCAAGTATAAGTCTATTACGTTCTCCCCTTGATAAATTATCAAAATCTAAATCTTGACCAAGTTGTGTAATAGTTACAGTTAAGTCACTTTGAAATTCTACTTCATGCGGTAAACCTAGTCGTGTAATATAATATTCTAAACGTGTGTTTAAAAATTGTAAGTTTTGTTCAATAATCTTTTTACGAATAAAACTATCTTTGTTAGTTAATAGTTTTAATAAAAAGTCTTGATGTTCTCTTAATTCTTCAAGTGTATTTACTTCTTCCCAATCTACATCTTGTAATCCTGTATTTTTTAAAACATCAATTTGTTCTATATACGGATTAGTTTCGTTTGCGGCATTAGTCATTGATGATTGTAACTTATCTATTTTACTTTGATGCTTATATGCTTCTTGTAAGGTATTATATTCAATTGTGGGAGCATTTCCAATTTCACCAATGGCAGTAATTGCATTTGTGTACGATTCAATTAATTCGTTCTCTTCAGTAATTTGAGTTTGACTTTCATTTACAAGTTCTGTTTTTTGAGAAACTATTTTATCATGTTGTTCATCATGAATATCTTGTCCACATGCATAACATTTATGTTCTAATGTAGCAGTTAAATCTTCTTGTGCCTTATCTAAACGTTTCTGTTCACGTTCAGAACTACTTGTAAGTCTAGCTATTTCAGCATTTAAAGTATCTATTTGGCCTTTCTTTTCATTAAATTCAGCAAACTCTTCGTGTGCTTTTATTTCTTTATCAATGTCAATATGTTCTAATGCTTGTATCTCACTAGTATATTCTTGAATACGTCCTTCTAGTTGTGAAGCCCATGTCTTTTCTCTACGTTCAAGATCTTTAATACTATTATTAATACGTTCGTTTGCATCTTCTACTCCTTTAAGTCTATATGTTTCTTCAGTTATTCTGTCTTTAGTATTTTTTAATAGTTCTTTAAGTATATCAGCCTTCTCACTAAGTTTAGTAATTCCTAACAATTGCTCAATCATGTCACGTTGATCATTTGCTCTCATACTTAAAAATGGTTCAGTGTATGTATTCAGTGCAATAATATGCTTAAACATATTATGAGTCATACCAAGTGTTTGTTCAATTACGTGTTGGCTTTCTCTGCCTTGTCCTTGCATTTCATCTGTAATGCCGTCGTCATTGCTATCTACGTCATTAACTAGATATTTAAATACATTGGGTTTGCGTCCACGCTCAATACGATAATTTACACTGTCTATTTCAAAATCAACAGTGACCATCATATTTTTATTATTAGTTTTATTAACTAAGTTATCTTTTTTAATACTGTATAACGCACTACCAAATAATGCATAACTTAATGCATTAATAATTGTTGTCTTACCTGTACCATTACGTGATCCATCACCACCTAAATCTAAATTATTACCTAATACAAGTGTTAGCCCTGCATCATCAAAGTGAACAGCCTGTGTGACATTGCCCACACTCATAAAGTTCTTTACGGTGATATTTTTAATTATTAGCATTTATGTTGTTAGTCCTCTGTAAATATCTACTAGTAGTTGCTTTTTAATAGTATCACTTTGTACTGAGTTAAGTTGCGACAGTACAATGCTATCTACGTTTTCTACTTGGATATCAACTCCTTTATTCCAGTCTTGTGTATGTTCTTCTTTTTTGCTAGGCATAAGAGCAATCTCACGTAAGTTGTATTGTTTAATAAATGTTTCTTTAATAAAGTTTGCTTCTTCGTATGTAATACCAACATCTAATGTAACACGGCAATGTGTTTTATCAGATAAGTATTTGTCTGGGTTATCTATTAATTTACTTAATGTTAAAGTTCTATACTTAGGAGCATCTGGCCATGCTAGATATTCTATATTGCCATCCCAATCTAAAAACATGCATCCTCTGTCGTCGTCCCATGTATCAGCATAGTTATGTGGGAAACAATTGCCTGGGTAAATTACATTGCCACGTTTTTGTCTTTTATGAAAGTGTCCACTAAAAACCATCTCAGGTTTTGATAAGTCTTCTGCTTTAAGACCTCCTGTGTCTGGCATTTGTACAAGGGCATTCATATAAAAGTCTGGCAATTCAAAATGACCAAACATAAATTTACATTCAATTTGTTTTAACTTTTTCCATTCGTCATCACATAGCCAAGGAATAAATGCTACGCCATCTTCAATAAGCATTTCCTTGTTTACCATTCTAATTTTTTTGAAGTCCTCAATCATTGATAAACTATGAATCTCACGCTTTTCACGATAATATAAATCATGATTACCAGTGATCATTATAATCTCATCAAAGTTCTCATTAAGTCTTCGTAAGTTACTAGTGGTATAATTTAGTGTGCTAACATTGATACTAGCACGATTGTGATGCCAATCTCCTAAGAAGAAACATTTTTTAATGCCTCTTTTATGAGCTTCAGCAATCATCCATATGATAAAATCTTCACAATCCTGGTTATGATATCTACTGTTATTCTTCATGCCAAAGTGAATATCAGTAAAGATCACTGCTTTGTCAAAAAACATTTACTCTCCTGTTTCTTCAGTTTCTTCGTCGGGAATTTCGTATGTTGTTACTTTTAACGTAGGATTTTCTAGTTTCTTTTTTTCTTCACTTCTAAGATGAGCTTCCCATTCTGCATTAAATGTTCTAGTGCTACTTGGATTTAGCCCTTCTTCTTCTAGTAAGTCATCTCTAATATTTTGACTACGTTTTTCTAAGTTTAAAACTCTTGTAAAACTATTATTAATTGCCGCAGTATAATAAGCAAATGGGTTTTGACTCTTAAGTTCATTAAATTGTAAGCCAATTTGTGCAAGTTGTAACAACGCCTGCCCACGCATCTCATCTACATATGTGTATCCACGCCAGTTACCTCGCATACTATAACGTTCGCATAGTTTAATATACATTTTTGCTAAAGAATCTGTTGTTTGTCCATGATGAACATTAAAATGACCGTTATCTTTTCCACCTTCCCAATGGCTTCTAACTACTTCATTCCATTTGCCATTCTGCATTGCATAATGTTTAAATGGAGGAAAATTACATTTACTATGTAAATCTGCTTCTGATTTTGGTTTATTTTTTCTATTTTCTTCTGGTATATGATCAAATGTCATTACACGTACTACAATGTCATCATCTTTAATAGTATCAATATCAACTGCAAAATCTGCAGCTCTTGGTTTAGTTTTCTTTCCTGTTAAACCTTGCTCCCATCGTCCTACTTCAACTTGGTGTGCTAACTTTTGTAATCTTGTTGCTCTGTTTTGTTTTGCTTCTGCAATTGCTTCTTTTGTTATTTCTTCAAATCCGGTTACAATAAGATCAAAATGTGTATAATTATCATCTTTAGTCCAACAATACGTCATTTTACTATTATGTATTTCTCTTAACAAATCTTTATTTGTTAAGTAAAAAGTTTTCTTTTTGGTTGTCATAATGTGAAAGTTCCTTTATGTAATTAGTATTATACGGCATATGCCATGTCTGTGTCAACCTGTTTTTTTAAATTGATAAATACTACGAACGGAGAAGTAATTATGTTAATTGAACATGTTTTAAAAGAGGGCGTAGACAACATAGCTGTATTTTATGGCGGTCGTTTTCAACCTATGCACCAAGGACATCACGATGTTTATAAACATCTAATCCAAAAGTTTGGTGCTGATAATGTATTTATCGCCACAACATTTAGCCAAAAAGCTGTGAAAGCACACTCACAGGGCGACTACGGTAGTGATCCTTTTACATTTGATGAAAAGGCAAGTATCATGAATAAGATGTTCAATATACCCGGTGATAAGATTATTAAAACTAATCCATATAGACCAGACATGGCAGCGGCAGGTAAAGACCCAGAAACTACTGCACAAATACTTGTGTATGGTGAAAAAGATGCTAATAGACTTGCTACAGGTGGTGAAGGGTTCTTACATAAATTACCAACCGATATGAATGAATTAGTTCCTACAGCACAAGAACGAGGCTACGTATATGTAGCACCACTTATGCAAGGTGGAATGAGTGCAAGTGATTTCCGTGCAACAATGGCTAAAACAATGGACGAAAAAGAGAAACAACAAGCATTTACAAAGTTTTTTGGCAAATTTGACGAACAAGTTTATCGTTTTATTGAGGAGAGATTAACATAATGGCAGGCGTAACAAACAAAGCAAAATTACTAATGAAAGAAAAAGGTAAACCATTTTTCTTAGGTTCTGGTAGATTAACTCATGAGCAAAGTATATTAAACCCACTTAGTAATGACGGTGGTGTAGTGTTTCCTTTAACACCTACTATTCAAATGTCACATAGTGCTAACTATGGAACATATGATGTGACTGGATCAATATATCAACAAAATTATTATATTAACACACCAAATCCGCCTATATCAATAACAGCATTGTTTCCTTCTAATACAGCAGAAGAAGCGGCATATACAGCGGCGTCATTACATTTTTTTAAATCATGTATGAAATCTGATTTTGGTTCACAAGCAGGAGCTACAGCAGGTACTCCACCACCAATATTAAAGTTTAGTTGTTATGGCTCAGTACATGCCTCAAACGTTCCGTGTGTTATTAGAAACTTTACATACACATTACCAGAAGACACAGACTACGTAGAAGTTAAAGCAGGAAACGGTGAAATGATTGCCGTTCCTACATTATCACTAGTATCAGTAGAACTAGTACCTCAACTTCCACCAAAAGCAGTTAAAGATCGGTTCAACATAAGAACATATGCAAGTGGAATTGCATTAAATGATGGCAACCCAGACGGATTTATATAATATGGCAAATTACAGAACAGACAGTTTATACAGAGATACAAAAATCATTAATAAACAATATTTAGATGTATTAGATGTTAACAGTATTGATATAGCTAATACAGCAACTAAACTATTAATACTAGAAGAAAAATATAATGAGAAACCAGATCTGTTAGCATACGACTTGTATGGTAACGCAAAATTATGGTGGGTGTTTGCTTTATTTAATCAAGACGAATTAGCAGATCCTATTGTAGATTTTAAAACAGGCTTAAAAATATCAGTTCCTATAAGGTTCTCATAACATGGCATTCGAAGATACAACAGGAACATCAACAGTTAAAGAAATTAGAGAAATAAGAAATCTAACTACTTTAAAAAACACTGTTTCTCCTAATTGGTTAAGTTTAGTTGATAGTCCAACATATCTTTGGACATTATATCTTGTAAGCAATGAAATCTGGAATGATCCTAACTTAATAGGAAATGATGATGCGGCCTTAAACAACAAACAAGCATTTATTGTTGCTAAACAAGGAGTAGACGCTGAATTTAGTTTAGACAATTTTATGTCGTTAGCAACAATCACACCAGGACAAAAACATGGTAATGCTACTCCTGGTATAATACAATTTGATTTATTTGAAACTTTAGGATTTACATTTATGGATAGAATTCTAACTGCTGGTAAAAATCTTGGCAAACCATCTAACTTATATTCACAAAACTTTATATTAAAATTAGAATTTAAAGGAAGAGATCCAGTAACTAGTGCAAGTGTTCCATTTCCTGGTGTATACTTATATCCAGTTAAGTTTAATCAAATAAGGAGTACTACAGGACCAGAAGGAACACGATATAATATTATTGCATGGTCTTCTCTTAAACACGCACAGACAGAAGGGGTATTAGATTCTGATGTTACTATAGAAAACATTAGAACAGTAGAAGATTTTGTTAAAGGATTTGAAAAAGAATATAATGATGGACAGTTAAGTCTTATGAGTCCAATGGACCAAAGAAATGGAATGCCAGCACCTAAACAAATAGAAATAAATTTTGATAAAAAAACTTCATATGCAAAACCAGGTACAGAAAGAAAAATTAAAGGAAATCCGTTATCTTGGTTTCATTTGCCATCAAAACCTTTTTCAGGCACAACAGACCAAGCAACCAGTTCTAGAACTGGACAAGGTTTACACAATGATTATAAAGACACAAATACAGTTACAGTTGAAAGAGAAACTAACATCGGTATGTGGCTTCAAAAAACAATATCTAATAATTGTACTGCTTGGAGCGAATGGGTAATTGAAGCAAACAAGTTTGGATTAACGCCTCATATAGTAGTTGAAAGTGAAGTAAAATATCCACCAGGTACAAAAAAAGAAAACTATGGTAACGTGGAACCAACATTAATTGTATATACTATTAAAATAGGATATGGTGATACAACATACGACGCTAGTATAGCTGAAGGAAATAAAAAATTAAATGATACAAAACACCAAGTAGATAGATTTAAAACATTACCTATTGAAAAAAGTTACACATATTTGTATACAGGTTTAAACACAGAAGTAATAAATTATCAATTAGATGTACAAAATTTATTCTTTGTATTAGATCAACCAGGGGCGGCTACATTTGTAGCAGGTAAAACTTCAGAAGGTAAACAGCAATTTACGCCAACTCAAATAACAGATTCTATATATCTATCAGATATAAAACAATCATCTGTTGAATTGGGATATTTTAATCCAGTAGTAGGTGGTGTTGCAAAAACAGATTCAGCTGAAAAGGCGCAAGTAAATGAATATAATTTAAATGAAAACTCAGCACTAGCACGTAGATTACAAGACATGGCTAAGAGAGAATATGATGCATTAAATGTTTCTATAGAAATTAAAGGTGATCCACATTGGATGGGCAACATGCAGGCAGTAATAAAAGGAAAGTTAGAGAAACCAGACTATGCTAAACAAGATGCACTTATAACGTTCTTACAGTTTAACCCTAATGCTGATAAGTTATTAACTGAACAAGTTAAAGGTGAAATTGATCCAATTAGTACAGGAATATATAAATTAACTACAGTAGAAAGTAGATTTCAAGGTGGACGATTCACCCAAACATTAAACGGATACAAAGATGTTAATTCAAATACGTCTTTATTGTTACCGAGCATAATAGAACTATCAGGAGTATAATATGGCAGGATTAATAAAACACGACGGTGTACATGTTTCAAACAGAGGCAAACAAAGTAGTGAAATAGGTATCAACAACCTTAGTGGAATATATGTTGGTGAAGTTATTAATAATACTGATAGTTTATATACAGGCAGAATAACTGTACGCATATCAGAGTTTGGTGCAAAAACTTCTGAGAGGATTTGTTTATTAGTTACACCATATGGTGGGCATACAAAAATTCAAGATAGCGGTAAAGATGTAAAAAAAGAAGCACAGGCACCAGTAAGTTATGGTCTATGGCCACAGCCACCAGAAATAGGAACAAATGTTGTTATAGCATATACTGGTAGCATGGAGCAAGGTATTGTAATTGGTTCTCTAATAGCCAAAGACAGAAATGCAATGATGGGTGGTAAAGCAAGTGGACAAGTTTATGCTAATGATCAAACAAGTTTAGGAACTGCCGTAGAGAAAAATCCACACGATATAAATGATGCCGACACCAAACCACTAGATGAATACTTTCAAGCGATATTAAATCAACAAGGACTAAGTCTTGACTATGTTAGAGGACACAGCCAAAGTAGTGCAAGAAGAGAATCACCTAGTAAAGTTTTTGGAATTACAACACGACAAGGGCATGTTCTTACAATGGACGATGGTGATGCTAATGGTACCAGTAACAATATTAGATTGAGAACCAAAGGTGGTGCTCAAATATTAATGGACGATAGTAATGGTTTTATTTTTATTACAAACCAACAAGGCAGTGCTTGGGTTGAAATGGATATTGCAGGACACATAGATGTTTACAGTCAGTCAGGTATAAACATGCACACAGAAGGTGATTACAATGTACATGCTAAAGGCAGTATTAATATGCAGGCTGAAATTGGAGTCAATATAAAAAGCTCAGGCGGTGAAGGAATAAAATTAGAAACAAGTGTAGCTGGTGTTGATGTATATAGTGCGTTAGATATAAATTTACAAGCAGATGCTAATTATAATTTACTAGTAGCAGGAAACATAATTTCTAAAGGTACTAGAATAGATATGAACGGCCCTGAACCAGGTACTGCAACAAAACCTACAGTACAAAATCAAATATCAAACACTAGTGTAAAGACTAGTATAGCAAGTAGAGTACCCGAACATCATCCGTGGCAAGGAGTTAGTGGAGTAGAAGAAACATTTACAGCAGGAAAAGGGAACACATCATAATGCCAAGTTTTAGTTTACAATCAACTGTTGATAGTAAAAATCTAATAGATTATGGATTGTTTACCGTAATTGACAGTACAGCGGTTAAAACATTAATAAACTTGTCTGAACACGAAGCAAGTGATAAATTAATTAATTTTAAAATTAGAAGTACTAGATGGTTAGGCTATGCAAAGAATTCAGTTATTGGATATAAAGGAACAGTAGGTTTAACTAGTAAAGGATTAACTGAAGCAGAATCTTATACAAACTGGTTAGAAGAATTTAAAGACAAAGAAAGAAGTTTTAAAAAACAACTTCCATTAACTACATTATCACAATCACAATATGATGCAATGTTAAGTTTATATGTAGATACAGGATCATTTACTCATGTTGGTACTAAAAACAGACAATTTGAAATATTAGAATTTATTTCTAATAGACAATGGGAACATGTGGCCACTGCATTAACACTTAGTGGTGCCGATAGGCTTACTAGGCAAGTAGAAGCAAAAATATTAATATTAGGTGACTATGGAACATATAAAAATAGATCTTATATTAAAGAAGAAGGTATACGAACTCTTATAAAAGATTATAGTACTAATCAATTAAATGATGAACAAACGAAACAAGCAGAGTATGTTTATTACGCAGAAACAAAAAGATTCTTACCTAATATGACTGAAAGTAGAAAGAGACTTCTAGCAAACGAACTCAGTTAATTCATAATAATCCAATCATAAACTACATAGTTAATCTTTTGCATAAATAGTTGTATGAGCAATATATTTGGATATACAACATTAGACCAACCTTACACAAGTAAGAGTCTGAGTGGCTTAGAATTAGCCAAACAGGATCTGTTAAATCATTTTAAAATCCGTAAAGGTGAGAAATGGTCAGACCCTACGTTTGGGTGCGACTTAGAATTATATGTATTTCAACCGTTAGATCAAGAAACACAAGATAGCATCAACGAAGAGGTTTATAACGTAATAAGTTATGATCCTAGGTTTGAAATATCTGATTCAACTATAAATGTTGTACATGATGCCCATTCGGTAACAGTTAATGTAAAATTAACTTACTTACCAACAACAACTGCGACCGAGTTGCAGATTAAATTCGATAAAGAATTCACAGAAAACGAAGAGTTTTAATTATGGCACAGAAATCAAGACAAAATAAACTTTTTGCGGCAGAGGACTTTACAGTAATTTATGAATCATACATTAATGCAAACTTTCAAGCATTTGATTATGATACTATTAGAACTGCAATGGTTGACTATGTACGCAATAATTATCCAGAAAACTACAATGACTGGATAGAATCAGCTGAATTTGTTTCACTACTCGATGTAGTCGCACAATTTGGGCACAACTTAGCATATAGAGTAGATATGAATGCTAGGAATAATTTTTTAAGTACATCAGAACGACAAGAATCAGTTTACAAATTAGCAGAATTTTTAGGTTATCAGCCAAGACGTAATGTGCCAGCGTATGGCGAGCTAAAAGTAGTAAGTGTTAAAACAAACGAAAATATTATTGGAAGCGATGGAACAAGTTTAGGTGGAACTGATATTAAATATGAAGTTTCAAACAATGTAAGTAACTTAGATGATTTTATTACTATAATGAATTCAGTTTTACAAAATAGTAATCATTATGGTAGTCCAAAAAAATCAGTAGTAATTAATAACATAACAACAGAATTTTATGATCTTAATAACAATCCTAATCAATTTAAATTTGATGTTAATGGAGCAGTATTAGGTTCTTCATCTACATTTAATGTTATAAGCAGTGACTATGATAATACTACAAAATCATTTGCAGAAAAATCTCCAGACTCTGCAGGAAGTTTTGGAATATATTTTAAAAATGATGGCAAGGGTATAAACAGTGTTAATACTGGATTTTTCTTTGGCGTTAAGCAAGGAACATTACAATATGAAGATTTTACTATAGATACCCCAATTGATAGTATGTCATTAGATGTAACTTCTAAAAATGTAAATGACACAGACGTATGGGTACAGAATATTGATAGCACAGGTGGCATTGTTAAAGAGTGGACAAAAGTAACAGATGTTAATAGTAATGTAATTTATAATAATCTAGCAACAGGTGAACGAGATATATTCAGTGTAAAAACAAGAGAAGATAATAAAATATCAATTTTATTCCCTGATAGTACTTTTGGTAATATTCCAAAAGATACAATTAGAGTTTGGTATAGAACAAGTGCTAATAGTACATATGTTTTAAGACCAGATGATTTAACAAGCAAAAAAATACAAATAAACTATACTGGGTTTGATGGTAACACATATGTAGCGGCATTTACTATGCAACTTAAACAATCAGTATCAACAGCAAGTTCAAATGAAACTATAGATGAAATAAGAGAAAACGCACCAAAGAACTATGCTAGTCAAGACAGAATGATTACCGCACAAGACTATAATACTATGTTAGGAAATTCTAATGGAGGTATTGTAAAAATTAAAAGTGTTAATAGAACATTCAGTGGGCATAGCAGATATTCAAAATTTATCGATCCTACAGGAACATACAGTAATTTATATTTAACAGGAAACGATGCAGAAATAAGATCAGCTGACAACTTAGAAGAATCTGCAACAGCATCAACTGAAAATGCAAAGTTAATATATGAGAAATATGTAAAAGATATTTTAAATAATGATGAGTTTGTAAATTTATATTATACAAGATTTAGAAAACATTTTGTAGCATTGGCAGTTACAGCTGGTCACTTTGATGGCACAATTGATTCGGGTACTGGATTTTCTGCAGACACTACGGAAACTGTAGAAGCATCATCTACATATACATGGAACACAGATAGTACTACTGCAAGTAACATTTTAAATGGCTATTTTACAGATCCAGCAAATGCTATTAAACGAGTAGGTACTACAGTAACTGATTATACACAATACATTACACCAGGTGCCTTAATTAAATTTAAGCATATTGATACAACAGTAACTCCTAATGTAACTACAACTAAGTGGGCAAAAGTAGTTGACATAGTTGGGCATGGACTTGGTATAGAAGGTACAGGAAGTAATGCAGGACAACCAACTGGTAAAAAATCAGATGGTACGGGTGCTATTGTATTAGATGTTGGAATACCAACTGGTAGCACTATTGAAATTGTATATCCAGGATTATCTAAAAAGTTTTCTACTAGAGAACAAGAAATAATTACAGATCTGTTAGAAGCAAAAAGATCATTTACTATAAAGTATAGCCCAGCAACTAAAGCATGGGTTGCAGATGTAACACCTGCTGTATTTAATGCGACAACTACTTTCCCTACAGACTTTGATACTGCAGATGCAAGTTGGGTTATTTATTTTAATTATGCAGACACATCATATAATATTTACTTGAGAACACTAGGAATTAAATTTAAAAGTTCTAAAGTAAACTTAGGAAACATTAGAAATGAATTAGAGATAGGAACATATACTAAAAAAGCAAAACGAGATATTATTACTATGTTAGGCTCAGATGGCACAAACATAACTAACAAAGGAACTTTCTACGTATATGGTTATAATGTTTATGTTAATTATAGTGATTACAGACTAACGTTAATTGATGGCAATGCTGACGCTAGACCAGATAATCCAGATACATTTAGAGATGTAGTAGGCGTAGGAAAAACAACATTACTTGCTACGGCTGATGTTCCAGTAAACTTTCAATGGGAACATATTGCCGCAGACAATCAAGTAGTAGACCCTAGCTTTACAAACATCATTGATGTATTTGCTTTGTCAAAAACATATGACACAGAATATAAAAATTACTTAAATGATGTAATCATAACAGAACCTACACCACCTACTAGTTATCAACTAGGAACACAATTTGCTGGCCTTGATGGCAAAAAAGCAATAAGTGATACTATTGTTTATAAACCTGTTAAGTATAAACCAATGTTTGGAACACATGCAGAATCACATCTTAAAGCAAGGTTTAGAATAATTAAATTATTTGGTTCGAACATTACTGACAGTGATTTAAAATCAAAAACAGTATCAGCTATAAATGCTTTCTTTGAATCAAGCAATTGGGAATTTGGTGAAACATTTTACTTTACAGAACTAGCGGCATATGTACATAAAGAACTCGCTGGTGTATTAAGTAGTTTTGTTATTGTACCACAAGGAGCAGGTAGTGTATTTGGTGATATGTTTGAATATACACCAAACACAGATGAACTTATTATAGCAGATGTAGATGTAGATGATATTGATATTATTGAAAACATCACAGACGCAAACATTAAAGCAGGAAGTTAATAAATGGCTAAGAAACGATCAGGACAGCAAACGGTCAATAATGTAAAATCTAGTAACTTCTTACCTACTGTTTTTCAAACAGAACTTAATAAAAGTTGGTTAGATAGTACACTTGATCAAATGGTTTCTAAAGGACCACTTGAGAATATAGATGGTTACATTGGAAGTAGAAACGGAAAAGTATCATTAGCAAGTGACGACTACTTAGAAACAAAAGAAACTAAAAGCCAATTAAAACCTGCAGTCGTTTCATATAATAAACAAAAAGAATTAACTAATGCAATTACATTTGATGATATTGCAAATTCTATTAATACAAACTTTAGCACATATAACTATAATGCGGCATATGCTTCAGACAGATATAGTTTTAATCCGCCAATTAATATTGATAAGTTTGTTAACTATACCAACTATCGTTGGGTAGAAGAATTACCTGTATACGAAAGTATATGGACAGGTTCAGCTAAAAATCCAATAACAGATATACAAACTAACGGCAAGTCACAACTAGTAGATGATAACAATACATTTACAGTTGAGAACAATATGCTTATTAAGTTTACTGGTTCTGGATGGAACGCAAGTGTTTTAAACAAAACATATATAGTAGCAGGCTCGGCAGGTAAACATAAATTATACGAATATATAGATGAGAACGGTGTTAGAGTATATAACAACACAGTAAAACATTCAGAAAACAATGATGGTGTGTGGCATAACAATGTATTATTTAATGCAGAATTAAATACAAACTACAATGGATATAATGCTGGCACTGTTGAGTCACCAGAGCAATTAGTAACACACTACAATAATACTAATCCAAGATTACCATTTTTTGATGGGTTTAACTTCCCACAACTAACATCTAATCCTACACAACTTATTAGTGATATGCTTGTAAAATTTACAGGCAGTTGGGTACACAGTGGTATAACAAATAGTACTGATATATTTTCAATAACAATTAATGCTACTACTGGTGATATAGCAATAACAGCGGCAACAGCTGCCCAAATAATATCTGCAAATGAAACATTATCACCTGACAATAATTTAATGTATGATGAAGGCAATGCAGTAACCCCACAAAAAGATTATATTGTTATTACAAAAGATGACCCATTTCAAACTGCATGGAGTAGAGCTAACCATTGGGTTAATATTAGTACAATTAATAAACTAGTTGACCTGATACCTACTTACGATTTTACTGAAATTAAAAATATTAAAAGAAAAGCACAAAGGCCTATCATAGAATATAATGCTGGTATAAACTTATGGAACCAAGCAGAACACACAGGCGTTCAATACTTAGGAGCAGTACACGGATTAGCACAAGCAGACGCTAAGCCAACTACAGTAGGTGACAAGTATCTTTACATTGATAATAGTGATTACAAACTTTATACAGTTGCATCAGGAACAGATACTTCAGTAGATTTAACAGACAATGATACGTTCTCTATTAAATCTACTTTACATACTTCATGGGTAGAAGCAGATGGTTATTGTATTGATGGTACAATTACACTAGCACAACAAAAAACAAAAATCAATCAATATCCTTTATATAAATTTTATAACATGGAAGGTGAATCATTAGAAGGTGGATGTGGTAAGTCATTTACAGGTGATAAGATTTTTGGTTACAAAGTAGGAACAGGTACAAACGATACAGAGCTAGGATTTCCATTAAGTTTTAAAGATACACCAAAGGGTGCTGAATATGAATTTGAAAACTTTATTTTAACTAACAAGTATTATACTAATCACTCAAACGCAGAATACTCAAAAGCAACTTATTCAAAAGATCAAATAGGATACAATTTATTTAAGCAGAACAATGTACTAAAAACTATATATACACCAGCTGGCAATATAGCAGGTGCATTTGAAAATGCACAATATAAAATAGAAGCAATAGATGCACCATTAACAATCCCATATGGATATAATAACTGGAGACCAACATCAACATATTTAATTCATAATATAGACAACGATGTTTCTATTACTATTGCTCATGACAATGGAACTACTCACACAACACGCACAGGTAATGCAGAACTATATACAGTAGGTGAAAACCAAACAGTTGTATTTGAGAATTTAACAGGATTAGCATTAACAGTTGTTTCATATGGTGTAGATATTGAATCAACATCTATACCAGAAATTTCATTTGCAAGGTCAGGACAAAAAATAACTTTAGTAACAAGTGCATCTAGTAACAATACTCATTTTGATATTGTTGCAGGCGGAACAACAGTATTACAATCATTTATTGTAACTCAACAATGGGATAATTCATTTTACAAACTTACAGTAAACGGTAACAACATAGAACCAGCAAAAGTAACTATAGGTGCAACAACTGTTACAATAGACGAAAGTGCATTTGCAATTAATGACTTAGTTGACTTTAGTTGGCGAAATAATGACTTAGCAAATAAAACAACTAATATAAGTTTACCAGATGTACATATCCATAACGCAAACAACACAGCTATTGAAACATTTACAATGAGCGAAACTATTAACCACTGGACAGATAAACTAAATGCAATGCCAGGGTTCGATGGCAATATGCTTGGTGATAATAATTTTGCTAGTATACCTCATACAACACACCACGGTGGCACAATCTTTATGCATGAGAATATTAGTGCAATGCATGATATTAATTATTCTAATAACAATTTAACAATTACAGGAGCATTAGTTGAGCAAGGAAAAGAGTTTGATGCATTTAGAACAAGAGTAGGTGCCCAAGCAAGACGATTATATACATTAGGTACTACAACTATACAAGCATTAACAGATAGTGCAATAACTGAAATTCTTAGAAACAAACAAAAAAGTAAATTATACAACACGTCTAATATGCTTTATACAGATTTAATTAATAAACATGAATTTGATTTAGAAGATGCAGACCCGGCAAACTTTACTAAAACATTTAAAACAAGATTTACATTTAACGGTGATACTAATATTAGAGATCACGTATACGTTTACTTAACAGAAAACAATGGTAGCAACGTACAAGTAAGAAAACTTCTTTTAAAAGATAGAGATTATACATTTCTAAGTGATACAGTTACATTAAATGTTACTTATGCCGCATTAGACACTGCTAAGACAGCTCCTAAAGTAGAAGTTTATCATATTAAAATGGACGAGGAATCTTATGTTCCACCTAGTATGGTTAAACTTGGATTAGCATATGGTGTTGAGCCGCAAGTACATGGAAACATTTTATACACACATGATGGTAAACAAATAGATGTAACGGGCAAAGATATTGAAAACATTGGAGCAGGTGCAACGTTTGATCCTGTTAATGCAGTAATATTTGAAATGGAAAAACGTATATATGCTGGACTAGTTAAAGAAGATGCTATGTACAATGATGAGAGTGAAGGAGTAGATAGATTTAATTCTCCAGTAGAATACATACCAACTGAACATGTAGGTACATGGTTTAAATTAAATGATTTAAATAATTACGTAGAAAAACATTATTACAAGTGGGCAAGACTTAATAAAATTACAAGCCTAAACACAGCTAATTATTATGATGCCGCAGATCCATTTACATGGAATTATAGCACCATAACAATTAGTGGACACTTTACAGGCAATACATTACCAGGACATTGGAAGGGTGCGTACACACACTTATTTGGAACATGCACACCACACATTACTCCGTGGCATATGTTAGGTTACGCATTTAAGCCAACTTGGTGGGATGCAAATTATAGTTGGACAGATGCAACTAAACGTACAGCATTATTAAATGCATTGAGTAAAGGTATTATTTCAAATCCAAGTAGCAATACAACACAAGTAATAAGAAATGCAAGACACTCTTGGGATTTTACAACTAAGTGTCCAGTTAAAGCAGATGGCACACTGGAAGATCCTAGCACAGTATTAGGCATGCCAGCAAATATTGATAAAGAAAAAGAATTTGTATTTGGTGATTGGGGACCTGTAGAAGCACAATGGAGACTAAGTGCATTTGGTCAATCTATGATGCTAGACGCAGTATTAAAATTAAATCCTGCAAAAGCATGGACAGACTTTTTTCAACCTGGTGTTATTGGCAAACATAACGCAATTATAAGAAATACAAATCATTATAATAAATTATTGCCTGCAACAGGTGATTATAAAATTCCAGGAAAAATATATGAGAACAGCATTGAGAGTTTAACACTTAATAGTAACTCATCAAACACATTAGAAAAAACAGGATATTTTAATATATTAGATGATAGCAAAAGTACTATTGCTAGAGCAAGATATAGACTTACTGTACCAAGTGCAAGTACAGGAACAGCAGAAGTTCTTAGTTTAATAGAACGTGGGCTAGACTTTACTGGGCAACCAATTGTTTCATATGTTGGATCTGATTCAGTACTAAATCCTATAGATGTTGCAATAAAACTTAAACAAGTTCCATTTACAGCAAATGGAATAGCACAAGCACAATACAACTATATAATTAGAAATAGCATTGACGTTAGTTTAGAAGACTTATATAAAAATTTAACAACTAAATTACAAGCAAAACTAAACGGTTTTACTAGTAAACATTTAATAAATGTATCTGCAGAAACTAGTGTAGTGGGTGACTTTGAATTAGGAATTGCTGATTTTAATGTTAGCATGTATGAAGGTTCTGTTACAGAACTAGTTACAGCAAGTTTATTAGTTATTACAAAAACACTTACTGGTTATAAAGTAGCAGGTATTAATAATAACACTAGAGAGTTTAAATTTTATGAACCGAACTTAGTAAGCCCAACAGATTATACAACACAAACTATTGCTGGGCAAACAGTAAGACGATATAATAAATTTGTTACAACACCAAGTATTGTTGAGTATGATGCAGAATTTGAAAAACTACAAGACATGTATAATTTTATACGAGGCTATTGGAATTGGATGGAAACAAGCGGGTATACACCTGCTTACGATGGTGACAGCTCTGCTAGTGATTTTGTTACATGGGCATTACGTGCAGAAGTTAATAACGGATATATTTTACAAATAGGTAGAGAAATTAAATTTAAACCAACAAGTGGTCATGTATATGAGTATAACCAATTAGAATATAATAGCAATGATATTTTATTAACGGATTCTACTAGAATAGAAAATAGCAAGTTAGGTATTAAACGTGCTGATGGAACAACTTCAATTGAAACAAAAAATAAAGAATTTATAGGAAGTGTTACCAGTGCTGTTTTAGATTACGAACATATTATTATATTTGAAAACAAAACAGCATTAGGAGTAAATATTTTTGATGACGTTAAAAATAATAGTCAAGAACGACTTCGATTAAAAGGACAAAGAACACAAAATTGGACAGGTGAAAAGAAAGCACCTGGTTACTTAGTATTTAATGATAGCATTGTACAAAACTTTGACAGTGCAGTACAAAGCATTGATGATATGTACAGAACAGATGTAGATCATTTTAATGAGTCATTTTCAAAAGCAAAAGATTTAACAATAGGAAATGTAGAAGGACTGTTATTAGATAATTTAGGTATTAATAAAAACGTACTAACAAACTATCATCAAGGTATGATAAAAGAAAAAGGTACAAAGGGTGCAGTAGAACATATAGGTAAAAGTGATATACTACATAATAGTGAAACAAAAGTTTCCGCATACGAACAATATATGTTTAGGCAATCACATTTAGGTAATGACGATTTTGATAATGCACTTGAAATAGAAATAGTTTCGAGCGATGTTAATTCATCACCTCAAGTAATAACCCTTGATAAAACATCTACAGATTCTAATGTAATTGTAGCAACTAGTGATAAAATTGTTAATGATAAATCTATTACATTTGATACATTAAGTTATGAAGATTCAAATTCTGACATACTTACAGGAGGCGAGGCTCTAGCTACTGAAACAAAATATAGAGTATTAAATTCAACTAAATTAAGTTCTGTATTTGACAGTACTGCTGATTATGCAATAATTCCTACATGGAGCCCTATAGTTAGTTATAAAAAAGGTGATCAAGTACGTTTCAGAGGTGAGTTGTGGAAATGTAATACAAACTTTACTGGCTTAGATGTAGTAGCACCAGCTATAGAAGTAACAACACCATTAGCAACAGATCAACAAATACTTACATACGGAACAGTAGCAAACATTGCTGGAACAACAGTTACTATTGAGAAAACAAATCTAGCATATAATGATATTGTTGCTACAGGTTCATCTTTTACTCCATTCTTAGAAAGCGAAACTCTTAGTATCGCAGGTGAAACAATTACATTTAATAAACAAGAAAGTATACCTACAGTAATAGGACCAGCAGTTATACTTGGTGAAGCAGGACCTGTTTCATTTACTGATGTAACTGGCAAGAGCATTACTATTAATATTAGACATGGTACAAATGGTGATAGTAATACAGTAATTGATTTTGATACAACACCAGCAAACGTAGTTGAAAACTTTACAGGCGATGGAACTACAACACAATTTACAATAGCACAAACAATGTCGGGTGCTACTTACATGGTAGACAGTATAACAGTTAACGGTGTAACACAAAATGTAACAACAGACTATACACAAAATTTGCAAATTATTACTTTTGTAAATGCACCAGCAAATAGTGCCGCTATTGTTATAACATTAGTACACACGCCACACCAGATGAGTTCAACACAAATTAGAGATCGTATTAATTCTTATGGTATAGCAAACTTAACAGCATCACTTGAAACAGCAGGCACTATTGAAGTATTACAATTAAGTTATCAAGATACTGATGTAGAAAATGAATTAGTCTTGGAAGCGGGTTCAACTAATAACGATTTAGGATTCATTACAAGTCCAATAAATCAACAGATAGTTAAAGCACAACCACAACAAGGAGTACTTACTCCAACTAATTTAACTGTAGAAGAAGTTAGAGATCAGATTAATAATACATCTGTTCTTCCAACAAATATAACAGCAACAGTCGCTAGTGGTAATATTGTATTAACAGATACAACAGGATCAACCCCATTATTAATATCTGGAACAGCAAGAACAAAATTAGGTTTAGATGCAAGTTATCCAGTAAGTACATATTCAGCTAATCGCTCAGCAACATATTCAGAAGCAGTAGCAGATATACAAGCGGCTCTTACAGCGGCAAGTATAACAGATGTTAGTATTGTTGTAATTGGAAACGCAATTAAAATAACATCAACTGCGGCAAGTTTAACTTTAGGTGATACTACTTTTAATAGCCAAACAGGATTACAAACAGGAACTATATATGCGGCAGAAGGTAATATTGATAATATATGGGACAGCGATCATGCATCTTACTTTGATGCAATAACTGCCGACCCAGCATTATATAACATACTAGTAGCAGACGATAGTGATTTTGAAATTACTTCTTCTGGTGCAGTACAAACAAAGTTCTGGGGATGGAATGTTCTTCAAGTAACACAAAGACGACAAGATGTTTCAGGAGTACTTACTACTACACCATTATATAGTTTACCAAGTGCGGCTAAAAATGCGGCTTCATCAAATCCTACTACATGTGGTATATGTGCAGGTACTTCAAGTAAAGATGGTAATGATGCTGAAATAACAACTAACCTTCCACACGGATTACAAGTAGGTGATTGGGTACAATTATTAAACACAGATACTACACCAAACATAGATGGAATACACAAAGTAACAAAAGTAGATGCAAACGACAATCAAATATTTTATATAGACGAGTACATTGAACATTGTGGTAATGCAGTATCAATTATGCCATTAGTAACTACTAGATTTACAAACATAGATCAAAGAGACGGAGATGGTACTGTAACATATAATAATATAACAGGTGCAGAGAGTCTTGCACGTTGGAATATTCCAACTGATGCATATACTTTCCTTAGTTATGTAGATGCAGTTAGAGGAACATATGTATACAAAAAAGGTACAACACTTGCTACTAGAATTAATAAAACAAGGCCTACTAATAAAGATATAGACAGTGTAGTAATTTATAATCATAAAGAAAATAAATCAAAAGTGCAATTAGAAGTATGGGATCCAATGAGAAAGATTATTCCTGGTATAGCTCAACAAAATTTAGATTATATTAATTTCTCTGACAATGCAATTTATACCACATCAACTGATACTAATCATCTTGTAGACTTAGATAATGCATGGGGTGAAGAACAAATAGGAACTAGATGGTGGGATATAAGTAAAGCAAGATACTATGATTACGACCAAGGCGGGTCGGTTAATAAGACAGCCGCTTGGGGATACTTATACCCAGGAGCAGAAATTGTTGTTTGGGAATGGATTAAATCAAGTGTAGCACCAGATGATTATGCTGATGCAGTAACTAATTTAACAGAAATGTTTGGAACAATAGCAACTGGTGAAGCATACTCTGTTTACGATAATGTTGCAAAAGAAACATTATATTACTATACAACAGAAAAAGAATATAATAGACAAACAGGATCTTATAATGATGTATATTATTATTGGGTTAAAGATAAAACAACAATGTCAGATACAAGAACATTATCAGCATATGATGTTGCTAGTATGATTGAAAATCCAACAGCAAGTGGTGTTAGTTGGTTTGCAGTTATAAGCGAAAACGAAATTATCATTGATAATATTAATTATTATATAGAAGATAAAAATACTGTATTACAAATTAATAAAGCAGGTAATAAATTTAACTCACATAACGAATGGATGCTTATTGCAAAAGATTCAGATTTAATTCCAGAGTATTATATAAATGCTATGAAACGTAATTTTGCTGGTAGAGATGGTAGTAAAACACCATTGCCATATTCAACATTACATAAGTTTAATAGATACGGTGATGATATGACTATTGGTCAAACATGGTTTAATAATTTATCGGATGCCAGAAGAAATGCTATAGTAACACTTAATACTCAATTGAAAAATATTAATCTAAATGATGAATTTGAACATACATGGGATAGAACATTTATAACTAATAACTTTCCTACATTGTTATGGAATTGGGTAGACTATGAATTAAAATCATATACAGGAACACTTAATCATACAACAACAATTACAATATATTCAGATTTAGATACTATAGATAAAGATTATCATTCAGTAGCTAAATTAAATATATTTGATAACACTGATCAACTTGACAGAAGTGAGATATACGCATACAACGAATCAACTAGTAAGTGGGAGTTAGTATTTAAAAAGAATAATACAATTAAATTTGATGAGGCACTATTATCCGCAGTAGGTGGATGGGATAGAAATGTATGGGATTCTACACCGTGGGATTTTGCAGACATTGCTGAATATTGGGAAACATTACTAGATGCATTAAACAACGATATATTTGTTCATTATAATAAACATCAAATGAATACTTTCTTCTTTAGTGTTATTCACTATGTATTAAGTTCAATGGAACAAACAACTTGGGTTAGAAAAACAACATATATTAGATTAGAATTTGCTGACGCAATTAATACAACTACTAAAAAATATACAAAGAGTAAAATTAATAATGTAATAGGATACGTACAAGAAGTTAAACCTTTCCATACTAAGTCAAGTACAGTACTTACAAAACATACTAACTTAGATGAAGTTGGCCTTACAATAACAGAGGATCCAAAAACAAATATAACTATTAAGCCACAAGCATATGATGGTGTATTTGGTGGCAACACATATGCAGGTGCATCGGATTGGGGCACAACATATGATGATTACATTACAGGTGAAGGTACAAATATATACAGTGGCCCTGACTTTATAGCTCCTGAGTTATTCAACTATACAGTTGATGGGCATAACAGAAATAGTTTAGTAGAAATTAGCCCACTTGAATTATTAAGAATTAACGTACAAACAAATGCTTCAGGTAGTACACATGCAACTACTTCAAGAACATTTGCACACGTACAAGATAATAATGGATATGTAAATGCATATTCATTAACAGAAGCAAAAGAAACAACATTAACAGCCGCACTAGATTTAGATGACACAACTATAAGTGTAGCAAGTACAACAGCATTTGATAGTGTTGGTATTGCTTATATAGGCGGCGAGCTAATAGAATACGTTGTAGCAGATGCTACAACATTAGGAATTACAAAACGTGAGATTGCTGGAACATTTAGTGTTATAGCAAGTATAGGAGACTCAATAATAAATGTAACTAACTCAAAACTTACATTTGCTAATGATGATCCAAGTCATTATCAGTATAACACGTTAAGTGATACAATTTTAAACAGCCCAGGCTCAACACAGGCACAAGAGTTGCAATCATTAGGCAAGGGTGTAGAATTATAATATTATTTAATGAATAGCATAAATAGTGTATAAGGAATAGGAATATGAAAACATTAAACGAAAACTCAATAGTTAAAGTAGAAGGACACGTTGTAATCACAGATGTTGATACAGGTGAAGTTTTACTTGACAAATATAACGCGATTAATTTTCAGAACTTTGCATATGCTGTAGCGAAAGCTATGGCTAATCAAACAAATGTCTCTACTGGCAATGGATATTATATATCTAAACTAGCGTTTGGTTATGGAGGTACTGAGATTGACGTAAACGGAAATATGACATACAAAGATGCAAGAGTATCAGGTGAGTCAGTTGATGGATTGTATAACGCAAGTCCAGCAACAATAGGAGCTGACCCGGCAGTAAGTCCATTACAAAAAGCAGTAACTACATTTACTGTTAACAATGCCGCTAATCAACCATACTCAGATTTAGAGTGTAAGGTTGTATTAGACTACAACGAGCCAGACGCAACAGGACCAGCTACAGACAATGCATCAGACTTTGACGATGCAGACAGTTTTGTATTTGACGAAATTGCATTAATGACTAATACAGATACTTACTTAACACATTTAATATTCCATCCTATTCAAAAAAGTAATAACAGAAAATTAGAGATATTATATACTCTAAGAATTAGAGCAGGAGTTTAATTATGGCATCAGGATATACAATTAGCAAACACGGTGTTACAGGCACTAATAATGGCGGAAGTTTTAATATCGCTGATGATACTGTAAACGTAACAGATACTAGTTTAAGTTTAGTGGGCAAGTATCATGTTGGATATGGTGCAGACATTGCACAAAACTCGGTTAGCTTATTAGAAAATTTTGCAAGTGACACAGAACCATCTAATCCAATTGAAGGTCAACTATGGTGGCACCCAGCAGAAGAACAATTAAAGATAAGACATGACGGTGCATGGTTAGGAATAGATTCAGATTCAAAAGTAGCTACAGTAAAAGATACTCTGAACGTAAACCATACTGTAGTATTAACTAAAGTAAATGGTGTTTATGTTTCTTTAACAAGTTCAGATAATGCAGATTGGATTATTAATGTATCTGAAACAACAATTGAACCTTACTTTAGAAATAACGGTTTAGTAGGTACAGCGGATAACGCAACTATTAAACCAGGTATTAATTTAAGTACAGATAGTACAAGAGGAATGAAGTTTCATGGAACAGCAACCACTGCACAATATGCTGACGTTGCAGAGCTTTATACATCTGATATAGAATATGCTCCAGGTACTGTCCTAACAAACAACACAGATGATTCACAAGAAGTTACCCAAACAACACATTCATTAGACAATAATGTTATTGGCGTAGTAACTACAGACCCAGCATTATTAATGAATAGTGTATTGCCAGGAACTACGGTTGGGGTAGCATTACTTGGCAGAACACCATGTAAGGTTACCGGCGAAGTTACTAAGGGTGATAGAATTATCAGTAGTGACGTTCCAGGACACGGTCAATCAGTAAACGCTGTTGAAGAATTTTCATATCAACATATTGTTGGCAGAGCGATTGAATCAAAAACAACTCCAGGCGAAGGTATAATAGAAGTAGTAATCGGAGTAAAGTAAATGCTAACAAAGCCTTTACCAGTTGTCACAGGCGAACTAATTGAAGCCGAGCACTTAAATGATCTTGTTGCTTACTACAATGAGATTTGGAATACCCCTTCAACGGGCCCATTTGCATTTAATACTCATAACGATGCCACAGGTAACAATCTTGATAGAAGATTTGGCTGGGGGCAATCATTAGCAACAATTGTTCCAACTCCAATAGCATCTACTTCAGCAAATAGTTATAATGGAACAAAAGTAACTCTTAGTGATATTAATCAAATTACTGCTCAAATAAACGCAGGTGGATATCATAAAGAAGACGATCCAAGTCTTGCAGGGTTAATAGTACTTACTAGTTTTTCAGTAGGTGACAAAATTCCAACTACATTATATAATAGTGTATGCACTCACGCAGAAAATTTAACAACAAACAAATACAAAGTAGACTGGATTAATTTAAGTTTAGCAGAAGTCACATCAACAAACACAGCATCTTGGACAGAGGATCTAGAAGTAGTTCATAAATTTGCATTTACAGATTATAACGAAGCAAGATACTTTTTTAATAGTGGTGGTGAACTTACTTTTGAATTAACAATGGCATCGGGTGGAACAGCCGCCAATCAAATATGGCAAGATATATTTAATCAATTTGACAGCATTAGAATTGGTGCTGAAACTTGTAGAGTTGTTACTGATGATGACGCAGGTGAAACACAATGGGATGTTATAGGTACAAGTAGTATTAATAAAGGATTTTATACTGGAATAATATATTCAGCCACACCAGCATTCAATACTATACTAGATGCAGGTGTTTTTAGTTATCTTGATAGTCCAACTAACGAAAATGCCTATGTTTACATATACAGTGAGTATAACAGCAGAAGAATTAGAATACAATTAAAAGCAGATGAAGTAGGTGGAACTTTTAATGTATATGTTAAGGTTATACTAATTGAAGATGCTGATGATACGTTTGCTATTACACAAGCCATAACATTAGAATCTGGATATGTGCAACCAAGTACTACTCCATTAACAGCAGATACTAATAAATCATTTATGACTGTAGGCAGTACAATGTATCAATTCTTAGAAAGAAATGCTCCTACTGTTACAGAAGAACAACCATGGACACCTGTAGATGCACCAGATGGTGAACAATTAAATTGGGCATCAACTGACCCGGGTACTATATGGCAAAATACCGGCGGATCAAAATTCACTAAGATTTAACAAACCCCATTGACAAACAAGACTAAATAGTGTATTATATACATATATAATAAAGGAGTATTCTATGGACGAAAGACTCGAGAAGGCACTAGAGTTTAGTAATTATGCTTTAACCATTAATAATCAAAAAAGAAATATTAGAAATAGAGTTGCACAATTACAAATTGTACATCACTTAGGTGGTGTGTTTATTGCTAATCACGAAACAATTGCTTTTGTAAAGGCATTAATTGACTTAAAACATAAGAATTCTGTTGTTATTGATAGTAAAAACAATCCTATTACAGTAAAAAGTTTAAAGGATTTACTAGAAAAACTTGTAGATGCATACACAAGTGCTACTACTGAATTTGATATTGAGAACGAAAAACTTAAGAAAGCACGAAACATTAAGAAAATAATGGATTGGTAATGGGAGAAATTCTTGCACCAAAGGGCATATGCTTCTTTGCCTATAACAATGATCAACTAGACTATGTAAAAATGGCACTTACCGCTGGTAAGTATGCTAAGAAAAATTTACATTTGCCTGTATGTTTAATTACAGATGATGGTTCTGAAAGTTGGCTAACCGAAAGTCAACCCAAAAAACTTATTAAAGAAGTGTTTGATTACATTGTGATTACTAATGATAAGTTGAAAGAAAATCGCAGACGTCACTTTGATAGCCCGTGGTCGGAATTCGCTGCACAATTTAATAACAGTAACAAACATAAAATATATCAATACAGTCCATTTGAACAAACATTATTATTAGACATTGATTATATTGTAAAGACAGATGCATTATTAAAATACTTTGACAGCACCCATCCAGTATGTATGTTTGATAATGCATTAACTATTAGAAACGAACTACCACTGTTACCTGAACGTTTCTTATATGATGCAGGAATTAAAATGTGGTGGAGTACTGTTGTTTATTTTGATCGTAGTGATTGGAGTAAATTATTTTTTGATACGTGGGCACACGTAGCTGATAACTATGAATTCTATCAGTACTTGTATAACTTTCCAAGTAAGTTATTCCGTACAGACTATTGTGTAAGCATAGCAGTGCATATACTTGGCGGTATGCAAGAAACTCAAGTATCTCTAGGTAACTTTGATGATACTCCTATAGTGAACATGAGTCAGAAAGATGATATTATAGAAGCAAATGATATTAATGAATGGATAATGATTGCACATGATCAAAAAGAAGAATGGAAAAACATTTTAGTTAAAGTAGGTAAACAAGATATACATGTTATGAACAAGAGAGCATTTGAAAGAGTAATTCCAAAGTTAATGGAGACATTAAATGGATAAGGAAGATAGAGGCTATGTAATATTGGCTATGCAAGACTTTGAATATGAACAAGCCACTGCTCTTGCATATAGTATTAAGATACATAACAAAGATGCTAGTGTTACATTAGTAACTAACTATGTTGATCGTGTACCACATCATTACGAAGAAGCATTTGATTATTTGGTCGACTTGCCGTACCCTAGCAACGATATTACTAGAGTAAATGATTGGCAATTATATTGGGCTACTCCATATGTACATAACATTGTAATTGATTGTGCAAGTCTTGTAAAAGAGAATCATGATAGTATTTGGGAATACTTGGAAGACCATTATGATATTTACTTTTTTAATCAATCATTTAATTTTAGAGGAACACAATTAGAAAACAAAACATTTAAATTACTTGAAGAAGAATATAAACTTAGTACAGTATACTCACATATGTTTTACTTTAAACACGATACGGATTTAGCACTTGCATTTTTTAAACTAGCTGACGTGTATATGCAGAACTGGAGAGAAATTTTTGCACATTATATAGGAGAAGCACACCGCCCAAGTACATATGTTAATGACATAATGTATAGTTTATTAAACACAATAATATTATTTGAACAGCCGGCATTGCATAACAACATTATAAACACAATTAACATGCCAGCTACATTAATGGCAGGCGACATTGGGCAATGGGACAAATGGACTGATAGACTAAATGTTTGGAACAGCTATGGAGCAAAAGTAAAAATTCAAAACTTTGCAGTCGCTACCAATTTATATTATGGAGAACAAGAGTTCATGACGGAAGATATTTTTAATGGCCACCGAGACACTTATAGAGCAACAGCAAAACGTTAAACGTTCTTACTTTATAGTATTTGATGAGAGCGGAAAGATACGTAAGATCAATAGCACCCCAATAACAAAGTTAAATGATAAAACATTAACTCAAATTGAAAGTACTAATCCAGTCTGTAAAAAACTTATTAAGGGCGAGGTTGGTTTAAAGAAGTATGGAATTATATGGGACATACTTAATGAGAAATGGGATATTGATCTTCGTCGTACTAAATTAGTGCTAGAGTTAAAGCATAATAAACTATTACCATTTGTATATGGAACTGATATAACAACTACAGAAATGTTTGTTAATATATTTTATAATGATAATGTTGCTGTAGTACAAGTCAATAAAGATAAAATTAAACGTATTAAAAATTTAAGTGATATAACAGAAATATCAACACACGAAACAGAGTTACTAGATATATACATTACAAGAAAGAATGATCCAGATTATTTAATTACTGTACTTAAATTAGATCCATTAACTCTTTTTAGAACTGGGTTGCAAAAGATAGAACTTGGTATTACTGAACACGTAGACTGGCAAAATATTAGTATGTATACAAAGCCAGTGTTTAGTAATTATGGTTGGAATTTATCAGACTCTATGGCAGACGTTCCTATAATAACAAACACAGTTTTACAGAAATCAAATAACAAAGATAAAAATAACATAAATATTAACGTAGTAGATAATACTTTATATCTTAATAGTAAGTTAACTAAAGCACAAGAATATTATTTTGATGGACAGGCTGTACTACGTGTTGTTGTATGCGACCATACTCCAGATAACTTAGTAGGTGCGTTTGAGGTACCTGTTAAACTTTTATTAGATAATGAAGTAAGCACGACAACAATAAACTTTAAATGGCCTAAACAGCCATTGCTGTTATATAAAAATAATTATTTAACAGTTAGCACAGGAGATACACATGAGCAAAATGACTAGCATTAATGAGTTTGATATTGTATTCATTAGCTATGACGAACCAAATGCAGACGAAAACTATAATGATTTAATTAACAAAGCACCGTGGGCTAAACGTAGTCATGGAGTATTTGGAAGTGATGCGGCACACAAGGCCGCGGCAGACTTAGCAGAAACAGATAGATTTATTGGAATTGATGCTGACAATATTGTACATGATGATTTCTTTGGTGTTGAAGTTGATATGAAAAAAGTTAGAGATACTGACGTTATTAGTTGGGCTGGAAAAAATATAGTTAATGGATTAGTATATGGCAACGGTGGGATTAAGTGTTGGCCTAAAGAAGTTGTGTATGGAATGCAAACACATGAGAACGCACCTAAGGGTGACAAGAGAGCACAAGTAGACTTTTGTTGGAATATTAATTACGTGCAAATGAATAATATTTACTGTGATGTAATGAACAATGCTAGTCCACTACAAGCGTGGCGAGCAGGTTTCCGTGAAGGTGTTAAGATGGGATTAGTTAATGGTGATGTTATTGATCCTTTACAACTTAGAGAAAAGGTACACGACAAGAATTATAAACGATTGCTTACATGGATGAGTGTTGGTGATGATTGCGAAAACGGACTGTGGGCTATTTACGGTGCAAGGTTAGGATGTCATATGACAAACATTACTAGAGAAGATTGGGATTGGAAAAACGTTAGAGACTTTGATTGGCTAACTAAATTCTATCACAGTGATGTGTTACCAAACTTTGAAGAGAGTAGTGATCAACTTTGTCCACGTACTGGAATGAAATGGAATTATAAAACATTACAAGATGAAAGTAATAGACTTGGTTATGAGCTACGTTCTAAATTAGATCTTGAAATTGCTGACTTAGGTAAAGAAGGCTCACGCTTCTTTAAGAAAGTATATATAAACCCTAGCAGAATGGGTGCTCAGATTAGAGAAGACCAAGTAGAAGATACATTGGAGTAATTATGTCTAATACACGACAAAATCTGAGTCCAGGAGAATCATCAATTAGGTGGACAAAAGATCCTTTGTTTGGTAACGTATGGATTAAAGATACTACAGGACTAGACTTTGATGAAGATCCTGACTTGAGTGGTAAGTATTGTCAGAAACTTTACACATGGTTTGAGGTTGATACGTATGGGAACGCCTGGATGTGTTGTCCTGCTTGGTTGCCTTATAGTATTGGTAATATATTAGAAAATAGCATAGAAGAACTTTGGAATGGCAAACGAGCACAGGAATTACGTAATCAAGTTTTTACTGGTAAGTGGAAATACTGTCAAGCTAGTTTTTGTCCATGGATACAAGGAGACCATCTTCCTGACATAAAAGATGTGTTATTAAAAGAAAACTCAACATTATATATTTCAGATGCAGAAATTAATGCATTACAAAATAAGTCATTAATATCTACACGATTGCCTACAAACATTAACTTTAGTAATGATGAGAGTTGTAACTTAAGGTGCCCAAGCTGTAGAATAGAAAAAATATTATACACCGAAGGACCATTATATAATAAACGAAAGAAAATTAATGATAAAATTATTGAGACATTTTTAACAACACCAACAGACAGACATTTTAGTATTTTTGTAACTGGCAGTGGAGATCCATGGGCTAGTAAAATTTATAGAGAAATGTTGTATAACATAGACGGAAACGACTTTCCTAATCTCGGAATTAGTATGCAAACAAATGGTGTTATGTATACTCCTAAATTATGGAATCGTATTAGTAAGATACATAAAAATTTAAGAGACTGTCGTATTAGTTTCGATGCTGGAACTAAAGAAACATACGAACACAAAACAAGATTAAATGGAGATTGGGATTTATTATTATCTAATTGTGATTTCTTAGATAAAAAAAGTAATGAGCTTTCTGGATTTAACATTCATTATGACTTTGTTGTACAGTATGACAACTACAAAGAAATGAAAAGATATATAAGGCTTGTGCAAGAACGTTTTCCTAATCACGCAGATATTTGTTTTAGCTTGGTTGCCGATTGGGGCACATGGTCTGATACGTCTGCAGAAAATTATAACAGTAAATGTATATGGAAAAAAGATCATCCAGAGCATCAAAATTTTTTAAACATTTTAAAAGATCCTATATTTGATAGCAAAGGAGTTGTCTTAGGCAATTTAACATCAATGAGAAAGAAAGCGTTATCGCAATGAATGAAAACGAATTAAAACATGCATTAGTTATGAAAGACCGACTTAATAAAGTTGGTTCGGGATTCTGTTTGGCTAAGTGGGATCAGGTAACAATGCATTTACATAATGGCATGACTCATAGTTGCCATCACCCAGCACCTCATAAGATACCGTTGATAGAGATTGAAAATAACTATAAAGCAATTCATAATAGTAAAGAAAAAATCAGTGAACGACAAGCAATGATAAACGGAGAACGTCCTAGCCCTTGTAACTTTTGTTATAAAATGGAAGATAATAATTCTGAAGCAGTTAGTGATCGTTATCTCAAAAGTGCTAATCTATTTGAAAAGAGTTTTGATAAAATTGTTAAGAGCGGCACAGGAAAAGAATATGTTCCAGAGTATGTTGAGGTTAGTTTTAGTAATGTATGTAATTTAAAATGTACGTATTGTGGCCCACACTTTAGTAGCAAGTGGCAACAAGAACAAGAACAAGAAGAACCAATTATGTTACAAGATGAGCATGGACCTAATTGGGATTATCATAGTCTTGACTATCTTAAAAGCAAAGACGAACTTCCTATACCACATAAAGATCATAATCCATATGTTGAAGCATTTTGGAAATGGTGGCCTGAATTAAGAAACAATCTTAAAACTTTACGTGTTACTGGCGGCGAGCCTTTAATGGCAAAGGACACATTTAAACTTTTAAAAGAGTTAGAAAACATTCCAGCACCTGAAATGCAATTAGGAATAAACACAAATTTAAATGCTCCACAGAAAAATTGGGAACAACTAATAGACTTTATAAAGAAAAACGAACAGGAGAACCTTGTTAAGAAAATAACATTGTATACTAGTTTAGACGGATGGGGAGAACAGGCAGAGTATATACGTAGTGGATTAGATTTTAAATTGCTATGGGATAGATTGCTTTATATAATTGAAGAGCATCCTTCAGTAGACAATACTATTATGACAGCGTACAGTGTATTAAGTTTACCAAGTTATAAAAAAATGCTTGAAGAAGTATTAGCTATAAAGAGAAAACATAATATGTATAACGGAGGTCTAGAAAGTAGATTCTATCAATACAAAAACTGGATGCAAGAAAATGGAAACGGTGATTTCTTTGTTAGAGGTGAAAAGCCATGTAGTGTACATATAGATATTAGCCCTATACGTTTTCCTTGGTTTCTTAGTTTAGCAAGTGCCCCTAAAGAATTATCAATGCCTTATCTTTGGGATCAATATAAATTTATGATGGGAAATTTAACACTAGGCAACGACAACAGAAACTTTTATGACTTTGAAGCAGAAAAGATGGGTCGTGTAAATGACTTGGCTTTCTACAGAGAAATGTCAGATAAATGGTCAAGAATTAACATGTCTAATTTTAGAAAGTATATTGATACAATAGACAAACGTAGAGGTACTAACTTTTGTAAAGTATTTCCTGAACTAGAAGAATACTACAGAGGTTGCAATGAATAAAATTTTTGATATTATTAATAACAATGCTTCTGAAAAAGAAATTATAAAACAAACAGAAAGTTATTGCCCATTGCCGTGGAGCCACTTACATGTCAGTGCAAGTGGTGATGTGCTTCCTTGTTGCATAGGGCAATGGAAAATGCCATTGGGAAATATAAACAAACAAAGTTTTGATGACATATGGCAAGGTGATGAAATTAATAAAATACGCAAGGCACTTGTAGATGATAAGAAAGTACCTCAATGCAGTACGTGTTACTTAAAAGAAAAGGATAGTGGATTTAGTTTACGGCATGATGCTATTGCGAAGTTTCATAATGTAAGTAAGGACATGGTGCTTAGTACTAATGAAGATGGGTCGGCTCCTGATGCACGTCCAGTGTATTGGGATATTAGGTTCAGCAATATATGTAATATGCGTTGTAGAATGTGTGGACACTTTAGTAGTAGTAAATGGTATGCTGATGCTAAAAAGTTAGCAGACGATGGCATATACAATTATGGCACTGATAAAGATCAAGCTATAATACATGGTGTGGAAGATAGTGAAAAATTATTAACCAGGTTAGAAGAGTATTTGCCTTACGTGCAAGAGTTATACTTTGCAGGAGGTGAGCCACTGTTTATGGAAGAACATTATACTATATTGAATAAACTTATTGAGATGGGGATAACAGATGTGTTCATTCGTTATAGCTCTAACCTTAGTATAATGAAATATAAAAATACAAATGTAGTAGACTTATGGAAACATTTTAGTAATGTTTATTGTGCAGGCAGTATAGATACATACGGTGCTCGTGCAGAAAACATACGCAAGGATACAGTGTGGTCTGAGATAGAAGATAATATGAGACTAATAAAAACAACAGCACCAAAAGTTTGGCTAGGCATTAGTCCTACAATACAAATTATGAATGCATATACAGTATGTGAATTAAACGAGCAATGGATTAGTAATGGTTGGTTAAATCGTTGGACTATGTATTGGAATATTTTATCCAGCCCTAGTTTTTATAATATACAACACTTACCAGATCATATGAAACAAGAGCTTATAGAGATATGGACTAAGCATTTGAAATGGCTTAAGATTAAAAAAAATAGTCCAGTGCATCACACAGTTAATGCTACTATTAAGTGGATGCTTAGTGGAAAACACAATCCAGAAGAGTTGATTAAAATGTGCGACCACACCAAACGTATTGACAAGTTGCGTAATGAAGATACACGTTCAGTTTTTCCAGAGCTTAATTATATATGGGAAAACTATTGGGAATGATACCTTACATAGAACAGAACGAATATTGGAGAGATAATCTCATACTTGAACTACTTGATTCTAGATATAAGCTGATACAAAGAGATAATGGTGTTTACATACACTGGTGTGAAATTACTAAAGACCCTGACAGCCATGACGCTATACAAGGTAACATACTGCCGTTTATTCCTACTAAAGTAATAAACGACTTACGTACAAACGACGCATGTATTGTTTTTAGCACATGGCAAGAAAGTACTAACCCAGTGGATGATTATCCAATAGAACATTGTATTGATTTTGACTTAGTATTAGAAAAGTTTTGCGATGATAATAATATACCTTGTCGCAATGTTGTGTGGGTTAGTGGAGACTTAAAAGTACAAGAGAGGCAAAAGAGTAAACGTATTAAAGCATATGGATTTACATGCTATGGGCATGATATACTACGACACGTAGAAACTGAGATAGACAAGACACAATGGAACTTGCAACCAATTACTAAGCGAACGTTTGAAAAAGACTTTATATGCTTACAACGTTTTATGAAGCCAGGTAGAATATACTGGAGTTTATTATTGTATAGGAATAACTTTATACATTCACAGTATGTTAGTATTGCAGATAAAATAGCAGGCTGGAGTTTTTTTGAAAAGGCTAAAGCATTTTATTTGTCAGCAAAGAAACATTATAAACATATGTCTGCTTACAACTTATCGTGCGACCAATACTTTAAAGATATGTGGCATGACTTAGCAGATTTAGGACTTAGTGTTCCTGTAACAGTAGATGTACAAGACCATGATAAGAATTGGTGTGCAGGTTGGGATACTACATTAAGTAGTTTGGAATTTTATAATAAAAGTTTTGCAAGTGTAATAACTGAAACAGACATGCAGAGCAATGGATTGTATATTAGTGAAGCTACATTTAGGCCATTTATATATCAACAACCCTGTGTCTGGGCAGGACAAGCAGGCATTGTTAAGCAATTAAATGATTGGGGATTTAAGACCTGGTCTTGGTTAGCAAGTGAAGATTATGATAATTGTCATTATATGATTGACAGATTAAATATGTGCAAGGATAGTTTAATAGAAATGATATCAACAAGTAGAGATAAAAAAGTTTTAGAACGTATACACGAACAAAATATCTATAACTGGAATCATCTACAGAATAAATTTGTGGAAGACCAAAGAACTAGATTTATTAAATTGTTAAATGATATTGTAAATAAATAACATAGGAGTAAATGGTGATTTTATTAACAGGTGCAAATGGATTTATAGGAAACTATTTGCGTAATAATATAGACTGTATCACAGTTGACTATGAAAACTGTGACTTCAATGGAGATTTAAATGACTGGAATTTTATTCAGAGTTTGCCAGATGTTGATACAGTAATACATTTAGCCGCGTTTAATAGTACAAAGAATTTTTATAGTACGCCGTTTAGTGTAATAGATAGTATTATAACTCCTACAATGAATTTATTAAAGCGTTACACTAATGCTCACTTTGTATATGCCGGAAGTAGTGAAGGATATGCTGGTACTGTAAATTTGGGTTGGACTGAACCACCCACACCAGAAAATGTTCCTCTAACAATAGAAGACATAACTAATCCACGTTGGAGTTATGCTAGTGGTAAGATTGCAATGGAGAGTGCAGTAATCAGTAATAGCGTACAAAATGGGAACACATATACTATTATTCGTTTTCATAATATATACGGGCCTGGACAAAAGAATCATTTTATTCCAGAGTTTGTAGATAGAGTACGCAATAAAGATTTTGTTCTATATGGATATGATAACACTCGTAGCTTTTGCTATATTGATGATGCAGTAGACTTAATAACAAAAGTATATAATACTAAAAATGAGATTATTAATATTGGTTCTCCAGATGAGAATAAAATAATAGATGTAGCTCGTGTTATTATGTCGCAACTAGAATTAGATAATGAGAAATTAGAACTACATCCAGACCCACCTGGTAGTACACGAAGAAGACTACCAGACTTAACTAAACTGAATAGTCTTGTTACTGACTTTCAGTACACACCGTTAGAAGAAGGAATAAGGAGAATATTAAATGGTATTAAAAACTAGCGACAACATGATTGGCCAGAAAGCATGGGCTATTGGAGATATGGTAAATGGCACACCAAGTCTTGTAATGATTATTTGTAACCACTGTCCTTATGTATTATTTAGAATGCCAGCAATATCACAGTTAGTTAAAGATTATAATGACAGAGTATATTGCATAGCAGTGAATAGCAATGATAGTAGCAAGTATGAAGAAGATGCTCCAGAGCTTATGCCAGAGTTTAAAAACAAATATGGTCTTGCATGTGAATATATGTTTGACGAAGATCAAAGTATAGCACGTGCATACGGAGCAGTATGTACTCCAGAGTTTTATGTAGTTAACAGCGAAGGCATTATAGTGTATCATGGCGAACTAGACGCAAGTCATACAAGCAATGACTTAATGCCCACAGGCAGTAGTTTACGTCATGCATTAGATTTAACTCTTGCTGGAAAAGAAATTACATGGGATGTAAATCCAAGTTTTGGTTGTAGTGTAAAATGGAAAGCATAATGGAAAGACAAAGCCGTAAGTATAAAAATGATTATAGAGATTTGAGTTATCGTTGGCAAGACGAACTTAAATCTATAGACAACGAAGAATGGAAAAAAGAAATTGCATACAACTGTAGTCCATTTACTGTTACGCAATTGCCAGCAGTTTTAGATTTAATAGATACAGTTGAAGATATTATATTAAATGACATACCAGGAGACTTTGTAGAATGCGGAGTCTTTATGGGCGGCAGTTGTATGATCATAGCTGAGGTTTTAAAACATTATAATGTTAATCGTACTATATGGCTTTTCGATACATTTGATGGAGTACCTATGCCGAGTGAACATGATGTTACTCCTGAAGGCGAAAGTTTAAAGGATTGGTATAAGAATAAAAAATTAGATACTAATAATAAAAGCACATGGTGTTATTCTGCATTAGATGATATAAAAGAAAACTTTACAGAATGTAATTATAAAGGTGATACAAAATTTATAATAGGCAAAGTAGAAGATACTATACCTAATAATGCTCCTGATAACATTTCTCTTTTAAGAATAGATGTTGATCTTGCAGAGTCAACAAGACATGTATTAGATCATTTGTATCCAATACTAGTTACAAACGGGCATTTAATTTTAGATGACTATGGACATTTTCCTGCTGTTAAAGAAACAGTAGATGATTATTTTAAAAATGATCCTAAGACATTACAAGAAATTACATATACAGTTAGGCATATAATAAAATGAAAATAGGATTAATAGGATTAGGTGTTGTAGGCAAAGCCTGTAAAGAAGGCTTTGAACATTGTGGCTACAATGTAGTTGCACACGACATAGCACTTGATACAAAAATAGAAGATGTATTAGAAACTGAGATTACATATCTTTGTGTTCCTACACCTACTAATGACAAAGGCGAATGTGACACTAGTATTATTGAAAGTGTTATTCATGAGTTAAGGCAGTTAAAATATAAAGGCGTTATAGCAATTAAGTCAACTGTTGAGCCTGGAACAACAGCAAGGTTAATAAAACAGTACGATGATAAAATTGTATTTGTTCCTGAGTTTCTTAAAGAACGTAGTGCAGAATATGATTTTATATTTGACCACAGACTGTTATTAGTAGGAACAGAAAACGTAAACTATTATTATCTAGTACAGCGTTCACATGGTAAGTTACCAGATGACATAATGAGAGTGCCACCAACAGAAGCAGAACTAATGAAATACTATCACAACACATTCAATGCATTACGTGTAGTATTTGCAAATGTAATGTTTGAGATAAGTGATAAACTTAATGTGTCATATGATACAGTGAAAGAAGCATTTTTAAAGAACAGCGATTTACCTGATGAGTACCTTGATGTTAAACCTGAACTGCGAGGATACGGTGGTGCTTGTTTACCTAAAGATGTTTTAGCAATGAACAACGCATGTAAAAAATTAGGAATACCAAACAAGTTGTTTGAGTATATTGATAAAGAAAATAAACTATTTAAGAAAACAGTATTCAAAGGAATGAGACTATAGTGAGTTATTTAGAAGACAATAAAGAAAATGTATATTTTAATAATGATGCTAATCTGTTTTGGGGGGTCATAGAACATTTTAGACACAGTGATAATAACCGTCTTTGTATCGATATTGGCACATTTTATGGAGGCTATGCAGAGAGATATGTATCTTTATTTGAAAACGTAGTTTGTTTTGAAGCTAATTATTATATTGAAAAAGATTTAAGAAATAGAATGGCTAAAACAAAACATGATAATTATAAAATTTATATGAATGGACTAGGCAAACCCGAAGACCATAACACTGAAAAGTTGTTCTATGCAGTTACTTGGGCGCCTCCTCACAATACACGTTGGAGTGGCATCAGCAGTTACAAAAGCGATCACTTCACAAACTGGCCCGAGAAAGAAGTGAACATAACTGAAATTACTACTACGGTTAGGACATTAGATAGCTATAACCTAGCACCTAGTTTTATTAAAATGGATGTAGAGAATTCAGAATCAGATGTTATTATGGGTGGAATAGAAACTATATCAAAGCATAAACCCACACTACAAGTAGAAGGCAAAGGAAGTATAGAATTAATAAAAAGTTTAGGATATCGTTTAGTAGCTCAACGAAAATGTCATGGCGCACTACACGATAATATATATGTATATGGACAAATGTAAAATACTTACAGCAGATTTATTTGAAGATGAAAGAGGAACTACTCGTAGTTTCTATCCTGACGAAGATATTGTAGAGTATAATCTAATGATTACTAAAAAGGGCGATGCTCGTGGTTATCATTATCACCCACACTTTGTTGAGTATATGATTATAGTAGATGGTGAATGTTTGTTTAAAGAGTACAGCGATAGTATACATGAAACAGTGCTAACCGAAGGCGACAGTATACGTATACCTAGTGGCACAGCACACACGTTTATAGCATTAACAGACTTTAAGTTTGTTAGTATGCTTACAAAAAGGTGGCACGATAGCGACCCGCCAATAGTAAAGGTAGATGAATATGGCAAACCCATTTGATACAGTACATAAGTTTGAGAGAGTAGTTGCAGATTATTCTGGTGCTCCTTATGCTATTGCTACTGATTGTTGTAGTCATGCTATATTCTTAAGTGCAATATACTACAAACAAAAACACGGAACATGCACAGTTACAATGCCCAAGAACACATATGTAAGTGCGCCTGTGCAAATGATACACGCTGGATTTGATGTAGAGTTTGTAGACAAACAATGGTCAGGTGTGTATAAGATTAACCCAACAAACATTATAGATGGTGCTCCTAGGTTTACATATAATATGTATATCAAGGGAAGTTATCATTGTTTAAGTTTTCAATTTAAGAAAATATTAAGCACAGGCAGAGGCGGAATGATACTAACAGACGATGAAGAGTTTTATGAGTGGGCTCAACGTGCAATACACGATGGAAGAGATATGAGTATACCATATGAAGAAGATACTGTTACTATGCTGGGCTATCATATGTTTATGACTCCTGAAGTTGCACAAATTGGATTAGATAAGATGAGAACTATGCCACGTATCAATAGTGATGTTGCAACCAACAACACTTATCCTGATATTAGTTATATAAAAGATTTCAAATGAGAATACATTTTAAAAGTGGAATAGTAGAAATAGAATTACTAGACAACGAGTTTGTAACACAATGGCACAACACTGTTAGCAAACTACAGCCTATAGAAACTTGGAATGAAAACTTAATTCCAAAAGTAACTATTAGTGATGAAGAAGTTTTTCGTATACGTTCTACGTATGTACCAAAGTTTAATGCTCATGTTAAAGAATTAAAAGACAAATATGGTTTAGAGTTTCCAGGAGAAATGGAATTAAATATGAAACAAGAGCGTCTTAATTTATTGCACAAGTGGGTAACACACGGTGCATTTACAAAGACTAATTGGGATTTGCCAAATGCTACTGTAGAAGATATTAATAACAGTAAATGGAATCATTGGCAAGACTATAACTTCGCAACTGATCATGAACCAGAGTTTGAAGTTCCTGTAGATGCTATTGATGACATTACACATATATTATTTGAAATGAACTGTGATATACACTGGTATGAAGAAACAATTACAAGTCCTAGAGTACAACAATTATATGATTGGGGTTACAATTATAATGATGGTAACCATATTATACAACGATACACTAGTGGTGCAGACAGAGCATTTGATGTAGTTGATATACCTAACGAGTATAGAAAGTTATGTACATATGACACAGAGCCAGACTTATGGTTACCATTTGCAGTTCTAGGAAAAGAATATTATACGTGTTGGGTTAATATGGATAACCCTAGCCAGTTTGATATAACAAACATTGATAAAACATATTGTCCAGGTTGGGAATTACAACCTAATGCGTTTACTAATAAAGTATTAGCACATGATGAGTTTCAATATTGGTTAACACAGCACGGCGTGCCAACGGATGCATTTTGTATTGCTAAGATGCCATTAGGAAAATGTATTAATAAAGAACAATTAAATTTTAATCAAATATTATTAGAGCCAGTACAACATGTTGAATGGTAAGAAAAACATTGTAATAGTAACGCCTGCTAGAAGCGGAAGTAGTTGGCTAGTCAGTTCGTTTGGTAGAGAAAATTATAACGAGCAACCTCTTAGTCTAAGTGAAACAAACAATGATAAGAAACTAAGTTTACAACAAAGAATAGATATACTAAACTCTAATAAGCCTTTTGTAACAAAAGTGTTTACTGATGAAATGATTGACTTGGAATTATTAAAGGATGATGATGTTGAATTTATATGGTTGTATAGACGTAACCTTGTTGAACATTTTTTAAGCAATGTACTTGCTTGGCGAACACAAGTGTTTAATGTACACCAGCACGAATGGTACTGGCCTCCTACAACACTTAATATAACAGATGATGATTTAAATATATATGAGAACATTGTTAAGTGTCAAAAGAAAGCATATAAAAAATACAAGGATTGGTTTACATATGAAATTGCATACGAGGATTTGTTTACTAACAATCCGTGGAATTTCAAATCAACAGACGACAAGACTGTTAAGTTAAATCATTATTCAGATGAATGGATTGCGTTAGCAACTAATAAACTACAAGAGAGAAATATAATATGAGACAAGTAAAAAAAGTAAACGTATGCCGTAGTTGTGGTTACGATAACATGCCTACAGTATTTGATATGGGTGACTTAAAAATTAATGCATTTATGAAAGAGCCTAACACTGATGTAGGTACTGCACCACTTACACTTGTGCATTGTCCTGAGTGTGACTTAATACAACTAGACCATACAGTACGTGAGCAAGAGTTATATGAAAACTATTGGTACTTGTCAAGACTAAACAAAAAGATTGTTGACAATTTAGAAAGCATTACTAAAGCAGTAACTATTAATGACGGAGATATTGTACTAGACATTGGTGCTAATGATGGAACCCTATTAAGTTTTTATCCTGACACAGTTACTCGTGTTGGATGTGATCCTGCTAAAAATATTCATAACGAATTAGTTAAGCATACTGACATTATGATACCAGACTTCTTTAATTGGGATAACTGGATTAGACATGTAGGTTTAACTCGTCGTGCTAATGTAATTACTACAGTAGCTATGTTCTATGACTTAGACGATCCTAATGCATTTGTGCAAGACATTGTTCGTGTATTAAGTAAAGACGGTGTGTGGCTATGTCAACTTATGACGGCTCGTCCTATGCTAGACAGTAACGACCTTGGAAATATTATACACGAACACATAGAGTATTACAGTTACAAGAGCTTAGTAACATTAATGGAAAGACATGGGCTTGAGATATATAAGGTACGTGAGAATGATATCAACGGAGGTAGCTATCAGTTATTCATTAGACATTACAATACTGGCAGTGTAGACTTCCAAGAAGATATTAGTAGTGAACGTATCAGTGCTTGGGCAGATAACATTGCAACGAATCGTACAGACACTATGGAGTTTATTCATAGAGAAGTTGCTAATGGTAAAAAGATTTACATAATGGGTGCTAGTACTAAAGGCAATACTATTATGCAGTACTATGGATTAGATAGTGATACTATTACTGGAGCGGCTGAAATACATCCAGACAAGGTTGGAAAGTATTTAGTAGGAAGTAGTATTCCTATTGTACACGAAGATGATGCAAAGAAAGATGCAGACTATTTTCTAGTGTTCCCATTTCATTTTAAAGAATTATTTGTAAACAAGATTATGAAAGACTGGATAGCTGAAGGTGGACAACTAATATTCTGCACACCAAAGTTTGAGGTAGTTGGTAATGAGTAAAATAGTATTAGCCACAGGTGGGTTTGATCCACTGCATGGTGGACACATAGAATACTTTGAAGCGTCTAAGAAGTTAGGTGACAAACTAATTGTAGGTATTAATTCTGATGAGTGGT